ATGTAAACTATCCAATTAAACAGAAGCCAACCATAAAATAAGCTGGGTTCAGTAAGATAATAACTCATTTGCGGCATTTGTTCTGTTTTGCTAGCACAAAGTTTGCACAGATCTTCATAATACATATCCTCAGCACTACCATAAATTGCGATACAGCAAGCTGTAAGCATAGGAAGCGTTATATTCCAAGAGCAAGAAAAGCCTTGAATGTGCCGTGCAATACAGAACACAAGAATTATTGAATAAAGGATTATTACTATTGTCATGCGGGAACCTCCGTTACATAGCATCGAGTAAGGTAGTTTTGTCGCGTATTTTGGTAGACCTTATGCGCTTTAATAGTGCCGCGCACATTATATATCATGCCCTGTTCCAGGGTTCGCGCGCTTGTAACCCAGACAAACTCATTGCCTTCCTCATCAACCATAATGTGCATAGTACTGGGCGAATAATCACCCTCAAGAGGTATTGTGCGCTTTACGGCGAGAGTGCGCTCAATGCGATCACCTTCTTTACCAACAAACTGCGAGGTGGAGGGAGGGTAGATTAATTCATTAACTGCCGCAAGCACTGCTGAATCCGGTAAAAGTGTATTATCATCTTTAGCCACTTTTGCCCAGAGGAGTTGTTTAGGTTCAACGCAAGTAGGAATGTCTTGCGGCAATTCATCAGTTGATACGATATACCAACCAAAAAGTTTATGGAATCGCGCAATGCTCATGCGGAACCATTCAAGCGCCGCATAGGTATCTCCTGAAAAGATAGTGATATAACCTTTGGTAAAACCAAGCACTTCTTTAAGAGATTTCGTTGAAGAGCTCTGTGTTTGTGGGGCTGCATCGCCCCACAAACGCATAAACTCCTTTTCAGAATAAGCCCGCACTTGTTTTTCTATTCCACTCTTGGTACGAACCTTTACATACATGCGGCCATTAATTGTATAGGGTTCACCTATTTGCTCTAAATTTTGGTAGGATTTTGCAACTAGCGCACTCATAATTTTATCAACTCCTTACTCTTTCATAGCTGGCGCAAGACAAATCTATCAGAACGTTAGTATAAGTCTTAGGTACATTAAAGTATTCATATATTACTATGCTGGCTTTTTCTACGGTCGGAGTTACCCAAGGCTTATCACGATTGGTGTCAAGGAACAAGCGGTGAGCTCCAAAAGCATCAAGGGGTTCGCCATTCAAGTCAACAAAGAGATCCTCAACGCGGAGCTCTTCGTCAAATTCTTCCTGATAAGCGCAAGCGAGGTCAAGGAAGTCTATAACAGGGGTGTTCATAGTCTTGTAAATCATTGCATCTTTTCTCCTTTTTTCTTTATGTATATATAATACTATATTTTTTATAAAAAATAAAAGAAGAATTACTTGCGGGAGCTTATCGCCGCAAGTAATTCAAATTAAATTCTACTTCTTTAAGTTCTTCTACTACATGGTTTTCACGCAAACAATAGAAACTTATTGCAATAATTGCACAAAGTGGTATAATATGCGGCCGCAATGTTAAAAATTACGGCAATAGTGGGGATGCGGCGGACATACCGACCGTGCACCCCCAAAACGCCATTTTCAAGAATATCCATTTTTGATAGAGTTTTTTTCGTTTATTATTCATATTTACCAACTTACTGTTACAAAATAGAGACATTCATTAGAATCTGGATAAGTGAGTTCTTTGCGAATTTTTTGAGTTTTATATCCAAATTCTTTAAGTATATTAGTTATATTATTACAATCTTCATCAGTCCAGTATGCAACTCTTAATTTATCATGAAGAAAATTAAGACATATTTCTGTTCTATCTTGACCTTTAGCAGCGGCACTATCTATCTCTTTTAGAACTATATTAAAATAATTTTTATTAGCTTTTTCCATCATTTCATGAGCGTAATGCATAATATTTTAATCTCCTTTTTTATTATATATATTATATATAATTTTTTTATTATTGTCTAATATTATATATTATTCTAATCTCATTTGCAAACGGTGAGAAGAATTCCTCGCGTCGATAAGTATAGCCATTGCGACGCAACCATAGCAGTAATTGCGTGAGAGCATCTGACCCTTCGGCAAATTGAGGGTCAAGCGCCATTGGCATTAAAGGGTATTCTACTTGACCCATCTCACGAGCGCAGATTAAAGCGTTTTCGATGGTTTTTATTGCGTCTTTTTTTGTTTGATTAAATTTCTTATTGCGCTTGCGCAAGGTGAGCTCTGCACTCCTTTCTCTTTCTTGACGGAAACAAAATTTTTTGTTATAATAAATATATAAAATCTTGCCGTGGGGGGTAAAAGTAATTAATGTATTTGCTTGAAATTTTAGCTGGCGTAGTAATAGCCTTGGGGTGCGTATGTTCGGATTGCGCCTAGCGTGCGCAAGTTGATTCATTATTAAGTGTATTTGTGCGCAGTATGTTAGTCTATACGGGTACCGCGCTTGAAACAATAATGTATGTTTTTGCATTTTTAGTTTGCGGGTTCACGCACTCTTTTTACTTTTGGATTAGCGTGCTGCTGTTTGCGCTATTAATTGCCGCAGTTGGCAATACCCGCAACCTTAAATTCTTTTCAGCTGTTTTCCTCAATTATCATATCTTCAAGATTTACATTGGGGAGTTCTGGAAGAAAAACTATGCCACCATCTCGGAGAGACGATAATTTAAGTTCATAAAGATCTTCTGGGTCATAAAATTTTTCGAGTTGAGACATTGCTTCAGCATAGCTATCATCTGCAACTATACCATGGTCAGTGTATTCTTTATATTCATCCTCCATGTTTTTGAGAATGTATTTAGCAGTATAGAAAAAAGTTTTCATAGTGTATTCCTTTCTTATATTGTAAGTGTGAGGTTTGCGAGTTTTAAGATTTATGGTATACGTTCGTAGATCAAAGAAATCGGTTATTTTTGTAAATTCCATTTTTTCTTATATTGTGAGCATAGCTCAACGAGACTTCGTAAAAGATTGCCGCAATTTGAATAGGTTGGCAAGAGTCAAAGAAACACAATTTACCATTGATAAGATTGACAGTGTTATAATTTGGTATGTTTGTGTTAATCTTCATATAATAGCTTTGAAAAGCCATATTGTCAATAGCAAAAGTTTCTCCATAGCCTATGTCAGAAAAACGAGTGCGGTCAGCAGTGTTATTAACAAAGATGTCTGAAGGACAATCTACATCTACTGGAATTACAAGATCATCGGGATTCCAAGAGCCATAATAGCCGTTTGAAAGATTGACGAAAGTGTTTTCTGACAATTTCATAAAATAGAAGTTTTTTGTGGAATTAGGCTCTATGAAAATTGCAGTGGGATCAAGTTCTGAGAATTCAACTTGCAATGGAGTGCTTTTTGAAACAAAGTTAATCATTTAGGTTCCTCCAAGAGATGGCGTAGATTGCGGTAGTAGCGCAAGGTGAGAATTGGATTGTTTTTCATGGGCTTCGCCCCTTTCTTTTTTTGTGAAATTCTTTTCTTTTTCTTTATATATATATTATAATATAAAATTTAATAAAAATAAAAGGGAAACTATATGTTTCCCTTTTATTTTATTTATTGTTGTTGTCAACTTCGTTGTCAACGGGTTTTTCTTCTGCGGAGTTAGCTTCTGCGGAACAAGGTTTCGCAGTAATCGGTTTCGGGTTGCCAATTAAAACGGCCGAGGAACCCACTTCTTCCACAAGAAGCTTAGAGATTTTATTTTTATCGGAGCGGAACGTTCCAACAATGTTAGCTACTGCGTCCGCATAATCGGCTCCCGCAACAATGCCATTGCAGAGGAGAGGAGTATTTTCTTTTATGGAGCTTTCTGCGCCTGTGGCGCAGAATTCAAAGCTAAAATTATAAAGTTCAGTCATTGTACAATTATTTCCTTTATTATTTATTATGTATATATTATAAGATATTTTTTGGAGAAAGTCAAGAATAAAATGCAAAGCTTGAATCCAGTAGACAAAAGAAAAAGGTTTGCGGAAATTGCGGCTTTATATAATCACAAAAAGAGATTGGCGTCAAGCAGTTTCGTATAGATTGCGTACAGTTTGCGGAATTGTTAGAGGAGAAGAATTGTCGCCGTGAGTTTTAATTAATTGTTCAAACTGCGTTTGAACAATTATAAAACATCACAGCGCTTTTGGGGCTATCGCCCCAAAAGATAAATATATTATAGTATATTTTTTTAGAAAAGTAAAATTGTGCGAGCGGTAGCTCGCAAAGTAAAATTGTGCGAGCGGTAGCTCGCAAAGTAAAATTGTGCGGCTTTTTGGACAGAAGTTATTTATACATTAAAAAGATTCTTGTAGTCTAATAGAGGCCTCTTGATTGTAACTATGTTTGTCATACCCATATATTATAATAGACCTGACAAACATAGTTACAATGAGCCCGTTGAGGTTGGTACATTATAATAAAGGAGTATAAAATTTATGGTTATTGAAACAAGTCATTTTTATGTGTTTAAAAAAGAGTTTTGTAAAATGTTAAGAATACCGGATAATCAAGCAGACAGACGATTGAATGAATTATTAGATTGGTTAACTAATTTTTTTGATTTTGATTTTTATAAAGGTCATCCTAATCGAATTTTTATTAAAGAAGTATATGGGGATTATTAGCCTTTACCAAAAAGACCTCCAAGGCAAGATGCTTTAAATTAGTTAAAAAAAGAACGATATGATGAATATACTAAAAATCAGTTTAATAAAAATATTTATGAACCTAATAGTATAATGAGAGTTGCTCGAAATGCTAGAGATGAGTTTGGCGAGGAAGAGTTTGGCCACACTAATGTTGAGGCTGTAGCACGCAGGTATGTAAAAGAATCTTTTTATAAGTATGGTGAAAATAATAATCATTTTATTTGGGTTGATTATTATGATTATTAGCCTTTATCTGATGAATTATTGCTTGCTTGGAAGGAAATTAGAAGACAAGAGAATATCGATGAAGAAGAAGCTGCAAATGCTTTTTATGCTCAAGAGAATGGTGAAGATATTTCTAAGTAGAAGAATGCTTATAAAGTAGCTTTAAGAAAGTTTAAAGAGCGATATGGTATTATTCCGGTTTGTGTTAAAGAATGGCGATTAAAGAGAACAGATAATTAAAAAATTCAATTAGGTATCAGCGTGGAGTGAAATAAAAAAAAATAGAAAATTGGGGAGGTGTAGTGACAGATCCCTTACTCCAACACCACATTTATTTTATCGAACCCGTTATCATATTATCTTCCTCCTGGGCTTGTGCGCCAAGTTTACAATTTGATAAAAATATGTTATTATATATATAATGAAAAAAAAAATCAAATTTTGATTTCAAAACTGAAAATTCAATTCAAAAAACGAAATGAAAACTCCATTCTAAAATTCTCATTTTGAAACAAATTAAAACAGTTGTGTTAGTTGTTCTATTTTTTTACACCGGAAGAAAAGGAACACATTTCTGTGGGCTTGGCCCACATTTTTTTATACTCCTTTGGGCACGGATTAAATATTTTTTTATATAAAGTAGAAAAATATGACAAGTTTAATTATCTTGTCAGAGTTGTAATGAAAAATGGCCTCTCTATAAGACATATAGAGGTGCCAAAAAATATTACAACTTTTTCTTGACTATTAGAGGAAAGGAGGATATTTATACTATGAAATTATAGTTAGGAAAAATGAAAACTCAAGAATTGGCTGCTTGGTTTGGTGTATCGTTCGGTCATTTTAGAAATTCATCAGTGAAATTCTATGAAAAGCTTTCTCATTTTTGCGAATATGAAAAAGTTTATGGTGGTGTTATTATAAATGAAATATACCAAGATACTTATGAAAGAAACTTTGATGCAAGAACTGAATTATTAATTATTGATGAAGTATTGCGTTGTGCCAAAGAGAATGATAGTCTTGGAACTATAAGTGGTATGGCACGTTTATTTATGCTTTAGAATTACTTTACTAGTGAAAGGACTGCTAAAAGAATAATATCAAAAATTTTAGTTAAATTATTTGGTATAACTAAAGATGATGATAGTTATGGTGAAATAGGTAGTCGTGATTATATTTGGGGCATTAAACTTGATGATTATGATCATTATCGTCTTATGACTGGAGATGAAGTAATTTTATTTGATCAAATTATTACAGATTTCTATTCGCGCAGTCCTGATATAATTAAAAAAGCCGCATTATTAGCTGATGCAGTATATCAAGGCGAAATGAGCCCAGAAGAATTTTTTGGATTAATGCAAGCTGATGAACATGATTATTTGTCTTTTAGAAGCTGTATTAGACGTTTCCTTGAAAAAACTGGCTGTATTGTTGCACGCACAACTCGATTCCAAATATTTATAACATACTTAGAATCATATCGTGAAAAGCTTAAAGCTATTTTAAAAGAAAATTAATAGCATTGTGTTAAAAAGGTTGCGGAAGGCAATAAAGCCTTCCACTTCCTTTTTAACGAAGTTAATAAAAACCAAGCATTTTCATTAGGCGGCAAATTATATCTGGGCATTAAAAAATTTTTGGGCGTAAGGCAAAAATTGGATAATGCCTTGCCGCATTTTCCTTTTCCCTTTTGATTATAATATTATTATACAATATATTTTTATAAAAATAAACTGAAGCCGCGGCGGATTTAATTTGAAAGCGCGCAATTTGACAAGAAAATTTTTTTTCTTTCCTTTTGGAATTTTTGCTTTTTTTTAATATTATAACATATTTTTTATAAAAAATCAAAAAATATAAAATGATTGGGTGGTGCCGGGGCGGAATAAAGATAAAATAAAAAAGCTGAGGATGCGTGAGCACAACTCAACTTTTATGGGAAAATAGATGCATATGAGGCGAGCCGCTGGATTGAGCAAAAAATCGCCATATGAGGTTTGCGGGGGAAATACCGGAGCCTAACAACCGGCTCCGGGACGCTGAAACTTAATTACAGGATTTTTTAGTTGGGGCACTTGAACCGCACTTGCGCAGAAAAAAATTTACAAGTCCTAATTAAACTGAAATTCTGGTCGCCATGGCCAAGGGCGACCAGCTGAAAAAAAATAGGGGGTTATTCCCCTATGAGCCATTTTTTCAACAGTTCTGCGCATTCATAACAGTCAATCCCTTCATTGTCTCTTTCGCAATCAAAAGTTAAAGGGCAACAAGCGCAATCATTGAATGATTCTACAAAACTTTGCAAAATAGTATCAAGTCTGTTTTCATTTACCTGCATATTATCAAACCTCCTTTTGATGATATTATTATAGCACCAATAAATTTATTTGTCAAGCCCCCGCACGCAAAAATATAAAAAAAGAAGGGATTTTTTTCCCTCCCTTTTGGCTTTACAAAGCTGAATATAACGCGATATATAAGGCAATCTACTATTATCATCTTCCAGATTGAAAAGAGCTTCTGTTAAAATCTTAACGCCTTTCTTATCCAACTTAAAATTATTCTTATATAATCCTCCATAATATTCACCTTACGCGCGGGGGATTTTACCCCCGCGTTTTCCTTTCTTAAAATTCCGGTATTTTAATCGTGTAAGTTTTTCTAATTGTAACTTCTACACGTTCGGGAACCTGTTTACAGACAAATCTGTCATTTCGCACATATTCCCCGATTTCTTCATCTTGCCAACGCTGGCGCGTTTTATCCTCAAAGCGCAATGTGTTATATTTGCTTAACGGCAAATGCCACAAATAAACAAATTCGCGCTTGCCTATTAGCTTATGTTTATCGGCTTTGCGATAGTTGCGAGTGTGTTCAACTCTGCGCCGCTCAAGATTGTTAGTCGTGCCGACTTTAAGAATAAAGTCATCATTTTCATCAAGGTAACAGCCCACATAGAGAAATTCTTTTTCATTATTCATCTTTTTTCTTCCTCTTTTGGATTAGATTTATTTCATAAGAATTTCCCTCATAGTCAAAGATGACTTGGCGTTCTTCGTTCGTGACTTGGAGACTTTCGACCTTTGCGTTCAGCATTTCCGCAATTAGCGCAATTAATTCAGCCTTTGCGCCGTTTTTCTTTCTTTCGCGCTTCTGGAATTTGTAATTTGTTCCGGTTTGCTTTTTGTGGTCGCAATTAGTCATTTTTTTAGCAACCTTCTTTTGATCCGGTGTTAAGTCGTACTCCGTAGGCTTGCCATGTTCGACCGCTTCATCATAGGCCATAACTTCGCGGGCTTCGGCTTCGCTTATGTCCAGCGTTTTCATTAGATTTTCAAGTTTCGCTTTTTCTTGTTCTTTGGTCAATGGCTCTCAAACCTCCTTTTGGAGGAAAAGGGGCAAAACCCCTTAACCTTCCAAACCTTCCTTGGCTTCATCGCTCAGCGTAAAATGCGCCTTACGCTTAACCTCAGTGCGAATGACGATGCCCTCATCCTTCAACTTTTTTACAAGCTGGTTTATACGGGAATGGGTTATGCTATCATCATCAAGAGCCTTGACTACTTCGGTAATAGTCATACCATCCTTGGGAGCGTGAAACAGAATAGCCTTGATGCGCTCGGTAAGGATTTCGTTTTCTTCCTGATGGGCAGTAGGCTTGCGAGTGCTTGAGCTCTTGCGGCTTAGCAGTTCAATTTCATGTTCAATGCCTGCAACAAGGTCAGGACGAGAAACAACTTCGCTCAGGGTCAGCAGTTCGGTAAACATTTCTTTCTTAGTCATAGTATCAACTCACTTTCTGGTTTTTAAGTGTGTCCTTCACTTAATAGTGATGCCCTTGGGAGTAGAACCCTGCTCCCTTGGAACGATTATAGTATACACCATAATGCCGTTGGTGTCAACAGTTTTTTGGAAAAAATGAAAAAGTCAAGGGAAAGTTTTTTACAAACTTTCCCTTGAAAATTATGTTAATTATTTTCAATAGCTCACCGGATATTCATTACCCCTATATTCACCATAAATATATTCATTGTTATAACAATCATAAGCGCAAATATAATTGTTACTTTTCCAATCATCATCATAATAATCTCCAAGGGTTTGCAAATACGTTTTCACTTCTGCGGGAATCCCATCGGCGGGTTTACGATTAACGAATTTTTTTTCGATAATAAATTCTCCGGTATTTTCTGACCAATAACCAAGCACCATTCCCCTTTCCATGTTGTCGGGATTATCCCATTCCCTTATACACTTGCCGATGTTGCCATTTTTTTCAATTTCATAAACTTCCATTGGGAACATACCATTGAATGCCTTCCAATTCTCAGTTATGCAAATAGGTGTGCGGTCTACATCACACTCGTATTGATCATTCAGCTCCCTACACTTTACAACAAGATACTTTTTCATTTTCATCAATTCCTTTCATTTTTTAGTATACCTTATTTTATCATAAGGGGCTGAGCTTGTCAACCCCTTTATTACAAAATGGTTAATCCACTTTTTCCCATTTATTTTTCTTATCGTTCCATTTGTATAAGGTATAGCCATAATCTTCATCGTTTTCATAGGCCGGATTAGATACAGTTTACATCCATCATTATTACTTATTGTAAAACTTGGCGTATAATAATCATCTGGATCTAATGTCCCTTGTAATATCAAGCCTGAATCTATTGCTTTTTGAATGGTATTGGCAAAATCGCGCGCGATCTCATAAGCTTTAGTATTGCGCCGCAGTTTCAGTTCATCTTGAACAAGGTTCAAATATTTATGGAGATCATGGGCGCGCCCGCTTCAACGTTTATTCGTTCTCGTATTTCTACGCGCCCCAGCTCATCAATTCGCCTTACTTCAAACATTTTTTAACCCTCCAACATTGTTATGGTTTCATCGCCGCTGGTAATTTCTGCGCATTGATAATTACCATTATCTATATCACAGCTAAGAACGTAGCCATAATTTTTTCTAATGTAATCCTTGACGCGCTCATAATCTTCTTCGGTTGCAATTCCGCTCTTATCCCAATTTTCTTTACAGTTGTCCAGCATCAGCGGCGCAATAACTGCATAAGGAACTTCAACATCCACATTCTCAATCTTACAAATCTGCAAAGTAACTTTCATTTTTTTAATCTCCTTTTTCTCTTATCTTTTGGAGAACCCCCTTGTCCTCCTGACATTATGTAGTATACACCATTTCGTTTATAAAGTCAATACTTTTAGGAAAAAAATGTTTGTCTAAATTTTCACAATTTTTCGTTAAAAAATTACCAGAGATTCTATATTGACAAAATTCTCGCCGGTCTCATCTGAGAGCGGCGAGTTGAATGTCAAGAGGTAATTTTTGTAACAATTTTGTAACAATTATAAAACTTTGCGATAAATTCTCATGATTTTTTTAATAAAATAAGAATTATTATCAAGGTTTTCAACTCAAATTATTACAAATTCGTAACAATTTATGTAATAAATTAAAAAATAAAAGCCCCTTGCGGGCTTTTGTTTTTATTTTCGCGGACAACTCAAAGTTATTTTATATTTTACATTATCCAACAGGAAAGAAAATTCTCTTTCCACGTTTGTAATTTCCAGCTTTTCCGCGCCTTTATTCTCAAGCATTTGCGCCAATGCCGCAATTATTTCTTGCTTTGCCGCATTAGCTCTTCTTTCTCTCTGTTGGAATTTATAGCTTGTTTTTGTGCGCGTAATTGTCATTTCCTTGGCAATTTTTTTTTGTTCTGCGCTCAATTCGCCCAGCTTTTCCCCTGCGTCTATACGCCTATCATAGTCTAACACCTCTTTTGCCTCTGCCTCTGAAATTTGCAACGTTTTCATTATCTGCTGGATTTGTGGGGAGCTTGCGTTCCCCACGTTTTTGCGTTGATTCATGCTTACTGCTCAATCGGCTTGTGCTCAACTCCTGCGGCGAAAAAGTACGCCTTGCGCTTGACTTCTTCGCGCTCAATCGTTCCGGCGTCCTTGGCCTTCTTGATAAGCTGATTCAATCGGGAATGGCTCAAATCTGCTATGTCCAGCATCTTGAGAATTTCTGTTACTGTGCGGCCTTCGCCATCACTCAAAATCTCAATGACACGGGCGATTATTTTGTCACCTTCTTCCTGCTTTGCCGTGGGCTTGCGCGTTGCGTTCTTGCGGTTCAGCAGGTCAAGCTCATGTTCCAGCCCGGCTACAAAGTCGGGGCGCGCCTGAATGGTAGGCAGATTCAGCAGAGCGGTGAACAGTTCCTTTTTGGTCATAGTATCAACTCACTTTCTGGTTTTTTTGACTGTCCTTGTCATTTTTTATCTGAAGGGCATTTCCTGCCCTTCAGCTTACGACTTATTATAACATGGGGGGCGTGGTTTTGTCAATAGGTTTTTTTAACTATTGAACAACTTTTTTTGCATTTTTTTGTGCTGACGCATACAATGAACAAAAATGCGCGTTTCTATCTCGACATCTTCAAGCCCTGTATGACTTTCAACAAAGTCATTATTGCCGCTAATATATTTGTACAGCACTTCTGCCGAACATTGCGGCTGATTGTTTTTAGTCAAGTAGCCATTTTCTTGACAAAAACGCTTATAAGTTTTTTGCTTTGCAATGGTACTGCGTGCCATGCGAACGGTATCATGCCATTCTATACCCTTGGGCAGAAAATAGCGGTATTTGCTTTTTGTTATATATCTTTGCGTAGCATTAAGCGCGTCATAATCAAATTTTGCATTGTGCGCCATTACTACGGTTATACCATACTCTGCAATAACATCGACAATAGCCTTGCGAATTTCGTAAAGGCTTGCGATCATGCGTTTACCTTCAAGAATTTGCGCATCATACATGCCCATTTTATCGGCGTAATAGGCACTCTGCATAAGATTGCGCTCCGCGTAGTAAATGTCGCGGTTGATAAAGCTAAAACGTTCATACACGTTGCCGGATTTGTCTACAACTTGCGCGCCCAAGTCATAAAAAAGCGCGTTTTTGCTTACCAGTTTATTATTCTCATCTCGATAGGTGTTAGCCGTTTCAGTATCTAATACAAGATAATAGCGGCGGCGTTGGTCGATTTTCTTTTCCATCTCTTTTTTCCTTCCTGCGGGAACATTGCGCCCCCGCAAGTATTATGTTATCACAAGTTGCTTTATTTGTCAACAACTTTTTGCAAAATGGGAAAGAATTTCCATTATGCGGGATTCATCAAATGCCATGCATCGCGGTTGCGTTTTTCATCATCAAAAAGTATAGCATACTTGTCATTGGCATGATTGTGCTTTGGTGTACCATAGGGAATAATTGTCATTTCATCCCATTTCACGGAGGGTAAATGCTTTTTTTATGGCGGTATAGCCATTTGTTCCGCTTTTGGATAACCAGCTAATTATTCCAACTTTATATCCCTTGCGTTGCAGTTGGTGAATGCGCCGCGCCAATAGAGAAAAGTTTATAAGCGGTTTGGCTATGCGGTATGGTGTAGTATCAGAATTTTCGAGGTATTCAAGCCAATTTTGCACACCATAAAAATTTGTCAGTGTTCACAATTTTGTCACAATTCAAAAAATGTATTATTTGTGACGCGATAATACACTATGTATAATTATACAATTGTTAAAAATACTACGATAATTTTTTAACAATAGGGGGTTTCGGGATTGATAATTTTTTATTACAAATGATAAAAAATTATCAGAAATTCCGCCAAAAAATGCTTGACACAAAGCTCGGCCTGTGCCAACCGCGCACAGGCCGCCAACAAAGTCAAGGCCATATATAAAAAATAATAGGCTGTAAATTACTTACAGCTTTTTAATTCAATTTTTGTTTTTATTTTTCAAGCTTTAGTTTTCTTCATCATTTTTTTTATGTTTCTTTTTTCTGCGATACTTTTTTTTATCCAATTCAATTCTTGTATAAGGTTTAACGTCTCCCCAATTTTTTCTTATTTTTCGCAGGGTTTCAAGTTGCTGTTCTTTTGATGCCATATAGTAACACCTCACTTTTAACTGAAAAGGCGGGGGGATGTTCCCCCGCTTGTTATGTCTTAGCCCTAACCTCATACCTGTTTTTCATTTTCTTCAATCTCCTTTGATTTTTTGTTCCTCTCTTGGAACAATTATAGTATACTATACTTAGGCTAAAATGTCAATACCTTTTTCAAAGGTTTTTTGTTTCTGAAACAAAATACTTTGCGCCAACTGCATCAAGTATTGTTTTGGCTTTCGCGCTCTGCTCTTGAGTTGCGCAAAAACAATTGATAATAAAATATTTATTTATGTCTATCCAATTAAAAGGGATATCTGCCAATTCCAATTGATCGCGCAAAGCATATAATATTTTTTCATCATGTTTTATGGTGCTTTCAATCTTCCAGAGCATTTCTTTGCGCGCTTTTTCTTCCAATAGCTTAACAAGATAAACCCCTATAAAATTTGCCGCCGCGGTGACAGCCATTTTTCCCTCAATGCTAAGCGCGGCATCGCTTGTTAAAAGAATAACATAAGTATAAAAGCCATATGTTAAAGCATTTATTAAGGCCGCCGCAAGCTTAGAACCTTTAATTGTAATAAGGCTTTTTACTGTTGAAAGAATTACATTGATTATTGTACAAATAGAAAACAATATCATTAAAAATCACCTACTTTTTTAAGTATTCCTCCAAAAAAGAGAGGGTTAAGAGATTGTCTTTGTTATTCGCCTAGAGTCTCAGCGGTTTTTTTATCCCCCACAAACTGCCGCCAGTAGAATATATAAGAGGTATAAACAACTTGCGCCGCATATGGCTTGTGTTGCGCGTATTGCGAACCATGCGACTGAACGCGGGCGAACCTTGAATTTTTTGGTTACAATGTAATCATCATCAAACATTGTTTCTTCCTCCCTTTTGTTTATACCTTATTATACTATTTATTTTATTATTTGTCAATAGATATTTTTACAAAAAGATTGTCGAGTTTTTAACAAAGTTTGTCGCTTTAACACGTTAAAGCATTATCACTTTAATGCGCTAAAGTGACGCTCTAAAAAATAAAAAAAACTTTTTCAAAAAAAGTGTTGACAGATTTTAAGTGTTGTGCTATACTATAATTGTTCCAAGGGGAGCGCGGTTAGCAGACACCGTGCAGGGGTTCAGGTAGTAAGTCCCCAAAAGGGCAGTAAAGCCAAGCGAATCGCGTCACAAGGAATCAGTAAGTCGCTCCCAAAGAACAAAAAAGTTGCTAAATTTTAGCAACTTTTTTTTTACACAAAGGTATTGACAAGCTTGCGCAAGTGTGGTATACTTGAATGGGATGCTGCTGTCAACAAGACTGACTATTTATTAACAATCTCAGTTTCCGCGGCGGAAACCTGTTTCCCAACAGGAAATAGAAAAGATAAGTTAATTTTTTAACAAAGTAAAACTTTTTCGTAACATTTTGGACTTGTTAAAAAATTAACAATATTTGCCCAATTTTAGGATTGATAATATTTTAACAAAGTTGTCCAAAGTTTGTTAAAAATTTACCACAATAAACTCTTGACATAAGCTCGGTGCGTGTCAACCGCACACGCACCGCTGAATAATATAACTGTATCAACCTCTTTATATAATAATAGCACAGCTTAATAAGTCTCTAAGCTGTGCTACAGTAACAGTGCAGTATCTACCAAGGAGAGTGTTGCCGTGGCGGCATTGAGCATGTACACAACGTTATATTATTAATGCTCAGTATGTCGAGCTAAAAGGCTGTTCGCGCAACCTTATTCGCTTGAAGAAAGGAAGTGGAAAATGAATAATCATTAAAAAAATAATTTTCATTTTTTATTTTGTCTGTTGGAGTAAAACCAAGAGAGAAAGATATTGGAAGAAAAAGCTCTCTTAATTTATATTAGACAGAGCAGACTATATTAAGCAGTATGTTGCTGCATTACTTAATGTTAGAACCGCAGAAGAGAGAGTAGCTTTGTTATTGCGGCAAGCACAATACTTATAATACGCTCTACTTGTTTTAACAAAAGTCTTCCCCTTATGCTCCTTCTACATCAACGTTTATATTAGTTATTATGATTGAATGTTAATTAAATAAAGTTAAGTTATTTAATTGTATGCAAGTCTATAGACAAGCTTTGTATGTATTGTGACACTTGCTACGTCGTGTCACACCAGAAAGGAGGTTAAGAAAAAAAAACAAAATAATTTTTCTTTTTACATTATAACGAAGCAATAAAAAACGTTATAAAATTAATATTAATATTTAATTTATATTTATTATATTTAATTTAATACATTAAAAAGAAATAAATTACTAAAAGAAAATCAAATATTAATTTAAGAAAAGAATTTAGTTTATACAAAAAAAGAATACATTAAATAATATTTCCTTAATAGATTAATTATATTATACAGTATTTTTTTAATTTTGTCAAATTTTTTATATTTCTTTTATTCTTATTTGCTGTTGGTGAGTTTGCTGGCAAGTGCCGCAAGCACAAGAGTTTCAGGATGTGATTTGAGTTAAATAAGCCGCGGCGGAAGAAAAGATTTTTCTCTGTTGGCCTATTTTGATTGAAATCAAGGCCGTTAACGATGACTAGGATTATTCTAAGTGGGGGCTGGGGTTGGAGGGTCGCGCGTTCCTCAGATAAAAAGTCCGTAAGGTTCATGAATGTTTATCTGGTAAAAACTAAAAGAACAAAAGGGGGGTAGTATTTCGGGAAAAAATTTTTTTTGATTTAATAAAAACGTTTTGCCTGGACAATCTTCTGTCCCCAAGTATTTTTATTTTCAAATTACGATGATTCTTTTTTCTTCTTGGGTCGACCTCTCTTTGGTTTTTCTCCCCACATAAATTCATATACTCCACTGGTTGCCGCCATAGTGGCCTTTCTCTTCATGTTTGCAGCATAGCTGCCCAAAATTCCACGAGGTTTTCTCATAAAAAATATTGTTGAAAAGTTTTACTTTTCAACAAATCTCCTTTCTTATTTTTTATATATAAATTATATACTATTTTTAAAATTTTATCAATTTTTACAATTTTTACTTGACATTGCGCTTTTTTCATGCTATAATAAAGTAAGACTTAGAGTAAAGTCTAAAATTTCGGAGCGAGGCTCCGAAAGGAGGTTCTAAAAAACTTTTGATAAAATTAGATTATTCTTTAGAAACTCCAGAAGAAAGAGTACAATTAGTAGAGCAAATTTTGGCTGAATAGCCTAATCCTCCTCAAAAATACATAGAAATTTTAACTGATTATCTAGTTATGTGCATGGAGCGTCAAGAACGCCGTGAGCGCAAAATATTAACTGAGAATCGTTTGGCGACAGTTAATAAACGTGAAACCTCTTTTGAAGGTCTTGTATCACAACTAGAAAGTGGCGAAGATGGAATCTATAATCTCATTCATGAAAATAAGAACCAAATATTTAAACCAAAAGTAAGAATAACAAAAAAAGACATTGAAGAAATACCCGAACTCCAACAAATAAGAGATTCCATTGAATTTTGGGAAAAAAAGGCAAAAACCGCACAAGGTCGCGAAGCATTTATTATACGAAAAACAATTATTGAATTGCGCAAAGATCAATACCTTGTGAAAGACTCTTTCCGATAGCCCATTCAAGCAAGTTCAACCGCGCATTCACGTGGTATCTATAAACTTACTTATGATGATAAAACTTGCAATTTTGATGAAGAAGGATATCCAATTCCTTCTGGTCTCTCTCTTTTGGATCCAAACATTTGTTCGACAATCTTATGTTTATATTCTAAATTAAAACAAGATGGTTATAGTGAATTCATTGGTGATTTATACTATCTTATGGAAGATTTTGATAAAATTTCTATTATTGCGCTTGCGCCTTATCCTATTTATCAAAAATTAGTATTATATAAAATAGATGGCCGACAAAACGCTGAAATACAAAATTTATTACAAACAGAATTTGGTATTACTCATAGTCTTGAATACCTTTCGAGTCTTTGGCGTAATAAAATTCCTAAATTAATAGCCAGTGCCGCAGAAGATCAATATCTTGAATGGTATTACCTTAATGCTGAAAAAGGCAAATATAAAAGATGTAGCTGCTGTGGACAAATTAAATTAGCTCATAATAAATATTTTTCTAAAAATAAAACTAGCAAAGATGGTTATTACAGCATTTGTAAAAAATGTCGCAATGCTAAAAGTAAAAAAAGAAAAAGGAAGAAATAATTTATGAGCGAGTTACATTATTGTAAAAAATGTAATCGAACCATGAATGGGGAACAATTTTATTCTTCTAACAATTTAGAAAAATACCCTGATAATGGTAAATTTGATATTTGCAAGAAATGTATGACTATGCATGTAGATAATTGGGATCCAAACACTTACCTTTGGATCCTAGAAGAAGCTGACGTGCCTTATGTTCCCGATGAATGGAATAAATTGATGGCAAAGTATGCCAATAATCCAGAAAAATTAACTGGTATGACTATTCTAGGGCGTTATCTCTCTAAAATGAAACTTAAACAATTTAGAGATTATCGATGGAAAGATACCGCTTTCTTGCAAGAATTGACACAAAGTAAAATTGAGCAAACAATGAAACGCTCCGGTTATGATGCTTAGCAAATTGCCGAAGCTATTAATAAGGTTACTTTTACTTTTGATGAACATTATGAATAGCCTCCAATTCCTGCTTCGAATGAATGTAGTGAATCTGAAGATTATTTTGACCAATAGAATGATATTTCTATTCCAGAAGAAACGTTTGATTTAACCGACGAAGAAAAATTAATGTTGCGTCTTAAATGGGGAAAAACTTATAAACCAGAAGAATGGATTAAACTTGAACAATTATATAATGAATTTCTTTAGTCTTATGATATTCAAAGCGCAGGACATATTGATACTCTTAAATTGATATGCAAAACCTCTCTTAAAGCCAATTAGTTAATCGATATTGGAGATGTAGAAGGTTTTCAAAAAATGAGCCGGGTGTATGATAATTTAATGAAGAGCGGTAAGTTTACTGCTGCTCAAAACAAAGCCGAATCTGGGGAATATGTAAATTCAATTTCTGAACTTGTTACTTTATGTGAATAGCAAGGTTTTATTCCTCGTTATTATGTATCTACACCGCAAGATAAAGTTGATGAAACTTTATAGGATACTAAAAATTATGTGCGGACTTTAGTTACCGAAGAAATGAACTTAGGTAATTTAATTGAATCTTCAATACGCACAATGAATTATGAAGAAAATAAAGAAGAAGATGAAGATATCGAAGATGAAATAATGGAAGATGTAGTTCCTGAAATTACTGATGAAGACTTCATGGAGCAAGAGGAATTTCTTGAGTCTGAACAAGAGAAAGATGCGCGATTGACTGAAGAATTGGCCTTGGGCAAAAATAATTAATGGCATTACAAGAACTTTTAAATTTATAGTCTCGATACAATAAATTAGGGCTTTCTGAAGAGCGCGTAACTGCAATTCTTCCAGTAGTGCGTGAATATGTAGCATTCTGGCGTGAATACCCAGATATGTTTATTGATTTCCTTTTGGAAGCGGGGAACCCTTAGAATTTTCATCTTTATTTTTATCAACGAGTATTTTTACGTGCGGCAATGCGGCATAAATATGTGTATGCAGTTTACCCGCGCGCCTATTCAAAATCGTTTCTTGCAATTATGATTTTAATGATACGTTGCATTCTCTATCCCAAGTGTAAACTTTTCGTTACTTCGGGTGGTAAAGAATAGGCGGCTGGTATCATAAAGGAAAAAGTACAAGAAATATGTAATCTTATTCCAGCAATGGATAAAGAAATAGATTATCGACCTGGTCAAACTAGATTTATTAAAGACCAAACTACAATAGTATTTAAAAATGGCTCTTATTTTGATAATATTGCAGCGCGTGAAACCTCTCGTGGTAAACGTCGTCATGGTGGAGTCATAGAAGAATGTGTTGGAGTCGATGGCGATATACTGTCCCAAGTTATTATTCCCACAATGAACATTTCACGTATGTGTATGGATGGAACAACATAGCCTGAAGAAACGCTCAATAAGTCCCAAATTTATGTTAATTTTTTGGTCATTTTACGTTACTTAAATGTATTAATTTTAAAGAGAAAAAAGCCCATTCTACCATTATAAAATCTAAAAGAAAGCTTACGCAAGAACAAGTTTTTATGATTTATGTAAATAATGAATAGAATATTATTCCAAAAACATATCTTTGTAATATGTTTAATATCACTAGTAATACAATTTATACTATTTTAAATCAAAAATCTTATCAAGATTATTGGCAAGATTATCAAAAATTAACGAATGATCAAAAAGAACAATTAGCATCATTGTTGCGAAAGCAACAACAGCAAACCCCTTGAATTGCTGGGAAGCCCTAAAAAATAGGGTAATCAGCAGCCAAGCCTTGAATAAAGGAAGGTTCAACGACTATCTCAATATGAGAGTAGAGGCAAGCGTCTCGAAGTGGGGGGCCCTTAGCAGGTAAAGCTGAAGGTGAAGATATAGTCTTTTCTATATAGTAATATATAGCAGTTCATAAGAGAACGTATTTAATTTAGCGAATTAAATAGAAAAATAAAGAACAACTGCGGGATACAAAAACACATATGCTTATGATAAACTTATTTAGTTGTTAGTTTGGTAGATCGTAAGACCAGAACGTTCAATTATTCTCGGAGGTACTTACCGCATCCCAGTTCTTATGAAGCTTCTGGATAAAAGCTTTGTTCAAGACTTGCGTATGGATGGTACCTTTAATGAAAGTGCATTTTAGCGAGAATATGAGTCGAAATGGTCTGGCACAGTAGAGGATGCATTCTTTAATCCAGAAGTTTTTGAACGTAATCGCATTCTTAATCAGCCAGAATATGAACTTTCTGGACGTGCATCAAAACAATCTTATTATGTGCTTTCTGTGGATGTTGGTCGCAAACAATGCGACACTGTTGTTTGCGTTTTTAATGTCATTCCATAGTAGCAAGGTACATCAATAAAAAAATTGGTTAACATATTTGTATTAACTGATGAACATTTTGAAGATCAAGCAATAAGATTAAAGCAATTATATTATAAATTTAAAGCACGTCGTATTGTAATTGATGCGAATGGATTAGGTATTGGACTTGTAGATTATATGATAAAAACTCAAGTTAACCCTGAAACAAATGAAACTTATTATGATTTTGGTGTTTATAATGATGAAGATAATTATTACAAAAAATATAGAACCATTTTCACAGAACAAGATGCAATGTATTTAATTAAAGCTAATGCGCCATTAAATACTGATGCTCATGCGAATGCACAATCTTAGCTATCTTCTGGAAAAGTAAAATTTTTAATTGATGTTCAAACAGCCAAAGCGAAATTGCTTAATACAAAAGTTGGCCAAAATATGAGTCCTGAACAAAGGACAGATTATTTAAAACCATTTAATTACACTTCCATATTAAAAGAAGAAATGTTGAATCTTCGTGAAGAAAATGAAGGTATTAATATTAATTTAAAACAAATAAATCGCGGAATACGAAAAGACAAATTTTCTGCGTTTGAATATGGGTTATATTATATTAAACATGAAGAAGATGACAAGAAAAAACGTAAAAGATTTAATGCAAAAGATTGGGCTTTTTTTAATTAAAGGAGAAATAAAATATGAAAAGTTTTGCAGTAATAGCCAATAAAGCTATTAGAAGTTTTGATACGACTATATTAAATTATACTGATATTGCTATGAGGTATTATCAACAGTGCGAGCTTCACGAGCGGAAATTAAAATTGAAGAAATCCTGCGTGACGCAGGTTTAAATTTTAAAATGGAGTATATTTTTCCTGATTTAAAAAGTCCCAATGGACGTCCTTTGCGTTTTGATTTTGTTGTTTTTGATGATGATGGACGTATTGATTTTATTATTGAATATTAGGGTAAACAACATTACCAACCAAGTAGTAAATTTGGTGGTAAACGAGGTTTTTATCAACAACAATATAATGATAATCAAAAGCGTCGATTTTGCGCTTTGCATGATTTTAATTTAATAGAGATTCCGTATAATGAAGAAAATCTCATTTCTTATGATTATATTATGAATAAGGCCTACGGCTGGTGAAGGAGGTGCGTAATTTGGATAAATCCCGAACCTAGCAAATTCATGATAAAGGTTTTGCAATGGTTGATGGATACGCCTATTATCGCACAGACGCACCTAATGAATATAAGAAAATTCGTATTGGAGTAAAATCTGTTGAAGACGCTGTGCTTCAACTAGGTTCTTATTGCCCTAATCCAAAAGATAAAGGTAATCATGGTCCTGCCATTAATAAAGGCATGATTATTAAAGCTTTAATGGAACATGATGTTAAAGAATAGCGGAGAATTTCTAATCTTTTTTATGAAATAAATGGTATTTATCAAAAAGTATGTAATTATTTTGCTTATCTTTATCGTTATGATTGGTATGTAGATCCAAAAGTTTATGAAGATGCCAATGTTGAGAAAGTCTTAAAAAACTTTGCTAGTGTATTAGATTTTCTTGATAAATCTTATATTAAAAAAGTGTGTGGCGATATAGCTTTAGAAGTAGTTAAAAGTGGCGCCTATTATGGATATATTGTTAATATAAACAAAAGCTTAGTATTACAATAGCTGCCGACTGATTACTGCCGCTCCCGTTATAATGTTGGTTCAACTCCTGCAATAGAATTTGATATGAGATATTTTGATACGTTTAGAGATACTAATTATCGTATGCGTATCTTAAAGTTATTTCCTGATGAATTCTCAAAAGGATATTTACTTTATAAATAGGGTAAATTACAACCTGACTTTGCTGGAGATAATTAGGGAAGTTGGTATTTACTTGAACCAGAAAATACTATAAAATTTAATTTATTGCATCATGATTTACCAATGTTTGTGAATGCAATTCCTGCGATTCTTGATTTGGATGCCGCCCAAGACTTAGACCGCAAGAAACAAATGCAGCAATTATTAAAAATTGTTGTACAAAAATTGCCACGAGACAAAAATGGTGATTTAATATTTGATGTTGAAGAAGCTAGAGATATACACAACAATGCAGTAGAAATGTTGCGTCGTGCTGTTGGAGTTGATGTTTTAACAACATTTACAGATGTTGATTCTATTGATATGTCTGATAAAAATACTTCAACCACTAAAGATGATTTAGAAAAAGTTGAACGCACTGTTTATAATGCATTAGGTATTTCGCGCAATTTGTTTAATACGGATGGCAATTTATCTTTGGAAAAATCAATTCTTAATGATGAATCTTCTATGCGTAAATTATTGCTTCAATTTGAACAATTCTTTGATCGTATTATAAGTCAAAAATATAAAAATAGTAAATGTATTTTTAATTTTTGTATGTTAGAAACGACTCAATATAATTATAAAGAATTAGCAAAATTATATAAAGAACAATCTTAGATTGGTTTCTCAAAGATGTTACCTTAGATTGCTCTTGGACATTCTTAGAGTTTCATTTTGAATTCTGCCCACTTTGAGAATGATATATTAAAGTTATATGAAATTATGATTCCTCCGCTTATGAGTTCTACTATGAGTAGTGATTTAATTTTGGGTAACAAAGAGCAAAGTAATTAGACAAAAAATCAAACAAATTAGGATAGTAAAGAAATTGGTCGTCCAGAAAAATCTGATGACCAAAAGAGCGAAAAAACTATCTAGAATAAAGAATCTATGAGTTAAGGAGGAATATTAATGCATAAGAGTATAGGCATTGAACAGTCCATCGAATTCATTAACGTGACTCCGCTCAATCCTTTAATTTCTAAATGTCAAATAAAAGTTTGTTATGTTCAAGATGAACCTAACCGCAATAAGAGTATAATTACTAAAGATGTTGCGCGAAAGCTCGCTAATTCATTGCCGGGTAGTCCCATTGTTGGTTATTATAATGAGGCCAGTGGTGATTTTGAAGAACATAATAAAATTATAGAAATTTCTAATGGTCAATTAACTTTTAAAGAAAATACAAGGCCTTATGGCTTTGTTGATTTAGGTGCTAAAGTTTGGTTTTAGAAATTCCTTGATGATGATGTAATAGAACGTGAATATTTAGTAACAGAAGGATATTTATGGACTGGCCAGTATCCTGAATGTCAACGTATTATTGATATCGGCAATAACCATTCAATGGAACTTGACAATACAATTTTAAAAGGACACTGGACAAAAGATGATAAAGGAAAACCACAGTTTTTTATTATCAATGAAGCAATAATTTAGAATCTTTGTATTTTAGGCGAAGATGTAGAACCTTGCTTTGAAGGGGCTAGTATTACAGCTCCTATTCAATTCTCATTCGAGGATGGGTTTAAAGAGTAGCTCTTCTCAATGATGAATGAGTTAAAGAATATTTTGAATGAAGGAGGAGCGAAAGTATTGAATACTTATGCCGTTGATATTGGCGATAGTCTTTGGTCAGCCGTATGGGATTATGTTCATAAGACTTATAAAGATCCTGCTGATGAATGGTCTGCTTTGTATAACATCGATAGCATTTGCGAAGAAAATGGCCAAAAATTTGCAGTTCTGAGAAGTGCTGATGCCAAATACTATCGTTTAAATTTCTCTCTTTCTGAAACAGAGGGCTTCCAAGCTTCTGGCGCTTTAATTGAAGTAACTAAAAATTATACTCCTATTAATCAGTTTGCAGAAGCCGATGTTGCAGCTTATATGGAAGAATATAAGAAAAAGAATACTAAAGAGCCTTCTGAGGATGAAGAGAAGCCCATTGAGGATGAGAAAAAGTCAGAAGAAGAAGATAATTCTGATAATGAATCTCAATCTGATGATGAGGAAGATAAGAAGAAGAAGAAAACTTCTTATTCTATAGAAGAGTATAATACTGTTGTTGAACAGTTAAATACTTTACAAGCTCAGTATAATGCCTTGCAGGAAACTAATAATGAGTTAACTGCGCAAGTTGAGTCTTTGACTCAGTTTAAGGTTGCGGCCGAGCGCAAGGATAAACAGGCTATGATAAATAGCTTTTATATGCTGTCCGATGATGATAAGAAAGATGTTGTTGATCATATTGATTCTTATTCTTTGGATGATATTGAAGCAAAACTTTCTATAATATGTTTCCGTAATAAGGTAAGTTTTGACCTTGATGAGGAAAAGAAAACAGATGAGAATGGGCCTATTACTTATAATTTAGACCATGATGAAGTTGATAATACTCCTGCTTGGTTAAAGGCTGCATTTGCTGTTGCAAAATCTAGAGAAGAATAATAGTTTTAAGGAGGATAAACAATGCTGGGTGAGTTTTTAAAGAAACACATTACTAGCCAGGCAGATTCCGCCAAGGGCGGCTATGTCGATTATGGTTATGGCCAAGTAGAACCTAACCATCTTTCAGCTTAGAGGACTGGACAGATGTATGGTCAGCTGCCTGCTAATAAAGATATTAAGATTTTAGAAAATGGTCAGTTTGTAAAATATGATTATGCTGCCGCCAATGGCGGTGAGGTAAATTTCGTTGGTAAGGGCGAATGGATGCTTGTTTATAATGAGATTAAGCTTTATCGTGAACATCAGGTTGACGCTGAGTTCGCTATGCTGAAAGATAATTATGAAGCTCGTGTTTATAGTCCTTATGATTGGGAAAAGCCTGAAGAGGATAAGCAGACTCGTTACTATAATGGTGTAGATAATAACGGCGATTCTAGCATCGAGCTTGGTGGTAAGACTTATAATTATGATGATGTAACTGCTGGCCCTGATTATTATGAAATTCATTATAATGAAGATCCCTTCCACATTCTTGGTAAGCATTATGAGCGCAAGATGCCCGAAGGTACTAAGATGGTTCCTCGCGTATTTAAGACTAATGTGGGTGATATCTTTACCACTAACATGATTGCCGAAACTACTCTTGCTCTTGGCGATGAGCTTTCTCCTCGTGCAACTGATGGTATTCTCAGCAAGTCTGGCGATGGCTCTATGAAATGGCAAGTAGTGCGTCTGTATACTATGCCCGATGGCCAAAAGGGCGTTAAATTAATGCGCATAGCGTAAGAAAGGAGAAAAATATAATGGCTTTAGATCGTAATAATCTTGTTGCATTAATGAAGACTGTAGCTAAGGCTAAGCCTGCTTCTCCTATTGCTTATAGCTGGGATGGCAAGAATTTAGACTATGATACACTTAATGAAACACTCCGTATGGAGATGAATGAACTTGCAGGTTCTTATTCTCTCTATCGTGAAAATAAAAATCTGATTTTCTCCATTATTGAAGAGACTCTTGATGATGTTCTCCCCAAGAAGGTTGAAGAGCAGTATAATCAGTTCGCTGAAGTTAAGACTTTTAAGCAGGGTGATAAGCCCATTTTCCGCAGGAAGCTCAATACTCGTCAGCGTGCTAAGCAGTTTGTAACTCGTGTTGGCCATGCTAGCATGTATGAAGTTTTTAAACTTGGTGCGGCTGAAGAGGCTTTTGAAGTGCGTACTAGCGCGATTGGCGGCGCTGCTCAGATTGGTTTTGAAGAGTTCCTTGATGGTCGTGTTGATTTCGCTGAAGTTACTGCTATCATTATGGAAGGTATGGATGAACTCATTTATAAGGAGATTGGTGCTGCTCTGAAGGCTTCTATCAATCAGCTTCCTCCTGCAAACCGTGTTGCGGCCGCTGGTTTTGATGAAGCTTCTTTTGATCGCCTTCTGACTGTTGCTTCTGCTTATGGCGAACCTACTATCTATTGTACTTATGAATTTGCTGTCAATATGATTCCTCAGGAGGCTTGGCGTTATACTGAGTCTATGAAGGATGAACTTTGGCGCACCGGTCGTCTGGCTAGCTATAAGGGCAAGAAGGTCATTATTCTTGAACAGGGTTTTGAGGATGGTACCAATGAAAAGAAGGTTATTGATCCTGGTTATGCTTGGATTATTCCTACTGGTGCTGATGGTAAACCTGTGAAGGTTGCTTTTGAAGGCAATACTATTGTTGATGAGTATAATAACTATGACCGCTCTCGTGAAATTCAGGTTTATAAGAAGGTTGGCGTAGTATGCATGATGGCCAATAATATTTGCGCTTATGTTGATACTGCCCTTCTGGGTCAAATGGATACATGGCATCTTGATGGTGCTTCCAATGTTGCTTGGCAGTCTAATGTTGTTATTGGTAACGACAATCCGTAATTTTTAATATAAGGGGAGAAAAAAGGATACTTTCGTATCCCTTTTCTCCCATTTTTTGCTATGAGAAAAAGGAGATAATAAAATGGTTGGTAATAAAAATTTTAATGTAAAAAATCGTAGTGCTAGTGTAGTAGTTTATAAAATTCCAGAAGAAAATATTCGTAGAGAATTTGCGCCCGGTGAAAGTAAGAAGATTTCTTATGCAGAATTAGAAAAGCTTACTTATCAGCCTGGCGGTCGTGAATTAATGGCAAATTTTTTGCAAATTGATAGTGATGAAGCAATCAATAGCTTAAATATTTATGCGACTCCTGAATATTGGATGTCAGAAAAGAATATTATAGATTTGATTAAAACTGGCCCTCTTGATCAGTGGCTCGATGCCCTCGATTATGCTCCTGTTGGCGCAATGGATTTAATTAAGAAATATTCTGTGTCTTTGCCTTTGACTGATACTCGTAAGATAGAGGCTTTGCAGAAAAAGACTGGCTTTAATGTTACTGCTGCTATTCAACATGATAAAGAATCTAAGGAACCTGACGAAGTATTTACAAAGACTGAAAAGAAGGAAAATACTGAAACCGCTCATACAGCACCTACTGGACGTCGTACTACTGTTGATTATAAGAAGAGCAACGAAGAAGCTCCTACTACTCCAGTTTATAAAGTAGTAAAGTAATAAATAAATAGGAGGCGAGTTTACACTGTGGATGGAATAACTGAATTTTCCAAAGTATATAATCGCTTTCTTGGTAAAATTACTGATGATATGTATATTGAATTGACTCCAGAAGATACATTAAAAGATTTGCAGAATCTTTTAATTGAATCATTGCCAGGGTTTGAGTTTCCTAGGCATGATATTTCTTCCTATGTCATAAAGACTGAAACAATTCCAGAAGATATGATAACTTCTGATGATTTTGTTGTAGGTATTTTATGGGGTAAGATACCTTCTGGGCCAAATGATGTTCCTGATGTAATTATTGATAAATCTTATTTTTTAGAATCTTTAACAGAAGAAGAAATTAATATTATAGCCATTTTAATGATGTGCGCTTGGGTAAATAGATAGGTAGCATCTATTGAAAATACTAGAATGAAATATTCAGGTACGGATTTTAAATTTACTTCCCAAGCTAATCATTTATCAAAGATGTTAGCGCTGTTATCAGAAACATAGCGCCAATCAATTCATATGCAAAGACTTTATGGTCGTCGCAAAAAAAATGCGCGAGGTGCTTATGAATCTAATTGGTCTATATTACGAGAAAAGAGCGCATTAGATAGATAATGATGACTAAATATGGTTTTACTGTTGTCGAAGATGTTATTAATAAAGATTTATTACGTTTAACTAATTAGATTTGGAAATTAATTCCTATGCGCGAACATGAGGAAGATTGGTTAAAACAATTAAATACGATAATTGTAGAAATCTCTGGCTTAAATGAAATATTTGCGCCAGAGCTTTCTTTTACTATCTTATTAAGTAAATTAGAAGGTTTAAAAATTGAAGAACATTTAGATTTTTATACTTATCGAAAAACTGTTTTTGAAGCTATAAATTTATTATAGGAGTTAAAACATGCATAATGCACAAGTAAATTCATTGATGCGCGGCCGCCTTGGCTTATATTCTCAATAGCCTGGACAAGATGCCGGTGTTGAAACTCGTGACCAATAGTTTATATAGCGCGGAGGATATCATCAGCAAGAAAGAATGATTAAAGACAAGCGCCGCAGTTTGGATAAAGCCACTCTTTATTCTTACTAGGCTGCTGATGTGCGGGATATTAACGCAAAAATATTAAATACATATCGTGCGTTAATTAATCCTAATAAATTAAAACAAGATTATGATGATAAGATTGTTTCTGTTGGATTTGAAGCCAGGTTTTAGCCAGGTACTGTTTTTGAATGGGTTGGCACTCATACTTATTGGTTAATTTATTTACAAGATTTAACTGAGCTGGCGTATTTTCGTGGTGATATTCGTAAGTGTTCTTATGAAATTGCTTGGAAAGATGATGATGGTGAACATAAAACTCATGCGGCAATTCGTGGCCCAGTAGAGACAAAAATTAATTTTATTCAAAAGCATGGAATTAGTGTCGATGAGCCTAATTATTCTTTGAATATATTAATGCCTAAAAATGAAGAAACTTTGAAATATTTTACCAGATATTCTAAATTTTATTTGCATAATGATCCGGTGCAAGAAAATAAAATTTGTTGGCGAGTTGAAGCTGTAGATTGGATTAGTATGCCGGGCGTTTTAGAAATAAATGCAGTAGAATATTATAGTAACAAAGTTGAAGATGATATAGAAAATGGTATTGTGGGTGGGCTAGTAGTTGAAGAAAAAAATCCCAATACTGAAGAAGTAGAGGATGCTATTACTGGTGAAACATTTATTAAGCCTAAGAAGAGATATAGATATCAATTTACTGGTTCTATGATTTCTGATTGGAAAATAAAAACTGATTTGCCATTACAATGCTGGGAAATTGATGAGCATTGTATTGAATTAATGTGGCTAAAACCTGTTAGTGGATAGTTTACATTAAGTTATGGTGATTTTGAGAAAGTAATAGTGGTTGAGTCCCTATTTTAATGAGATAAAGGAGAAAAAAGTGTTATGAAAGTTGTAAGCTATATTGAGCCAAAGTCTTCTTTTTTATCATTAGAGAAAGATTTGGCTATTATTGTAGATAAAATTTTGGCTGATACTCGATTAAAAAAATTGTTATATTATCCCTCAAAAGATGCTTTGACTAAGCCGGCTTTAACTGAGGATTAGAGTATTGCATTATTTGGTAAGCAAATAAAAATAGTGCCAAAGCTTTATATTGATTCTGAGGTTTTTGCTTATTTAATTATTTCTTTTGATAACTTTTTAACAAATATGACAAATCCGCAATTTAGAGATAATGTATTAGAGGTAGATGTTATTTGTCATTTTGATCAATGGCAATTAACAGATTTTAAATTGCGGCCCTATAAAATTGCAGCGGAAATTGATTCTATGTTAAATAATCAAAGATTGACTGGAATTGGATTAACTGAATTTTTGGGTTGCAATCAAATAGTACTTAATGATGAATATGCAGGATTATGTTTAATGTATCGTGTTGTACATGGTGAAGAAGATAAAAAGAATATGTTAACGCCGCAAGATGAGAAAGTATTCTTAAACGATTATTTTAGTATGGATACTGTTGGATCTGATGATGAAGATGGAGATTAATTATGGATTTACGGCTAGCCTTAATGTCTGGTATAGATATTGCGGTGCCTGAATGCCCTTTAATTATTCACTAGCCGAAAATTAGGGAGATAGCTTATTTAGGTGAAACGCCTTTTTTTACTGGTGTTCAAACTCTTTGTTTAGATAAGCGCATGTTTGCTGAAAATCAAGAAGAATTAGCTATGGTTAATAATTTTTAGATTGTCATGACACTTTTAAATAGTCCGGAAGGACAAGATAAAAAAATACATGTGAAACAATTATTAAATATGATATGTCCGAGTTATAAAATTAGCTTTACTCCTCGGTCAATTTTTTTTAATAAAGAAGATACAAATATCATATTAGATGAGGGTAATTTTGATTCCTTTCAAGAAATTTTACGTCAAATTTTTTGTGTTAATTCCGGGGCGATGGGTGAAACTGCTTTCAATCCCGCAGATGCTAAAGCAAGAGAAATTGCAGAAAAGCTCATGCGAGGGCGGCAACGAGTTGCAGCGGAGAAGGGAGAGGGTGCGGGCAGCATCTTTGCCCAATACGCATCCATCCTAACAGTAGGGCTTAACTCAATGTCTTTACATGATGTTTTAGATTTAACTATGTTTTAGATGTATGATTTAATTGAAAGACTCTCTCTGTATACTAATTGGGACCTTGACGTTCGAACTAGATTAGCGGGAGGTAAGCCGGATCAACAACCCGATAATTGGATGAAAAATATTCATTAAATATTAAGGAGGAACAAAACACTATGAAGTTTGGTGTCCGCGAGATTTGTGACGTCGTGTTAAAGGCGAAAGCACCTCAAAAAGTGGGTAATAAAATATTCTATAAAAATGAACCTGTTATTTATTTTGATACATTAAAGACTTCTAGTATGGAAGGCGCTGCAACCACAGTTTACGCGCAAGGTGGACGAGGCAATACTCGTCTCGTAGCGTGGGAAGGCGAACGCACTGTAACCTTCACCATGGAGGATGCTCTGATTTCCCCTGCGGGATTCATGATTCTTTCTGGTGCCGGTCTTATTGAAGCTGGTAAGGGCGCTCCTATTTATGTTCATACAACTGAGCAAACTGACCAGGTTATAGTAGGTGCCGATAATGTTACTATTTACTTGAAAGAAAAGCCCTATTTTGCTGATAATAATGAGGATATGGTTTATGTTATGCTTATGGATGGCGATGAAGTTGCCACTGAGCCTTATATTCCTGCTAAGCCCGAAGGTTACAGCAATAAGGAAGCTGATAATACTTATGTGAAAGTTACTGAAGAAGTTGAAGGTATAACCTATGCTGGTTATAAGATTACTCTGCCCATTACTCGTACTGCTGAGGGTGCTGAGCGTGATGATCTCACTCCTTTCAAGGCTGGTTGCGTTGTATTAGTAGACTATTACGTAGCTAAGGAAAGTGGCGCGCAGCAGATTGAAATTACTGCCGATAAATTTGGCGGTAACTACTACCTTGAAGCTTCTACTCTGTTCCGTGATCGCAATGGTGTAGATATGCCTGCGGAATTTATTATTCCTAACTGCAAGATTCAGTCTAATTTTACTTTCACAATGGCGTCTTCTGGCGATCCTTCTACTTTCACCTTTACCATGGATGCATTCCCTGATTATACTCGTTTCGACAAGACTAAGAAAGTCCTCGCCGCAATTCAGATTATTGAAACTGCGGGTGCTTCTGATATCGAACGTCTTAAGACTGATCATATCAAGGCTCATGAGGAGTATTTCATAGATTAATGATTATACACTCTCGCAAAAAAGCAAGTGTGGGAAATGCTACTAAGGTGGTAGAACCAAAAGTAGAAAAGATTGATATTGAGGAAGAAAAGCCTATTAAGATAACAAAGAAAAAACCTAAGAAGGTTTTTGAAGAATTAGATTTTGAGCTTGATTCTCAAGAGTAAAAATGGGGGAAGAGAAATCTTCCCCCATTATTTTTTTATAAGAAAGGAAGATGGACGTGGGAATAGGTTCAACATTTGCGAGAAATATAACTACCTTAAAAGGGTGGCCTTAGCCTTTTTGGGGTAGATATGAAGAATTAAATAATGTAGTGACTCCTAGTATTTCAGCCATTTAGGCTTATCAATTACAAAAAATTAAATAGTTTGAAGAGATTTCGGCCTCAAGAATGGAGAAATATGCTAGAATAAATAAATTATTTTCTTCTGGAAATGTTAATAAATTATAGTCTGAACATGCTGAAAATGAAAATAATACTATAGATTAGGCTATAACAAATATAATAAAAGCAATAAATGGAACTTATCAAGCTAGGGAAAGAATAGACAAAAACCAATATGAATATAATTATTAGAAGTTGTAGAATAAGCTCGAAAATTTAAAAGATGCTATTAACTCAGTGAAAGAAATATTAGAATCTGGAAAATAGTCATAGACAATAAATGAATATTTTTTAGACCAAGTGAATAAGGCTATTAAGAACTGTGGAGTGGAAGGCTCAAATCCATCGCAATGGTTTGCACAGATAAATCAATTTAAAGGTGATATTGTGGAAGAAATAGGTTTAAAATGGTTAAATAGTTTTGGGGTTTCAAATATAAAAACTTTAAATGTTGGCTCATTAAGCTATCAAGGCTCTTCCAATAAAGGACGTCATAAAGGTTAGTTAATATAGGATTTAATGATTTTATAGGTAGATGATTTTGATTTAGACACGATACCAATTGAATATAAATTTAACAAAGAGAAAAAAATAGTCACTTTAAGAGAATTTATTGAAAAAATTGAGACAATGACAGGTAAATCTGAAGAGATTTCCATTACAGATGAAACATATGATATTTTAGAAAGTTTATCTATTATAAATATTCAAGGAAAGGGAGGATTAAATCAAATTCCTTGGAATAAAAATAGTAAAAATACTCAGATTTCTATTGGGGAATTAGAAAATGATGGTTTAACAATTAGTGCAAAAAGAACTCTTGAGTTATTGCATTAGTTAGATTGTGAAAATATTCCAAAAAAAGATATATGGGTGAAAAATACTAGTCGAGATTATAATTTAATTGCAGATTATGGATTGGCCACTAAGCTTTTTAAAGTATTGCATTTAGATAATAACTAGTATGTATTAACACCGCAAGGTTTTACTCCTTTCAGTACTAGGATAGAAACTATGATGAAAGCTAAAAACTCTCGGATAGCATTTAAAGGGCTTATTAATATTGGTGCAAATGAAAATGACGCTATGGGAAAATTAAGGGCTATTTATATGCCTAATTATAAGTAAAAATTGACGAAAAAATTTTTTTATGCTATAATATTTATATATAGAGTAAAAGGAGAAATATATAATGGCAAAGGTGTCTTTTACAAAACTTGGTTTAAATAAAAATCAAGATATAAAAACTTTTGATTATAATAATGAGACTATTGAAGTAAAGCAATATCTTCCAATAGCTGATAAGCTTGATCTTATTGCTACTGTAATTAATAATTCCCATGATGCGCAAAAGGAATTTTCTAATGCAGTAAAAATAGAAGTATATCTTGCACTTGAAATAGTTCGTAACTATACTAATATAACTTTTACAGAAAAACAATTAGAAAATCCTTCAAAGATTTACGATTTGCTTATTGGTTCTGGCTTTATGAGTAAGCTTATGGATTATTTGCCAACTAACGAATATTCTATACTTCTTGCAGAAATTAGTAAAATGGTTGATTCAATTTATACTTATCAAAATTCTGCGGTTGGTATTATGGATACAATTTCTCAAGATTATAGTCAATTAAATCTCGATGCTAATGAAATTCAAAAGAAGCTTGCAGATCCTAACAATCTGGAACTTTTGAGACAGATAGCGCCTTTACTTGGTCTAAAATAATTTATTGAGTTGTCCTAATTTTTAATAAAATTAGGATATTAAAAGCCTTATGGTATTTAATATACCATAAGGCTTTTTTGTATATAGAGAGAAAGGAGCAAATTTATTATATGGCAAAACAATTAAATGTATCTTTGTCTTTTACTGCGGATGCTAATGCGGCAAAACGTGAGATACAATCATTGCAGTAGGCTTTAAATAATTTAGCTAAATTTGGTACTACAGATTTGCCAATAGGTAATGAAGTTTCAAAATTAAATGAAGATTTGCGCGAAGGTATGCATGCTGCGGCTGATTTACAAGCAAAACTTGAAAGCGCAGTTAATGTTAAGACCGGCAAATTGGATTTAAATAAATTTAATAGTTCTTTAAGATAGGGTAAGACAAGTTTGCAAGATTATGCAACTTCATTGTCAAAGCTAGGCCCGCAAGGAGTAGAAGCATTCAACCAAGTGGCAAACGCTATAGTTCATGCAGAAGCTCCTATTCTTCGAGTAAATAGTAAAATAAAAGAACTCGGTGTTTCATTGGCAAATACCGCAAGATGGTAGTTATCATCCAGCATTGTTCATGGTTTAATAGGCGGGATGTAGAAGGCTTATTATTATGCGCAGAGTTTGAATAGATCTTTAAATGATATTCGTATTGTTACTGGTTATAGCGCTGATTAGATGAAAACTTTTGCACTTGAGGCTAATAATGCGGCAAAAGCTTTAAGTACAACTACGACTAATTATACTAATGCTTCTTTGATTTATTATCAATAGGGCTTAAGTGATGAAGAAGTTAAAAGGCGTACTGACGTTACTGTAAAAATGGCCAATGTTACTGGTGAAACTTCTGAAAAAATTTCCAATTAGATGACTGCAGTATGGAATAACTTTGCACAAGGATCAAATAATCTTGAATATTTTGCAGATGTATTGGTTAAGTTAGGTGCATACACCGCTTCCAGCACTGATGAAATGACTACAGGTTTAGAGAAATTCTCATCAGTCGCTCAGACTATTGGATTAAGTTATGAATATGCATCTAGTGCTTTAGCAACTATTACAGCTACTACTCGTGAAAGTGCTGATGTGGCTGGTACTGCATTGCGCACATTATTTTCCCGTATTCAAGGTTTGACTCTTGGAGAAACCCAAGATGATGGCACTAATTTAAATAAATATTCTGAAGCTTTAAGTAAAGTTGGTATAAATATTAAAGACACTTCCGGCGAATTGAAAGATATGGATACTATCTTGAATGAGCTGGGTAATAAATGGACTACTTTACGCCGAGATCAACAAATGGCTTTGGCGCAAACTGTTGCTGGTGTGCGTCAATATAATCAGTTAATTACTTTAATGAGTAATTGGGATTATTTTTAGGAATTAGTTGGTGTTGCAAAAAATTCAACTGGTGAATTAGATAATCAAGCTAAGATTTTTGAAGAAAGTTGGCTTGGTGCCTCTAAGAGAGTGCGAGCTGCCGCGGAAGAAATTTACAATCAATTATTAAAAGACAATGCTTTTATTGCTTTAACTGACACTTTTTCAGATATGATTGGTTTAATTGCTGATGTTATTAATGGCTTGGGTGGATTAAAAGGTGTCTTATTTACTGTTGGTGGAATTGCAACTAAAGTGTTTTAGAAAGAAATTGCAAGTGGTTTAAGAAACACTGTTAATAGTATTAGGCAATTAACTCCAAAAGGACGTAAAGAATTTGAAGAAAGTAAATTGGCCGCTGTTAATATTGCTAAAGAAACGGCGAGAAAATATGAAGGTTCTGATAATTTAAAAATTTCCGCTTCATCTAAAGCGCTAATGCAGGAATTAAATATCCAAGAAACATTGGTAAAATATCAGGATCAATTAAATGATGAACAATTGAAACAAGTACAAATTCGTTTGGATGGCTTACGTGGATTGCAAAATTAGGTTAAATCGATGGCTGATTTAGCTGAAAAAGCTAAAGAAGTAACTAAAGAAAGCGAAAAGGCCGCTAGACTTGAATTATAGAAAGAATATCAAAATAAAGAAAAAAAAGTTATTTTAACTGAAGCACGAAAATAGTATATTACTGAATAGAAAAGTACAAAAACTAAAAAAGGCAAAAAAGAGGCTATAAGAGTTGAAAATCTTGGATATGGTGAATTAGAAGATGATGTAAAATTTGATCAATGGTTTTAGGCAAAAAAAGATGTTATTAAGGAAAATGTTAAGAATAAGTTAAATCAGTTAAATTAGGAATTATAGTCTGAATTTCAAAATTTGAAATTTGATTCACATTTAGGGGTTTAGTCGGGTCGTTTACAAGTTTTTGATAATTAGTGGACAAAAATTACTGAAGATATTAATAATCGACCTGAAGAAGAAGAAATAACTCAAGCAGATATTGACAGAGTTAAAGCTTATGGTAATGAATTAGATCAAATTATTAAAAGTTATGAAGATTTACCAGAAGAAGAATTAAAGCGCTTTTACGAGCTATTTGATGAAGCAGATAAAAATCCTTTAGAAAATTTAAAAGACATTAAAAATAGCATTTTAGAAGTTGTTAATGCGGCTGATGATTTACAAGGGGAAAAGATTGAAAAACTTAAAGAGATATTAGGATTAAGTAGTTCTAGCGCTCCTCTTGATGTAGCTGGTAATGTAAAATAGATAGTAGACTCTTCTAAAAATGGTGTTACTGATACAGAAGCTTATCAAGCTGCAGTGGAAGAAGGAAAAGCGACGCAAAATTATCGGCAAGGTCAAATAAATACTGCGCTTGAGGAAGTAGCTGCTTTAAAGATGATTAAAGAGGCTCGTGAAAATAATCTGAAGAATTGGTCTTAGAGAGTTACTGAGGTTAGCCAAGTGGTAATGGATTTAGGATCTATAGTTTCAAGCGTATAGGGAGTTATTAATGTTTTTAATAATCCTGATGCTACAGCTTGGGAAAAAGTGGTATCAGTTATCTCATTGTTGAGTGCTACTTTAGGTTCTGCGGTTAGGATATTTGATACTGCGAGTAAGTCAACTCTTCTTTTCAAATTGGCTGCAAAAAGTGCTGGCATATCTTTAAAAGAAATGGCAGAAGATACAGAAAAAGCTGCGGCAGTTTAGAGTTTACTTAATGCAAAGATTATGATTGCTCTTGCAGCTATAGCTGCAGTGGTAGCAATCGCACTTATTCTTGCTAATGCTTATAATGCTGATGCTAAAGCGGCCGAAAGAGCAGCAAAAGCATCTCAAGAAATGGCTGATTCTTCTGAAGAAGTTGCCAATCGCGCTAAAGAAGTCTAGGAAGCTTTTGATGGTTATAAGGAAGTCCGTAAAACTTTAGATGAATGTGTCAAAGGTACAGACGAATGGAATGAAGCTTTAAAGAATGTTAATGATAATGTTATTGATTTATTAAAAAAATATCCAGAATTAAGTCAATTTTTAATAGGTCGAGATAATGGTGTTTTAACATTAGATGAAGAAAAAGTAGAAAATTATATTAAATCTTTAGAAGGGTTTGGTTCTACTTTAAATGCAGCATCTTTAAGCGCGAGTGCTTATGCAAGTAAAGCTCAAGACAATTCTGATGCAGTAAATTTAAGTCGTTAGATTTTTGGAGTGAAAGTTGATAATTTTCTTCAAAATATTGAAGAATTTGCTGAACCATTAACTAAAGATGAGTTTAGATAGAAACTTCTTGATTTAGGTATTGCAACAGAAAAAACCATAGATAATATTGTAAGTTATCAAGATACTGTTCAAAATTTAGCTCAAGAGACAACAACTACTGCGGCGCAGATTAAAAATGCAGGCATTATTATTGCTAATTCAAGATTAGGCGAAGAAGCGAGTAATACAGAAGTTGGTATTGCAGGAAAAGCTTATTCTGACATTTATAATTAGAAATATGAAGAATATGTAAGCATTTTAAATGATCGCATGAATGTTTTCCAAGGGATAAATTCAACACCAGCTTATGATACTGCATCCTACCAAAATAGTGCTATTTATGGAACAGGTATTCGTATCAATGGAGTTCAAGGCAATGCTACCTATGCTGATATTTGGAAAGTTATTCAAGAAGAAACTGGTAAAGGACCTCTTATGTCCAATGCTTTACAAAATCATGATGGTGGAATACGATTTGCTTATCAAGGTGATGATGGTGAAATAAAATATGCTACTGCCGAATGGGTAGCAAGTGTTTTAGCAGCTAGAGAGGCTTTAAAAAATATGGAGGGCGCAGCAGCTGAAGCTGCAGCAACTTTAGAAGAAGTATCTCCTAGTAGCCTTAAGTTTGCAAATGCTATGGCCACGGCCTATCAAGAAGATGGCACCTTTAAATTTGGTAATTATACTGCAAATCTTACTCAAGCTGATTTAGCTACTCTTGCAAGCGGAGAATCAGAATCATTTTATAACATATTAGGCACTAATGCAACAGATTTTGAAAAACTCGCGGAGACTTATGGAGTTTCTGTTCAAGAATTAATTGACTTTTTAGTTAAAAACGCAGGAACAACTAGTGATAGCGTAGCAGCGGCAAAAGAAAAATTGGATGAAGCCACTAATGTTGAAGGTCTTTCTGCATCAGAAATACAAAGACTTGCTAATGCAAAAGAAAATGTAAAAGAAAAATCCAAAGAAGCCTTTAATGAAGTTGGCGCTCTAGAAATTGGGCAGATTGAAGAAGAAAATGCAGATAATGCTGAAGGTCTATTGGGATTTTTTGAAGGTTTAAATAATATAGATCTTCAAAGTGAAAATGCTGAATAGCAATTAGCAGATTTAGCCGAACAATATAATATTACTGGTAAAGGCCTTGAACTTTATATCAAATAGGTTAAAGATTTAGATAAATCTTACAATGTCTCCACAACCAATATAGCAACTCAAGCACAAGAGCTTCAAAAGATCATTGGTAATGGCTTAGACCTTGGCGATGTTATTACTCCTGAATCATTTAATACTTTAAAGCAAGCTGGAATTAATGTTGAAGAATATTTCTCTAAAAATGCTTCTGGAACTTATACTTTAACAAAACTTGCTAATGAATTTAATGAAGCTGTTAATAATATTACTTTAGATGCATTACGACAATAGCAATAGGACTATGGCATTGCTCTTAAAGAAGTTCTTGACAATGCACATAATGAATATGGTTTTGGTAATAGCCAATTAACTCAATGGATTTTAAATACCGATTCTACAATTGATAATAATGTAGAAAATTAGGACGTAGTTGGCAATAATGCCTAGAATTTAGGCCGTGCAAGATTAGACTATTTAAGTAGTTTTGATGCTGAAGCTTATAAAGATTTTGGATTTGAAGATATGGAAGGAGCTATGCAGCTTCTTGAAGATTATACTAAGAATCCAGAGCTTGAATTAACTAAAGAACAATTCCAGATGATAGCTGAGATGATTGGCTTAACTAATGATAAATTAGTTGAAACTTCTGGAATGATTGCTTCAATAACCAATTCTTAGGCCGAATTAAATAGTTTATATAAACAAGGTTTAATTTCTATTGATGAATATAATCAAAATTTAGAACGCATTTAGGTTGCAAATCTGGATAAAGATGTTGACGAAAAGGCATTTTCTTCATTAAAAGATACATTAAATGAACTTTCTGGTGAATTTGGCGAATTATCTGAAAATGTTAAAGACAATGAAACTGCGTTAGGAAACATCTCAGAAGCTGTTTTACGTTTTGATGATGCAATTCAAGATGTTACTGAAAATTATGATGATTGGCTCAATATTTTAAAAACTGGTTCAATTCAAGAGGTTGCTGAAGTTACTGAAGATTTAGCTGATGCTTATGGCGATTTATTAGACATGGATAATTCGTCTTTCTCTACTGGCTTTTTAAGAGATACTGATAATCTTAAGTTAATGAAAGAAGCTGCTGAAGGTTCGGCTGAAGCTTATGAAACGCTATAGCAAAAGGCTCGTCAAGACATTGAGGCTCATATAGATTCTACTAATTTAGAAGAATTTAAATCTCAATTATCTGAAGTTGAATCTGCTATGGATGCAATGCAATTCCAAGATTTAGAAATTGGAGCTAATTTAAACATTGATGGGTTTTTACAAAGTTTAAGCGATATGGTTAATGCTGCAGGAATGACTGCGGCAGAAGCAGAATCTTATTTGTCATCTTTGGGCATTGATGCAGAAGTTACAGAAAATGACACTCAATAGGAAATGGTCAAAAATGACTTAGTTCCAAAAATTGAATATAATACTCCAGTAACAGGTCCTGCTGCAGGTGATTTTGGTTAGATGACAACGGCGAAAGTTCCAACCATTAGATATGAAGCGGTTCCACAAACTTATCAAGATACTTATAGTGCGCCCACTTTAAAAGTTATGAGTGCTACTAAAAGTAGTGGTGGTAATTTTAAATTTAAGCAAAGTTCTCATGGTGGCGGTACTAAGAATCCTAAAAAGAGTAGTGGCGGTGGTGGAGGTTCTGATAAGAAAGAGCCTAAGCTTAACAAAAATGAAATTGAGCGTTATCATGAAATAAAGAATACTCTTGAAGATTTAACACGAGAATATGATCGTGTTGCTAAAGCTCGTGATCGAGCTTATGGTATGACCAAGGTTGCTCTTATTCAAGAGGAGATAGAGAAGACCAAAGAACTTGCGGAAGCCCAAAAGCAATATATGACTGAAATCAATGATAACCTCATTGACGATCAAAAAGCTCTTGCGGCCTTGGGCGCAACATTTGATTCTCGTGGTAATGTCAATAATTACGATTCTCTTGTTGCGGGTTGGGTTGCAGAGTTTAACGCTTCACTTACTGACGAAGCAGAAAAAGCTTATCAAGACAAAGTAGATGCACTTAATCAATACGAAGAAACTCATGATTTATGGCAAGATGAATATGATAAACTAATTGATTATTATAATCAAATTGTTGATTTGGAGTTAGAAGCCATAACTGTTGAAGTTGATTTTAAGATTGAATTATCAGAAAAGGAAATTGAGCGAGTGGAGTATGAAATTGAAAAACTCACTCGAAGTCGCACATTAAATATTGATATACAGATTAATAAAATGGGCGACTATATTCCTGAGTATATGAAACAATCTAAGGAATATCAAGATGCTATTCAAAAAATCTATGATAGTGCAATGAAATATGGTCTTACTGAATTAACACAAGATCAATGGGACACTATTAAAGATTATCAATCTAAGCTTTTAGAGCTTAACCTCAAGATGCTTGATAAAGTGCAAGAGGTTGAAGAGAAATTTAATGAAGTCATTGATAAGATGACCGAACGTTTTGATGAAGCTGAAGGTCGATTTGAAACTTATGGTAGTGTACTTGAGCATTTCAGTGATACAATGGAATTGCTCGGTATGAATACTAAAGATTTCGTCACTTATCAAAAACTTTTACAGCAAAGAATGGATACTTCAATTGCTACGATTGATAACAATAAAAAACGCCTTGATACTTATAATCAAGCATTAGCAGAAACTAAGGAAGCTTTAGCTCGTGCGGTGGAGCAAGGTGATCAAGAAAATATTCTGTTCTGGCAAGAAAAGGTCCGTGAGCTTGAAACCGCAAGTGAAGAAGCCTATGAAGCATTTATTTCCTCTTGGCAGAGTACAATTGAAGCTGCAACAGAATTCTTTGAAAGTAAAGTCGAGGCCATTATACAGCACTTCAAAGATAATCTTTTTGTTGATGGCTTAGATGCAATGGCTGATAAACTTGATAAAGTTAATGATGTGCGTGAACGTTATCTTGATGATTTTGATCGTTGGTATGAAATCAGTAAATTAAATCGTGAGATTGACAAAGAAATTGATGATACCAGTAATCTTTCAGCGAAACGTCGATTAGCTGATTTCCAAAAAGAAATATTAAAATATCAAGAAGAAGGCGCATTAATGAGCCAGTATGACTTAGACCATGCGCGCGCGCGATATGAATTATTACTTGCGGAAATTGCTTTGGAAGAAGCCCGTAATGCTAAGAATACGGTCTAGTTGAAGCGAGATTCTGAAGGTAACTGGGGCTATGTTTATACTGCTGACCAAGATAAAATAGCAGAAGCTGAACAAAATTATGAAGATAAATTGCATGATATGCAAGAAGCCGCAAAAGATTACCGGAATGAAATGGAATCTCAAGTAATTGATGCTTTAAACAATATGTTTGAAGAGCTTGGCGGACTTGATAAAAATGCAGCCGATTATCAAGAAAAAGCTTGGAAGATTTATCAATTCTATTATGATAAATTACAATATCTTGCTGTAGAATTTGATAAAGCTTTAGCCGATAGTAATTCTACTTTAGCTGATACAGTATTTGCCGATGAAGGCATTATGACTGATTTCTTAACTTATATAACTAACTTAATGAATAGTGTTAAAGATGCGCCAGAATAGTTAATTAATCAGTATAAAAATTTACAAGATACTATCCGCAAGGCTAATGAATCTGCGGGAATTGATAGTGATAATTTCAGTAATAATGTTATTATTAATATTGATTGGGTTAATGGTAAAACTGAAGACCTTGCTAAAGATATGGATTCTTTTATGGGAGATATTTCTGATAGTATCACTAAAGTAATTAATACTATTTAGACCTGGAAAGAAACTTATCTGAGTGCAATCAGAGATATGATGGCCGCGAATGAAAAATGGAATCTTAGTTCTTATGAAGTACCTGCTGGATATAGTAGTTGGGAAGATTATTTTAAGGATCATCCGCCTGAAATTGATTGGAACTGGACACCTAGCTACACCGGCGAAGCTGGCGGTGAATATCGCGGATATATGGTTGGTAATGCGAGTAATAGTGGAACTAGTGGTGGCAGTGGAAGTAATACAAATACACCAAAAACACCGTATACTCCAAGAACTCCTCCGCTTGATGATGCTATAGAGTTGCCTGAGCATGATACTTCAGATGCTGATGATGTTATTGAAAAATTTTATAATCATGGAAAAGAATCTTAGTATGCGAAAGAATAGGCGCTTATTGCTGCAGCAAAGATGGCTGGTAGACGTTATTAGGGACAAGTGACTAGAGAATTAAAGAAAAAGCAGTCTAAAAAAAATAAATTAACAGTTCCAAATCATTAGTGGGATGTGTTTGATACAGGCGGCTATACTGGTGATTGGGGAACTTCTGATGGTAAAGTCGCTCTTCTCCATGAGAAAGAGTTAGTCTTAAATAAAAAAGACACTGCCAACATTCTTGATTCTGTAAATATAGTACGCGATATGAATAATCAAATTAATCGCAATATTCGCTATGCATCTTTTGCGCAACAAGTCGCGGCGTAGATTAAGGAACAACTGCAAAATGAATTAAAGCAAAATGTTGAAATTCAAGCCACGTTCCCAAGCGTAACCAATAGTAATGAAATTGAAGACGCTTTCAATAATTTGGTTAATGCGGCGGCGCAATATGTAAATAGTAAAATTCAATAATTCTTTTGAGGAATGAGTATAACAAGCTCATTCCTCTTTTTTATTTGGACTAATATGATTAAATAATTTATGAAAATTTTTATAATAAAATAGGATTTAAGAGAGAAAGGAGTGAATATAATATGGGTATTAACTATGAAGAAACTTTTTGCGCGGCAGTTGATGAGATCGTGAGTCAACGCATTCAAGGTTTATCATTTAACGCAACATTGATCTGTAAGATTGTGAGTGCTGCTGATGCCGCAGAAGGTATTTATACTGTTAATGATGGTTCAGTAGAATTTGCCGCATACTCTTCAAATACTTCATATTAGGAAAATGATTAGGTATATGTAATTGTGCCGAATAATAATCGAGAAGAACAATGTTTAATCATTGGTAAAAAAATGTATAGTGGTTCAACATCATATACATTTACATCTCCTTTTGGAACAATTATTGATATTACAGAAAATATTATTGATATACCAATCAAGAAAAAAGGGCTAATAGCTAATTATGGTATGGATGAAACAAAACAAAACGATCATCAAGCTACCATGAGTGAAATTTGCTATGAAATTTCAGTATTAGTTGCTAATAATCGAGATATTATTAGTGATGAAATGTATGAGCAGTTAAAAGTGCTTTATAATGATTATGATAATTTGCAAAAAGAAAATAATCCTAATGCTGAAAAAGTTGCTATTGCTCAAACTAATATTTATGATTTTTATAATAAAAATTTAAAATATATTCCAGTTCCCGAATCTTCAATATTATATGTTAGCAGTACTGAATCGAATAGTTAGAAAATTCAATCAATTACTTTATGGGAGTATGAGCCTTCTTACCCAATTGCTGGTTACGATAGGTTAGGATTAAAAGGCGAATTTTGTTCGCTTTTATAGAATCTTAATGTTGTTGAAGGGCATTATGGGTTACGTTTATTATTAACCGCCTCACTCAACGGACCTGTCAGTAAAGATTCTCCAAAGACTGGTGTTTATGAATTAATATTAGATTCTGATGATATGAATGGTAATAAATTTGATTTTAAAGGTTTTTATCCGTAGGAGAAGGTCTTTGATATATCAAATTTTAATGCAATTACTAAATTAGAATTACAGTTTTATCAAGAACCAGGCAGTTTTAAAAATAAAAATGGTAAAACCGTGAAACCAGAAGTAAGTGAAAATTTATTTGTTAATGATCCTTATATATGTTTTGGTTATGATATAACTCAATTTGGTACTGATAAAGTATAGATTTTCTCAGTATCTTCACAAGCATATAGCGCGGCTGCAAGCGAACAATTAAATACTAAAGTAATTAAATTGCGTTGGGTGCATCAAGATGCGAAAAAAGTCGTTCGATCATTAGATTATAGCGATATTGTTGCTCTTGGAGATGCAGAGGTGCGTTGGTACCATTATAAACGTGGTGCTGAGACAAGTGATGCATATTCTGGGTTATATTGGGAACGTATACCTGATGATGATGAAGGGTTTAAAAATAATGACTTAAGTGAATATTATTTTTCTCCTAATTTATTAGAGTCTACAGAATAGATTAAAGTAATAATACGTCAAGGCGCTTATTATTTTATTAGTAATATTTTAACTTTTTATAATGAACAAGACGTAGTTAATCCTGCAACAATTGCCACATTAACTGCCTTTTAGATAAAGCCTTTAGATGATAGTGAAGGCAATTATTATCGTTATAATGTTGGTGGCAATATTGCTAATCTGGGAGACTCTTATGAAAAGAGAGTTATAAAAGCTTATTATAATGATGAAGAATTAAAAAATTCCATTACTTCATATATTGATTGGACAATTCCAATGACTGGAACAATGATAACTGTTTTTGATGATAGTTATTATGATTGGGAAGTAGTACCTAGTTATGTTTTGACTACTGACACGAAATTTTAGCTTAATAAAGAATATTATATATATAGTGAAAACAGTTATTTGAAATGGAAATGCCCTGAAGAAGCTATAGGTAAAGATATTCCTCCGCGAATGTATTATACCAATGAAGATAATCATTATTATATGGTTACTGATAGTGAGTTTAAAAAAGATAAAGAATATTACGTTCAAATAAATTATGTTCCTATAACTGTAATTGCAGGTAATACTGTAGATGACTATGGTGTTGCTATTTATGAAAGAGATTATTCTTCATTAACTGTGCGCAAACGTATTGTTAAAGTCGAAGATGGATATACTAATTATTTTATTTATGGTATATCTCCCTTTTACTCATAGAGTTATTTAAATAATTCTATTATTGCGGAAACAACAATATCAAATGTTTCTTATGCTACGAATTATTAGTTTCATTTTGGACTTTCTGGGACTTCGGGCAGTCCTTATACATTAACTTTGAATATTGATTCATGTGATAAGCCTTATTTAATTTATGATTATAAAGAACATGTTATTAAAGTAACAGCTAAGTTATTTAATTATGAAAATAATGAAGAAATAGAATTAAACGGCACTAATATAGAAATTAGTGCAATTCCAGAAGATGCTGATAAATTAAGTTTGGGTGTTTATGTTGAATCACCTGGTCGGCCAAGTGCTTCAACAAGAACTGTAAGCTTAAATAAAGATTATAATTTTACTAATAATTATTGCGGTGCAGTTTTGCAAGCAAAAATTTATTAGAATGGAATGGAATTAATTACATATTGTTCTATTCCAATTATTAAAAATTATAACAACAGTAGTAATTATTCAATGGCTGCTGTCCCAACAAGTATTATTTATGATTCTTCTGGTTATGTTTATTATTATAAAGATAAATTAAAACTTTTTAATAGTTCTAATCAAGAAGTTGCAAGTACTTGGAGTTTATTGTATAATAATAAAGAACAATGGTTGCCAGTTAAGGAAAGTACCAAATATACTCCATAGCTTTATAAAAATAATCAAGATGAATACTTTTTATTTCCATCAGTAATGTATGTTGATGGAATGCCAGAAGTAGTTTTAGTGGGACAAGATAAATATGGACAACAATGGTATTAGAGATTAATTATTACTAAGAATCGTTATCCTTCTGCAATGATAGATCGATGGAATGGTTCTACTGTTGCATTAAATACTGCCGAAGGAAGTATTTTATCTACTATAATTGCGGCAGGCTCTAAAAATGATTAGAATTAGTTTTCTGGTGTAATGTTGGGCGATTGGTCGGGATCTTCTGTAGAAGGTACAATTGCTTCGCAGACTGGCTTATATGGCTTTCGCGATGGTGAAATGAGTTTTGCTTTTATGGAAGATGGAACAGCATTTATGGGGCGTTCAGGCGAAGGTCGTATTTTATTTGATGGTACTAGTGGATCAATACAGTCTGGTAATTATATGCCTGGAACTCCAGCAAGCCCAGGTGTCCCAGAAGAGCCCGGTTCAGGCATGAGAATTGATTTAACTGAAGGCCATATTGACGCTTATGATTTTAAATTAACTTCTAAAAGTATTACTTTAAATTCTAGCCCTGAAATTATTGATGAAGATAGTGGATAGATTGGCCCTTATTTTAAAATCACTTCACCAGCTTATTTTTATGATGAAATATTGGGATGGGTTCCAAGTAGCAATGCAACAACAGATTTGGTTTATATGTCTGATCAAAAATATGAATTATGTTCAAGTAATTATCAAGCTGATTCTAGTGGGAATATAATTAGTGGAATGATTATTGACTTAATTCGAGGAACAATAAAAATAGGCAAAAATTTTGCTATCACTTCAGACGGAATCGTGCAATCTGCTAACGGCACTTTTACAGGTATTTCTTTAAGTGGAATCACAGAAGGTACAAATATTGATTTAGGTAGAAATGATTACACTGATAAACCTACGACATTAATAAATGGTAATTTAAAAAATGGCAGTATGACCAACGGTTTTTTAAGAGAATGCACTATCAATAAAAGTGCTTTTGCCTATTGTACTATAGATAATAATTGTAATTTGCATTTAAAAAAATTAGACAGTAATGGTGAAATAATGGATGATATTTATTTATATTCATTAAATACTGGAATAGGTATAGCATAGCAAGTCTATTTATTATCTAAAGATAATTTAAATGTTGAAGTAGTTACTGATGTAGCCGCCAATGGCAATGTTACCAAGAAAACATTAGCAAGTTTGTTAAAGGGTAATGTTGGTAATGTAATATTAGTAAAATCACGAAATGGGAATGGTTTTTATGAAAATTGAATTAACTAATTATGAAATACATACAAAAGCTTTGTCTTTTGATTGTTTAAAAAATAGTCCAGAATATTTTCCTGCGAAAATAATCTTTTATATACAAAAAAATATTAATCTTTTTAATTAGCTTGATATGGCAATAATTGCCGCGAAAGATTCAATCATTGAACATTATGGTATAGTCAATTCTGATTAGGGATTGACTATACCTCAAGACAAACTTCCGATAGCTAATTAGGAATTAAATGAATTGATGTTTTTAAAACAAGAGTTAGATATTTCTTTGATACCTTTAAGTTGGATTGAAGATATAAAATTTACTCCTGAGCAAATGTCAGTATTAGCTTTTATGATTGACGAAAATAAATAATATAGACAAGGAGGAAAAGGTGGATATGCCAATAGCAAAAAAACTATATCCTCCCACTTTGGGAAAAGTTCCTGCGTTTTATGGCAATATATTAACTGTGCCTTTCACTATGAATCGTTCAGTTCATAAAACAGATATAACAGGTTTTGCTATTATTGTAAAAAATATATTAAGCGATACTTTACTTATTAACGCCTTGCCCGCAACAAGTTGGGACTTAGATAGGATGGAAGTATATTTTGATATTTCTAATATTAATATGGTGCCTGGTGAATATTATAAAATTCAATTGGCATATATAAGTGTTGCGGGAGTGGGATATTATTCTTCAGTGAGTTCAGTAAAATGCACTTCAAAGCCTAGTATAACAATCGTGGGGCTTGAGCGTCACGCTGTGAATTTGCATATGTTTCATTATACTGGGCAATATTCTCAAAAGGGTATGGATTAGGATACTACTGAAAAAGTATATAGTTATCATTTTAATGTATACGATAGTAATGAAAAACTTATTGCCACTTCTGGGGAATAGATACACAATGGTTTAAATGATACTGTTTATCACACTTCTATTGATACTTTCGATTTTCCTAAAGATTTAAAAGTTGATGAAATTTATTATATACAATATACAGTAAAAACAAATAATGGTTTGGTGGCATCTTCTCCTCGGTATAAATTAATTCAACATCATTCTATTGATCCAGAGATGTAGGCTGATTTATTAGTTTCTAATAACTTTGATAATGGCTATATTACTTTAACATTATCGGGTAAAATTGGTGAAAGCGGATTAGAAATTCCTGCAACCGGTTTGTTTTCTATATCGCGTTCAAGTAGTAATGATGATTTTATGATTTGGAATGAAATTACTAAATTTTCTATGCAAGCACAATTGCCTTCTTCTTGGAATTGGCGAGATTTTACTACTGAATAGGGCGTGACTTATTAGTATAGTATTTAGCAATATAATGATGCGGGGCTGTATTCTAATAGAATTTTATCAGAAAAAATTCGCGCTGATTTTGAAGATGCTTTTCTTTATGATGGTGAAAGACAATTAAAGGTAAAATATAACCCTAAAGTTGCAACGTTTAAATCTGATTTGCAAGAAGCAAAACAAGAAACCATTGGTAGTAAATATCCTTTTATTTTTCGTAATGGCAATATTAATTATAAAGAATTTAGCCTTTCAAGTATGTTATCTTATTATAGTGATGAAGAGGATTTATTTATTTCTAAAAATGAGTTATAGTTTGAAGGCTATACAATAGATTTAATTACTGGTAATTTATATTCTGAAAGAGTATTTAAATTAAAGGCTTATGAATGGCTTACAAATGGTAAGCCTAAAATGTTTAGATCGCCAGGTGAAGGTAATTACATTGTACGTCTTTTAAACGTAACAATGGCGCCCGTGGACCCAACTGGCCGCATGCTGCATACTTTCACTTGTTCTGCTTATGAAATTGCAGAAAGCTCTTATGAAAATTTAGATAAATATAATTTTATTTAGATTAAATAGAGTTCTGAAAAACAATTACGTTGGGAAACTATTGAGCTTTGGAAATTAGATCAAAGTGATAAAGATATTTTATTAAATAAACATCCCGCAATAATGGCTGAATTTATTGGTATGACCCCAGGAGAGAAAGTACTAATAGATGGAGTTCTGGTTACTATTGGCGCGACAGGTGGTTATTTATTAAATGATATTAAGAATGAGATATCTGAAATTAAGTTGCCAGCTTATAGTCATGGTTCAGGTCATTTAACTTATGGTTATTATGCAACCAAAGAAGTTGCTTTTGATACGGTTACAGATTTTGAAATTGTAGATATAGCTGATAGGCAATTTATTGGTGAACACGATATTCTTAATGAAATAGTTGATGCGCGGACTGTTATTGAAAGATGGCATATTTATAATTTTTAGTTGCGACCAATTTTATCTTTATATTATCAAGATTTGGGTCGTGTAAGTGGTGAAACTGCTGCACCCTATATGCTATATTATGATTCTTTATGCACAGAAAGGGTTAAAGATTTTAGCATATTAGATCCTTGGTATTTATATGAATTGCGACCTGCAAAACTTAATTAGAATGTAATTGTATATTTAAAAGATGATACAAAAGATATATATAAAAGAAATATACCCAGGTCTTTAACTGGATATGGCACACCTTGGAAGATTAAAAATATACAAAGAAGAAATTCTACTTATGTTTATCTTTTAGCTGATCCAGAAAATCCTGCCTTTGAATTACCTTTAGTTAATGATAGTGCTTTTGCCGAGATAATTAGTGATATAACTCATTATTATGATTATTTTAATGATAAATTAATTAAAGTTGCAAATTATGATCCTTGTGTTTATATAGATGGTAATGCCATTTCTTTAAAAGAGATTAAAAAATATTATTTGCGCGCGCCCAGTATCCCTAAGAGTTTAACTCAAGGCAATGGTGTTGTTGGACATGTTTCTTTAAGAACTCGTATTACAACTTATCGCTTGGAAAACACTAATGATGTTGTTAAAGAAGCTAAAGAAAAATATCTTAATGCTTTATAGACTTTAAAGAATTGGTTGTTTGGTACAGCTTATGATTTAGATTTAATCCGACGTCATTGGCACGATGATTTCAAGCCAGAAAATGAACATTGGAGTGGTATTGGCATTGGCTGTAATGAAAAATTATACGATGATTCCACTTATGATGAAAAACTAGGGTTTACTGGGGCTTTAATTTGGACTAATTTAGATGAAGGTCTTAATAGTCATTGGATGAAGTTAGGTGCTGATATCACTTATAGTGAAATTGCTTTTGAGGAACCGGTTCTCAATAATGAAGATTATACTTGGATGACTTGTTGTTCAATAATGGAAGGCGAAGAAATACCAAGTTATTATTTATCAGGATACGTATTAGCTGGTGCGCAATGGACAACTGAGGAACATTATTTATATGATACTCCCGCAAATTGGGCAAAAGTTTGGGTTGATTTAACTCCTAATGAGGTTACTGGTAAAAAACCTTATTTGAATGATAGTCGCTGGATGCAAGCCTATACAAATCTTGAAGGGCTTGTGTTGGGTATGTATCAAGGCGATACTGAAATTGGCTTTTGGCTTTATGACGATCCAACAGAAGAAGAATTAATGGCTCGTAGACCAATTATTAAAGAAATAAATGGTAAACGAGAGACTGATTATATAAAAGTTATTGCAGCACAACGTAAAGAGGTTTATGAGCTTTATAAAGACTATATAGAAAAATTAAAAGCTGCAATCGCGGAGGATGAGGAGGCGCGCAAATAGTAATGTTTAATCCACTATTAAATGATGAATTTTTAAACAAATTATTTACTTATACTGAACGCGAAATTTTTGCGCGAATTATTTTGTTATCCTTTGACGAAACGCATTGTCTTGAAGAAATTCAGGGGCGAGTAACCGGGGGTACCATTAATATTAATGGTACCTCGGCGGTTCGCCGCACTTGTAATTTATCATTAGTTACTACAGATATGGACATAAACGCCTTTCATTGGGGACTGCATACTAAATTTTCTTTATCTATTGGATTAAAGAATTTTATTGATACAGAAAATTTCCCTGAAATAGTTTGGTTTCCTGCTGGAGTTTATGTTATTACAGGGCTTTCTACAAGTCAAGCATTAAATAATTTTACCATGTCCATTCAAGGTCAAGATAAAATGTGCCTTTTAAATGGTAGTATTGGCGGCACTATTGGATAGACTGTAAACTTTGGACAATTTGTTTATGATGATATTGAACTAAATAAAGAGGTTCGAGTTGATAGATTACTTAAAAGGATTATTTTTGATTTAGTTCATACTTATGGATTAGAACCAATTTAGAATATTTTAATTAATGATGTTGATAATAGTGGTATAGAGTTATTAGAATATCGTGGTGATACTCCTTTATATTTATTTAAAAAATATTGGGATGGTTTGAGTTCTTAGGGTAATTATTATGAAAACATGAGTACTGATGGTTCTTAGATTGTTTATGCAATTGATGAAGACTTTGAAGGTAATGAAGTTGAACGAGAAGTAAAATTAGAAGATTTTATTAAATATTATACTTTTGATACTCTTAATGATAAAGAAATAAACATCCCAACCAAAGTGTATCTTTTAAATAAAGATATGGTTTAGCATGGTAAAGAGCGTGATAAATATATTATTGCACGTATTCAATATGGCGAAACTGCGGGTTATCGTCCTACAGATTTAGTTTATCCTAATGATTTTATTTGTAATCCTGGAGAAAGTGTAACTGCACAATTAGATAAAATAGTTAAAGTGCTTGGTGATTATGAATATTATTATGATGTTTATGGTACTTTTATTTTTTAGAAGAAATAGACTTTTATTAATACTCCTTGGAATGGTACTGGTTCTAGTAATAATGAGACTTATTTTAGACAAACTGGATATGAGTCTTGTTATAAATTTTCTTTTGATAATGGAACTTTAATCACCTCTTTTAATAATTCTCCCAATATTGCGAATATGAAAAATGATTATTTTGTTCATGGTATTCGTCGAGGTGTGAGTGGTGGTGAAATTCCTATACATATGCGTTACGCTATAGCTAAAAAGCCTACGGAATATACTTCTATTGCAGTAAATGCTGAAGAAGCTAAAAAATATGGTAACAATAAATCTCAAGATCATCGTACTTACACAAATGAAGATTGGGATTGGCGTGAGATTATATATCAAATGGCGCATGATTTTTATTAGTACGGAACTATGGATGATTTTTTTGCACGAGTGCGGTAGGCTAATCGTATATATCCAGAAGATAAAGATTTATTTCCTTTTGGCAGTACTGGGTATGAAATGTTTTATACTGATTTAATGAGTTATTGGCGTGAGTTATATGATCCTTATGCTGAAGTTACTTATGAATTTATGATTTCACCATTAACGAAAACACCTATTAAAGTTATTGATGATTTAACTCGTCCTATTTATGCTCCAATAGTAGATGAAAATGGCATGATGAGTTATAATTATCTTGAAGTTAAAATTCCGCAAGATGAATTTGACGATAGAAAAATATTAGGCATTTATTATGAAGGTTTAGCTTTTGATTAGTATAAAAATGAAAAAATTGCAGAATATTGGAAATCTGATAATTCAGAAGGTAATTGGTATTAGTGGTCAATGACTCATCCAATTGACTTTGGTACTAAATATTATGTTAAAACAGAAGATGGCAATTTTTCTGAGTTATATTTTTCTTATGTGCGAGATTATCAATAGGTTGGCAATTGCTATAAAGATAAAAAACATTATTGTTAGTCTACAGGCTTTATTCATTTATTGCCTTATAAGCCCATGTGGCCAAATGCAGTAAAAATAACTCCTGAAATTATTGATAGAGCAACTTCATTAGAACCTGAAGTAGGATATGAATCTCGTCGCATTAATTGTGCTGACGAAAAATATTCTACTTATGAAGTATAGACTGAATTAGATAATAAGGTTAAGAAAAAAATATTGTCCATGCAAGAAGCTGCATTTAATTTAGAATAGCGCTCTTATCAACTGGAAATATATAATACCTTTAGAAAGTCTGCAAAAGAAATTTGGAATAATTTTGTTTAGACTTATTGGTGTCGACCTTTTAGTGTCGAGGTATCTGAAGCTTTTGGATTTTTTGATGATAATTATGATAGTGATTGGTCTGAAGGTAATAAATTAGGCTATATTGAAAAAATAAAATATTTGTATCCTAATGAGCCGAATAAATTGGTTGAGATTACTAATAGTAATATGTTTGCGCTATGTTTACAATATGATAATGTTTATGTATAGCGTACTAATATGTATTTTACCAACTTAGATTATATAGATATTGATGAAGAAGAAAAAAAGATTGATAATATAACTTTAGAGAATTTGGCTTCTGATTCTTCTTTTGAAAATAAAAGTTTTGCTTTAGAAGATTCTAGTATTATATATAATACAGATTTAAGTTTGAGTGGAAATGTTTCACTAACAACTAAAAACGAGCAAACTTATAATGACTTTTTCTTTCCTCCGTCAAAAAATGTTATGATTATGCCAAATGTTGAGAAGCATGTTTTTTATATTGCTTGTCATAGTCCAAATTTTGCATCGAGTGTAAAAATAACTTAGCTCATAAATGGTATATATTATAATTATGGGTCGGCAAATATTAATTATAATATTAATAATACTTGGTATGGAAGGTATTTTAAAAAAGGGTGGTATCGACATTCAAAATTAATTACTGGATCTACAAGCTATGTAACTAAGTTTAACTTTGGAATAAGCGTAGATACACCAAGCATTATTTGCATAGATGATATAATATTAATCGATTTAACAGAATCTTTTGGAGCTGGTAATGAACCTACAAGAGAATGGTGCGATGAAAACATTCCCTTTTTTGAAAATGAATATATTTTTCATAAAATAAATAAACAAACAAAAATTGCTTCAACTCATAAATATTATATTGCAACACATTCTTATGCTTCTGCCACAATATTTAGAATTTTATAGGGCTTATATGCAAATGTTATTTCAGATCATAGCAAGGGATGGTTTCCGCAATTTAAAGAATCAGAAGATTAGTTCCGATATGCGAATATTTTTATTTTAAAAGATTATGATGCACTTAAATTTATAATTACTACTTTATCTGAAAATGTTGATGGTGCTAATGGCTTAGTCGCACCTTTTGTTATGATAGATTTAACTCGTAAGTATGGGTCAGGTCAAGAGCCCAGTTTAGATTGGTGCAATCAAAATATTCCATTTGATGAAAATATTTATATTTTTGCTGATGCAGAGGAAGAAGAAGAGCTTGAACCTTTATATTATTATGCATTAAATGGTACATATAATACTGAATATACAGAGTATATAGATGGTCGAGAAGTCCATTTTTCAAATACATACGGTTTCTTTGCGCCAGAAAATGATAATCCTGGGATTAGTTTAATTATTGATGATAGCAATTTACTTAATGCGAAGAAAACCCACAATTGTTATATCTATCAAGATGTAAATATAGATGACAAATTTTTAAGATTAACTGAAGATAGTGTGTATGATTCTAAGAAAATCTATTATGAAAAAACTGACCATTATATTGATGGATATCATCAAACTTTTTCTGAATATACCGATATTTATGAATACGATGCTGTTCTTAAAGAATATCTTGCGGTTATGAGTAAAGGAGCGAATGGTTTATATTCTTTCAGAAAAGATAGGGTAATATCTCCCTATTATCGTTATCCAGAAGTAAATCATACTAATCCAAAAGATGATGAGGTGTGGGGCAGAAAAGATATTATTTTCTGCAAAATTACTAAAGGATATTATCTTAAAGAATCTACTGCAACTTTATCAGGATATGAAATTGTGCCGACTGAATATAGTATTTATAAAGCAATTAAAACCGCGGAAGATTATGCGGCATAGCAAGCTTTAAAAAATGTGTTTGTTCAAGATGGAATTGAAGATATTGTAATTTATGAACCTAAGAAAAATCGTTCATATTATACTAAAACTTGCCAATATTATAAGCCTATTGACGGCGTTGATAAATCATTATATTATTGGAATAAAAATGTAGTTAATGCTCCTGAAGTGCTAAACTATTGGTTAGATTTCTTAGATGGCGATGATTTAGAGAAGTATTCTATTAATATAGTTGGAGATAGGCCTAAAGCAATTAATGATGATAAGGTAACAGCCATCTATTATAGAGAAACTCCTACGGTGATTTTTTTAACTGATAAAAATTAGTACGATGAACTAAAAGCGCGAGGAGAGATAAGGGACGGTTATAGTTATATATATTTAAATACTGAATATGAGAATATGTTTAGTATTAGCGCACAAGGCAAAGATGCCCATGCAGTGATAGACAATATGGTGTATAATTATTCCTATTGTGTTGAGTCTGTAACTGTAAATGCAATACCTATATATACATTAGAACCTAATACTTAGATTTCAATCTATGATGAAACAAGTAAAATTAATGGTTTGTATAATATTCAAACCTTAACAATACCATTAACTCATAATGGATTAATGAATATAAAAGCAACTAAAGTGGTTGATCGAATTTATTAATTAAGGAGGATAAGGAGAATGGCGAGAAAAGTAATGCAATTCCGTTATTATAACGATAGTTCTTTAGAGAATTAGCCGAATAAAACGAGCGGAATATCTGGCGCAATTACTAAAGCTAAACTTACCTCTGGTAGTATTTTTTCCGCCTATTTGCCCATAACACAATTGGGCATTTAGACGGTTCCAGGGACTAAGTTTTATTTAAATAATGCAGATAATCCAATTATTATTGGTGCTACTGGAATTTATGAGTTAGATTTAGAAGGATTAAGTGAAATTACTGCAATTTCTTTTGATGCTTCTTCAATAGCTTCTATATCTTCTAATGATAGTGCTTATTTAATTGTTGATATAGTTTATGATCAAGATGATGAGGAGGAAACGGTTTAAATGAGTTTTTATGGTAAAGTGGTAAATTTAGACCGCGCTCAATTCAATTTTGATAAAATATACTCTAGCCGCTATGAGATGGATCATAACATTAAAACTGATGGTATTTATGTAAATCGTTTGGTATTGGTGGAATATGACTCTGAGGGTAGCGACGATAGTTTTAAATCTTGTTATTTAGCACCTGATGGTAAATTATATGCAAGTTTTAAGCAAAAAGAGGGCGCAAGTATTCAAGAAGTACTTGATGGTGCAGTTGAATTTCCTGCAGCGTATAAGTTAGAAGTTGTATCAAGCTCAACGGTAAGTTTAAATTATTGTCAAGTACGACAAGGTGATGTAGTGCGCGTTCCGGCGACTGTTATTGATAAAAATGGTAAAATTATTGAACGCTTTAATTATAATACTTTAGCTAGTTCGCATGAACCCATTGATATTGGTACTCTTAATGGTTCTGTAACTCTTTATTATTAGGCTAAATTGGTAAATGGTCAATCTGAATTTACTATTTTAACAAGTGCGAATTCTGCTTATGTGCGTAATTATGCTTTAGATACTTCTATTTATGGTAAAGGACGCGGTTGGGATTCAACTGTTTGGTAGAAGGTTTATAAAGATAATAAAGAACAATATATAATGATTGCAGAACTTAATTCCACGATGCCAGCATTTGGCATTTCTACGGATGCGCCAAGTATCGTGCCTACAGCCCCACACTTTGATACTGATAGCACTAATAAATTTTATTAGTTACATTGGCAACCTTCATGGGGATTAAGAGTAAAAGGTGCCGAACAATTTACTGGTCCAGTACTTGATGAAAATGGTAATAAAAGTGAATTATTTACTAGTTCTACTATTTTAACTAATGATGTAAAAGATTATCCTTCTGACGAAGAGACTTCTTGGTCTCAAATTAAGATGGATACTGAAAATAATACAAGTCAAAAACAATATTTTAATATAGAAACTAAATAGTGGCAAAATGCAGAAAGTAAGATACCAGCCGCAATTTATTATAATAAGGCGGGTTTCGATCCTGAACATATTTCTTATGCTAATGAAAATATAACAGATAAAATTTCTGTTGAGCCTACTGGATATAGTGGTCATTTATATAACCAACATGATGGTACTAATCGTTTAGCAGTAAGCGAAGATACTCAAGAAATTAGTATTATGTTGCCTTCTCTTGGCAATACATTAGCTCATGTTTGGGATTTGGTTTATGGCTCAGAAGAATAGAATGGTTCTTTGAATCGTAATCTTAATATAAATTGGGACAATAAAGATGGTTTACGGCTTGTAAATGTTAATCCAGAAGGCAATGGATATACTTATGATACTGATAAAGTTAATACTCTTGCAGGATGTATTAATTCAGTACATGATTTAATGGGTATGATTATTGTTGCTAATAATGACAATCATATTGATTTACAAGATTTTAATAATATTGATTTAGATAAAATATATTATCAAAATCAAAAATATTATCGTATTCGTAAGACTGATTTAGTAAAAAAATACAAAGAAGGATTACTTACAACAGTTGTTTCTATTGATGGTAAGTATAATTTTAAGCCTGATCGTAATTATTATATTGTTTATTTAGAGGATGGCTCAAATGCGCAATTTGATAAAGATTAGGCTACTTATATTAATCAGCATTTTAAAGTGGGCCAAAAGTGGAACATTGAAATTGCTGATGTAATAGATGGTATAATTCTTGCGCCAGATATTATTGATGTAAAAATTAGTGATTAGACTAGTTTATCATATGTTTTTGAACCTGATAAAAAATATTATATTGTTGATGTTGGTACAAGTGGGTTAACGATCGGTTCTGCTTGGCTCATTAGTGATACTAAGGTGCGGCAAGGAATTGAGCTTGCGGCGAACGTAGCTGAAGTTGTTGAAGTGTCGCGTTATAATATGGTCACTGGTACTCAATATCAGATTTCTGCTTTAGAAGATATAGATGATCTTTTAGAAAAATATGTAATTGGTGATATTTGGACTGAGGGAGATAAGGTAGTTCCTGGAGTTACATTATCTCAATATGTTGCGGCGACCGATTAGAAATTATATTATGATATGCAAGATGGCATTGATTATTATATAGCTAAAGAAATTGGTAGTGGTACTAGTCTTACTGAAGAGAAAATTCAAGAGCTGCAAACTAAATATGGTTCCATATATGAAAATCATGAAGTTTGGCCTTATGGAGCTGAATTTATTGATGGTATTGTTTTGGGCTATTATGAAGAAGGTAGTACTGAATTAACACTTATTGGTTCTAGTTATAAGCGCGAATGGATATTCCGTGATGGTGTTATTTATCAAATTACTCAAGTCGAAAATAGTGCTGGTATGTCAAATGAAGATTATGAGAAGTTTAAAAAGCAATATCAAGTTGGTCAAGTTTGGGATACCACTAATAAAACTTATATAGAAGGTTTAACTCTTGCAACTCCTCCTATTAATGCACTTAATAGAAATGAATATATTTTAGAAGAAAGCATTAATTATCAAGTTGTGGGCTATGACTTAACTGGACTAAGCACTGATGAGCAGACCTCGCTAAAAGCTAATTATCCTCTTGGTAAAGCTTGGACAAGTATTGTCGCAATACCTGGCTTATTGATTGGTGAAAGCCGTGCCGCAACTAAAGAAATGTATTACTATGAGTTCATTGATGGTGTTAATTATTATATTGAAGGTATTGATAATTCTAAGACTTATGATTAGATCTATACTATTGGATAGAAATGGGACACAGATTATAAAACTGTTGTTGACGGTTTATCAATAATCGGCTAGTAGATGGGTTATGAATTTAGTGAATTGGTTGGTTTTGCTGATGGGTTAAATACTATTCATGGATTAATTCTTAAATTAAATAGTTTATTAGAGATTGATAATGAAACGTCTCGTGACAATAAAACAGTTTAGGGTTGTATTAATTTGATGAATGATATTTTAAATACATTCGATACTCTTATTCCTAAATCATTATTAACAGTTGATTAGTTTGGTAAAATAATTAGTGCTAAGATTAATACTGATTAGACAAATAGTATTAATTTTACTAAGGAACCCCCTAAAATAAATTGTTTTAGCAAAGACAGTGATGATATTATTAATAAAGATATTTATAAGTATGAACACAGTGACCCTGTTATGATTGATAAGCAATGGATTACTGTTAATATTAACAATGATAAAAATAATAATATTCTAAGCATTCATCATAATTATCATAAACTTGAAGATATTAAACCTTCATTAGAAAACAATCCTAATGCTTATGATCTTTATAATATGACTTATACTGATGATAAGTATAATGGAAGTATTTTATTGCGCGATTATCTTATTGATGAAACTGGGCATGTTGTTGGTAAACAAAATAAGATTGCGCCGCTACCCACTCATTTTAAAGATATAATAATTAATAATTTAAATTATTAGCCTTACTTTAGCAGAATGCTTGAACTTTCTTATCAAGGTGCAATATTTAATCTTGATAATCCAAAAGTGATAGAAAATAAAGATGCTTTACTTGCAGCTTGGCTTGAAGAAAAAAATAGTGGTAATCTTACTGATACTGAATATAATTTATACCTGCGATGGATAGCTGAGTTTGAAAATAGTGTAACCGCACGAGGTGATAGCAATCCTTATGAAACTAGTCATCCGCGCGATATATTTACGGCAATTCCTGAGAATAGTATAATTTACAGTGCGCCAATTGCTGCTGAAGTGCCAGTGCGTGGCAGTATGACCTTCGGTGGTTTACTTAAAACTACTTCAACATAGAAACCTTTAGAAATAACTTCAGTTAATAAATGGATTCAATTAAGGGGTGTATTTGTTCCTGTTGGAGGTAAGCGCGAACCGCACTATTATAATGAATTACTTTCTTTTGGAGCAACATTCACTGAAGGCACTTTAGAATTGACTAATGCAGCCGAATTAATTTCTAAAGCAAATGCTTTGGCAGGTCCTGAAAAAACAATGTGGTTAAGTCGTATTCAAGAATATCAAAGCGATTGGACGTTACCACGTACTGTTAATGACCAATTATAGGTTGCACATAAAATTTCTGTAGTTGATACAAGTGATAAGCCCAATACAGAAGAGCCTGTGTTGTATGATATAGAATATGATGAAGCTGGTCATATCATTGGAAAGCATAAGTATACTAAAGGCATAAGTGCTGATGTTGGTTCAAGCACGGTTAAAGGTTATGCTAATGAAATTACCCATAGTATTATTGAGCCTACAGGCGAAGCTACTTTAAATAATTATATTAAACGTTTATGGAATAAAATAAATAGTTTAGAACAAAGAATTGCTGTTTTAGAAAGTAATACTTAATTTTTATAAGAACGACTTGGTCTTAATAAGGCCAAGTCGTTTTAATTAATAAGCAGTAAATTTGACTATTATGTGAAGAATTTAAAAGAAAAGGAGTGAATTTTATTGACTCAGTATGTAAAATTCTTGCGCGGTCTATATGATAATTATGCCAAGTTGGCAGTAAAAGATAAGGACACTTTATATTTTACTACTGCGGCAGCCGACTCTCAAACCGGTCGTTTGTTCTTAGGTGATATTGAAATTACTGGTTCTACCAGCTCTGGTGGTGTGGTCCCCAGTGAAATTTCTCTTGGTGAATTAGGTAATATTAATCTTTCTGAAACTCTTGGCACTAATGATGTTCTAGTTTATGATTCAACAAGCGAAAAATGGGTAAATAAGCCTATATCTGACCTTGTTAAAATCGAAACAATGATTGGTGCTAAGTCTGATACGGCTGGTAAAGCTGGCTATGTTCCTGCTCCTGCTGCAGGTGACCAGACTAAGTTTCTGCGCGGTGATGGCACTTGGGTAACTGTTGATGTTGGTGAAATCGACGGTATATTAGACACTCTTGAAGAACGTTTAACTACTATGAATACTACTGTCGGCAATTTGCAAGATACAGTTAACAAAATTCAAGAACATCCTACACTAGAGCTAAACACTCGCGTAAAGGCTCTTGAAGATATTATCAATGATACTACAACTGGTGAAGGCGAAGGATAGGTAACTACTCTCGGTCTCAAGAGTGTTGTATCTAATTTAAAAATTTCTGTAGAAGACCACGAAACTCGTATTACTACTATAGAAACCGCTTTACAGTGGGCCGATATTCTTGCTGGTGAATAATCTAATTAAAAGGAGATATTTAATTAATGGCTAATGTTGGATTTTTAAGGGGTTCTCAGGCTAATTTAAATACCTTGATGACCGGTAAAACTGGTATCAAAGAGGGCTCTTTCTATTTAACTAATGATACTAATCGTTTATACTTTGGTAAATCCGCTACTGAGCTTGTTGCTCTTAATGAGGGTGTAATAACTGTTGCGGCTATAGCCGATTTGCCTTCGGGTGCCGATCTTTCTAATGAAATCGGTCACTTTTATTATGCTACTGCTGAAAATATTCTTTGTGTTTATAATGGTAGCCAATGGGTACAAATTAATCCTGATACTGATACTCAGGTTTCTTCTGTAAATACTGCTGTTGTTGTGGCTGAAAACGCTGCGACTGCAACCACAACTCTTAAGTTTTCTCGTGATGGTAAAGATCTTGATGCTGCTGAAAACAAGTCTGCTACTTTGAAGTTTGTTGGTGCCGACCTTGTTTTGACTGCCAATGGTGCTGATGGTATTAAGCTGACTGGCGATACCTATTCAATCGGTTCCAGTGCTATTGCTGGTGGTGTAGCGATTGATTTAAATCGTGATAATGCTGCAGATACCACTCGCAAAGGTAAAATTGGTTCAGTCAATTTAAAGGCTGGTAATGCAATTAAGTTAGTGCGTGACACTAATGGTGATATTACTGTTAATGCTACTACTGAAGTTGGTTCTGTTGAATCCACTACTTTTACGGTTTCTCAAACTGGTCAAGTTGCTACTATTGAAAGCGCAGTTAAAGATAGTCTTTCAACTGATCCTGTAAAGGATAGTTTCAAGCTTGCTGCTGATGGTAATGATATTAGCCTGAGCACTGATACTGAGACCAAAACTGTTAAAATTAAGGGTAGTCACTTCTCTTTAAGTGGTGAAACCAAGGAAACTGATAATACTGCCAAGATCACTTTAAAATCTGACCTTACAGGCAGTGCCAGTTCTGATTTTAGCATTGCTGGTGGTGATAATGTAACCGTTACTCAGAATGGTTCTGCAATTAGCATTACTGCAATCGATACAACCTTAGATAGCGTTGCTGTTGATGCTCAGGCTGCAGGTTATAAGGTAACTGTTAAGGACACTACTACAACTGATGGTGTAACTACTACTTTTGATCCTAAGATTCAACTTGCTGGTGGTGAATCTGTTTCTTTCGTAAATGGTATCGCTACTATCCCCACTAAGGTTATTGATGATAAGATTACTGCCGCCAAGCAGAGTATGGATGCCATGGTATTCAAGGGAGTTGCTACCGCCGTTCCTACTGGCACTCAAGAGATTGGCTGGACTTATAAAGCTACTGGCGACTTCACCATTCCTGCTGGCAGTGTTGAGGGTAGTACGGCTGCAGCCAATGTAAAGACTGGTGACTTAATCGTTGCTACTGGTATTGAAGTCGGTGGCGTTATTACAAGTAACTTAAAGTGGTATGTTGTCCCCTCTGGTGATGAAGAAAATACTACTTATAGTTTTGCTCGTGTTGAAGACGGTGGTAAAGTTGGTATTAAACTTGCTCCCGATGGTATGGCCGCTAATGTTGTTGGTCAGATGACCGTTGAAGCTGGCGATAATATTGCTATTGCTGCTAATAATGCTGATGAGGATGGTAAATATCAGAATGTAAAAATTAGCCATGGTGCGGTTGGTACTGCTGTTGCAGCTCCTACTGCTACTAAGGTTAGCCAAAAAGTTGATGAGGCTCTTGTCATTACTGCTCATGAAGTAGCTTATGATAAATATGGTCATATCACTGGCGTAACTGCTAAAGAATATACTCTGAAAGATACCGATACTCATAATGATATCGATACTTTTGCTGTTGCAGCTTCTGAAAACGGCCAGGGCGTCGTACATTCTGTAAAAACTAAAGACAATACTAACGCTATGACCGCTCAGGTTAATTATGTTGCGGCCACCGATAATCAAAATATATCCATTAAGACCACTTCTGTTGCTGGTGTTGCTACTGTAACATTTGATCTGGTTTGGGGTACGTTTTAATTGATGATTGGACGAATTCCAATAAATAAATAAGTATAATTTTTAATTTCCTTAGAGGAATAATAAAAGGGAAAGGGGCTTTTGTTCCTTTCCCCTTTTTTTATTATGTTACGAAATGATAGAAAGGAGTTAAAAAATATAATGGCAACTGCATTTAGACCCGTCCGCACAACTAAAGATAGGCTAAATATTGAAAAATATAATGAAGGCTATATTTATATGGTAAAAGATAGCGGCCAAATTTTTATGGATGCTGATGGGAAACGTATATTATTAGGTAATAATGGTGTGTCATTATTTTATGGTACTGACGAAAAACCAGTAGAAGATCCAGATTTAGAAACTGGTTATATTTTAGTATTAAGTAAAATAGAAAATTATGAAAATTGCCATGAAGGTGATTTAATTTTAAATAAAAACGATGGTGCTTTTTATCAAATATTAACTATTGATGAACCAAATGATTAGATATATTGTGCGCGTTTATCTATAAGTGGCGGTGGTGGAGGCAGTGGAGATAATCCTGGCGGTGGCCGCAATATGACTTTTAAAGTTGAAGGTTTAACACACTCTACTGTTATTAATGGTACAGAAGTTTCCACTTATGTGACTGCGACCGCAAAACAAGATGCCAATGGTGATTATGAAGATGATGTTTTAACCATTAATTGGGCTTTATATGAAGGCATTAAAGATGAAGGCACTCCTTATATGCGCGGTACATTTGAAGTTAATAATGGCGAAAGGACACAATTTGAATTTGGTAAACGATTAAAAGCTAATACCACGAGTTCATTGTGGATGACCGCTTCCGGTGTTAATAGTGGTATTTCTATAAAACGTAATATTCAAGTTACGACTGTTGATTTGATTCTTAGCCGCAGTTCCAAATTTTCACCTTTAACTTTATATAGTTCTACGGTTAAACCTATTATGTATTGTAACGTGTCTGGCGCAATTACTAAACAATTATTATTTTATGTAGATAATGAATTGGTAAATGAGCAGATATTAGATTATAATAATAATGGTGAAAAATCTTATACAATAAATACCGCAACATTAGAGCATGGCACTCATATAGCTCGTTTTGAATTATATTCTTATGAAAATAACAAACAAGGTGCTGGCCCAGAACCTATTGAATTTGAATTTGCTTATAATAGTGGCTCAAATAATTTGCCAATTATTTGGATTGGTTCTTATAAGAATGAATACTATAATTATGATAAAATTCAAATTCCTTTCTTGGCTTATGATCCAAAAGTTCCAACCAATACAATTGTTAATTTTTATAAAGATGCAAAAATACTTGAATCTAAACAGTAGGTAATAAATTTTACTTCTACTTCAGAATATAAAATTTTTGAAATTACTGATGTTACTACCGATGAAGAAAATCTTTACTATATTTCTTGTGGTGAAGGCGAACGTGAAGTGCGCCGCGAAATCGCATTTAACGTAAAGACTGATCCTAATCGTGATATGAACATCATTGCTGAAAACTTAATGCTTTCATTTGACGCAACTGGCCGCTCAAACAGTGAGTCGGCCGCAAATCGTGAAAAATGGCAGTATAACGATTATAAAGCAACTTTTGAAAACTTTAACTGGTATAATAATGGTTGGCTCCTAGATGAAAATAATAACACTTGTTTACGTATAAGTAATGGGGCGAAGTTTTCAATTCCTATTGGCCCAATGACATTAAATTCTAATGTTAGTGGTATTAAAAAATGTACCTTTGAATTTCAATTTAAAGTTAAGAATATTAGTAATTATAATAAATTAATTAAAGAAATTACTCGTTATTCTGACGACTAGGCTGCTTATGATGCATTTCTTGCACAAGATAAGTATGATAATTATGATGCCTTCTTACATGATAAAGCATTAGAACTGTTAGGCAAAGAATATGATGATTTAGTCTTTAGTCAAGTTTATAAATAGATATCCACGGCAAATGCATTTTGTAAGTACATTACTGGCACTACTGGATTGTGTTTAGGACCATAGGGTGCTTTTTTTAGTGACGGTACTGATACTGTTAATGTGGCCTATGTTGAAAATTAGTTAGTTAATTTAAGTATTGTATTCTCTCCTAATTCTAATTTAATTTTAATTTATATTAATGGTGTTTTAACGGGGGTTAATAAGATTACAGTGGACAGTGCAGTTAATATCACAAGTTCAGCTATTGAATTTAATTCAAGCAATTGTGATATTGATTTATATAAAGTGCGTGTTTACTCTGAAAGCTTAGATCTATTAAATATTTTAAAGAATTATGCCGTTGATTTTAAGGATGTTTTAATTTATGATCAAAATAGCATTGCTTCTCTTGACACTAGTGTTGGTAATGAGCCTAGACTGCGCTATGAAGACATGATTCTTTATAATCAGACTCATCCTGATGATTATTTAATGCCTTATTTGATTTTTGATGTAACTAATACTTCGTTGAAGAATATGCCTTATAAAAAAGCAGTTAAGGTTAATGGTGCAACCATTACTTTTGTTAATACTGGTTTAGATAGGGCTTATGAAAATGGCGAGTTACTTACTAAAATTAAAGAGGATAAAGAAATCGCTGGCATTCTTGCTGAATAGGGTGAAATTGCGGCAATTGAAGAATATTATAAACATCATTGTCCAAGCTTCACTTCTACTGCCTATGAAGATTTAAATAATACTGGCGTAACGCTTTAGGTTCAAGGCACTTCTTCTGAATTCTATCCTCGTCGCAATTATAAAATAAAAACTAAGGGTTCAGATAAGAATATCAATATGTATATGAATGCTGGGCCTTTTAAAAGTGCTTATAAAAATAAAGAAGATAAGTGCCATCTTGATGCATTCTATTATGATAACTATACGGTAGGTACTACTAAATTTACTGTAAAGATTGATTATATGGAATCTTCCGGTACTTATAATATGGGTATGGCTAATTTTGTTGCTAATGCCTATACAAAACATCCTATTAATGATTATAATAGTGTTGGCGCTTTTACTGAATCAAAAGAAAATTATGAAGTTGCAACCTCTTATGATGAAAACGCCACCTATTATGAACTAAATGAGGCTGGTAAATATAAGAAATTAACCGATCAAACTATTGTAAATGCTGAAAATGTTGGTAATTATTATATTGCAGTTACCACTTATAAAGCATATGATTGGCCGAATATAAAAGATTATCGCACCAGTGTACAAGGTTTTCCCGTATTAGGTTTCTGCAAAAATGGAGAAACCTATACATTTTTAGGTCGCTTCAATCTACTTTTGGATAAAGGTTCAGATGAAGCTTATGGATTTAAACCCAGTGAAAAAATAAGCCAAAAATTTTTAGGTAATAAAGCCGTACGTAAAATGACTGAGTGCTGGGAATTCTCAGATAATGGCCGCACATTCTGCTCATTCAGAGATCCTTTAAAGCGTAAAGAATTCAGTTTTAGTATGACTCAAGATGAAATGCGTCGCGCTGGAATGAATACTGAAGGCCTTGTGTTTAATGGCAATGAGCGCGCAAACTCTAAGGGTTGTGGCCCAATAGTAACGGATAGCTACGAATATCGTTATCATACTGATTCTGATCTTTTGGATTATATTTATGATATAACTGGTGGCGGTGTAACTACTGAAGATTTGGCTGATGGTGGTTATGCTCCCGAAGAATATTCTACTCCTGAGAATAGAAATGCCTCTTTGTTTAAGAAGATGAAAAACTGGGAACGTGCTTGTAAATGGGTTTGGAGTACTTGTGTTGATTATGTTGGTAAAGAAGACGATTTAATTAATAAGTATGCGATAAAACAATATGGCAAAAATGCTACATTCGTTCATACTAAAAAATATTCTGCGGCAAAAATTCCTACTGTTGAAGAGACAATTTTATTTAATCCAACAGAAGTAACAATGGCTTATGATAACGTTAAGAATAATTTAATTCAAGCCGGATTAACTGAAGATATTTTAAAGAGCGCTGAATGGGGTACTGTTGATGGCACTGATAGTAGCGGCAATATTATTTATACATTTTCTGATAGTGATGTATTCCGCGCTTATGCTAAAATTACTGGTTATGTTTATGTACAAGATCTTGATAAAGTTGGTACTTATTAGACTGGTACAGTTGAAGCTTATACCAATGTATTTAATACAATTAAACAAACTCCTGAAGATTATGCAACTGATAATATTGAAGTTCTTAATCCCGCAGTTACCATTAATAGCGTTACTCATTATTTTGATACTCAAGAATATCGTTTAGCCAAATTTAAGAAAGAGCTTCCTGAACACTTCGATTTAGAATATTGCTTAGTGTATTTCTTAATTACAGAAATTTTCCTTTGCTATGATAGTCGTGGAAAGAACTGTATGATGGCGTCCTGGGGTCCGCAAAAAGAAGGTGGCGATTATATTTGGTATCCTATTTTTTATGATATGGATACGCAGTTGGGTATTAATAATACTGGTATTCCTTCTTTCGAGTATTATGTAAATGCCCAAGAAGAAGGTTGTTTCTCTACTAATGATAGCGTATTATGGGCAAATCTTTATACTTGTTTTAAAGATGCTTTAAAAGCTAAGTATTTCCAGATGCGCGGGGATGGTAGTGGTATTATAAACATTAATACTAAAAAAGCTACCACTCCTTTGCTTGGTTCTTCTACTGGCGATAATGACACTCGTTCGGCATTGCAGCGTGATGTTGACCATATTGAAAAATGGTATTTAGCTGACCCTGACGAATGTGACTCTATTGCGATGAGAGGTATTCGTCCTTTAATGGCTTTAAATTTAGATGAGTATTGGAAGTATATTTCTATTACTAATGCCGCAGGTGATGGTTATCAAAATCAAGATGGCGATAAAGCGATTGATGGCGATGGCACTTATTTCTATGCTTTGCAGGGCGACCGCAGTTTATCACGTTAGCAATTCTTAATGAATCGTATTAATTTTTATGATTCAGTCCAAGGCTGGGGCGAATATGCGCGTGCAGGTACCTCAATACAAGGTCGTATTATTGCTAATGATATAAATCAAACTTCTGATAAATATATTGATAATAATACTACTACATTACCAGATGGATTTGTATATTCACCATATTATGTTATGGAAAATGGTGTTGAAAAGAAAGATGCCAATGGCAATCCTATTAAAACCAATTATTTAGATGCCGATTTGGCAGTCAAAATAATTCCTTATCAACGTCAATATGTTACTATTGGCGGTGATAATAGTTCAATGGAACCGTAGTTATATAAGGGCGATAAAGCTGTTTATATGCAACTTCCTGGTAATATGCCTATTGGACGTCGTAGCGGTGCTAAATATGGCGAACAATTGTTTTATATTTATGGCGCGAGCTTCTTACAAGATATTGGTGATATGAGTACTCTTTATTGGCGTGAATTCAAAGCATTAGGTGCGTCACGTTTATAGAGATTATTACTTGGTTCAGAATATCCTGGATATTTCTTAAAGACTAATCCGCCCAGTTTTGATGCTTCCAAGAATAGCGCAAAAGGTAAGCCAATGTTAAAAGAAGTAAATCTTACTGGTGTATTTATTGAAAATGTGCAAACATTAGACTTCTCCAGTAGTGAAAAATTACAATCTTTCCGCGCAGTACGTTCTAATATTTAGAATATTGTATTCGCGGAAGGGGTTGCACTTAACACTTTACATATACCTAAAACATTAACAAATCTTAATTTAGTTGAAGCTTCGCAATTGAAAGGTTTGGTTACTTCTTATGAAGCACCTACAGAAGAGAATTTCTCTACTTGGACTCCTCCTGTAGGATTATATATTGAAGATTTAACTAATAATTTAGATACTGCGACTGAAACTGGTTTGAATGTGTTAAGCATTAATGGTGATTACTTTGGTTATGATAGTTATAAATTATTAAAAGCTTTAACTCGTATTAAGCTTTAGCCAAACCAAGGACAGCTTTAGATATCATTGCGTGGTGTAAATTGGATGCCTTATGAAAAATTAACAGAAGGTTATACTTATAATGCTTCTGAAGAATATTATAAGGATAATGGTCACTATGGTTTAGACGCTTGGACTTGGGATGCCGCAGAATGGGATAGTTTGCTTATTGATGGTAAATTATTCAAGAAAGTTATCAATAAGTATGAATCTATTGTTGACATAAACATGTTAAAGGATTATATTGAAAAATATAGCTCTATTTTTAAGGGTACGGCTACCGCAATGCCTGAGATTACTGGTTATATCTATATTGAAAATAGTGATATAATTGATGAAGGCTATATCCGCAATACTTTATAGAACAATAATTATTATCCTAACCTTAATTTCTTCTTTAAGAATGTAAAGCCCGGTTATTCTGGCACATTTTTATAGATAGATGAAGATGGTAAGAAAAATGTTGTTGGTATATAGAAGATTGCTGCGGATGATTTTGAATCTAATACTATTGTACGATTCTCTAATCCTTATACTATTTATACTCCAAAACCAAAGCCAAACTATGACTTCCTTGGTTGGGCAACTGATGCCGCAGGTGAAAATATAATTACTAATGAAGCTTGGGAAGAATGGTCTTGTACACAAGGTGTTATGGATTATACCTTCTATGCTATTTATATTAAACATAAATATAAGATGTTTTTCTATAATGATGATGATACATTAATTGATGAGATAGAGGTTACTTACAATGAGAAGCTTTATCCTCCTACGATCGTTCCTCATAAAGATGAATCAACATTGCCATTAGAAAGCACTTATAAACATGTTGGTTATTCGACTAGTAAGGGCGGTCGTAAAGTTGATTTAGAGTCTATGCGCTCAATCAAAGATTATAAGTTCTATGCGGTTTATGAAATTGCTAATGTTTATGATGCTCCATTTGATGAAAAATTCTTTGATTTCACTTCTGGAACATATCATGAACAAAGTGGTTACTATATTAGTGTTAAATCTGGGTATTCATTATCTGGTAAAGTAACATTGCCAACTCGTTATAATAATCAACCTGTTATTGGTATATTGGGAGCTTCAAGTCAATCAGACAGTAGTTTTGTTAATGGCTTTAGAAATAATAATGATATTACTCATATTTTCTGGTATAAAGACTCTGCTGGAATGAATATAATTGATTTTGCAATGCGCTGTTTTGAAGGAATGGGTTCATTACAATATATTGAAATTCCTGGCACTATAGAGCGCTTTGGAGCTTATTGTATGGCTTCAATCCGTAAGAATAATGAGGTTAATGTACCAGTATTAAAGTTAAATCGTATTGATATTAATCCTGATAAGATTTGTCGTTTTGATGCTTATGCATTTAGTGGTTCGCCAGTTGATAATGAATCATTTACAATTACAGGCCGCTTTGATTTTATTGGTAATCAGGCATTTGCTTATCAAACAAAAATATCAACTTTTAATTTCGGTGATGCAGAAAAAGGCTGTTATATTACTAGTATGCGTAGCAGCAATTAGTATTATCAGGTACTTCGTTAGAATCCTTCTGATCGTACTATTACAACAGTAAATATGTATTCTGACCAAGAAAATATTAACAAATATAGTGCGCCTGAATCTGACGACTATCTGCCCAATCTTACTGGTCTTACTACTGCTAGTGTTAATGTTACTTATAATTATACAGTTATATAAGGAGAAGTAAAATGAGAAAGTCTACAGTTTATAGATACTTAGGCACTAATGGAATAATAGATAGCCCTATTCATATCGAGGGTGCATATTCAGTGCGCTATTACTCCTTATTTGCCGATGAAGGAAAAGTTCTTACTAAAGACCATAAGAGATTCGTCGAAATGGTAACTGTTCCAGAAGCAGATTTAAACTTATGGGTAGAAATAGATAAAGAACAATAAGAAACATTAAAATAAAGTGAGTTAGGAAATTTGTTTCCTAACTCACAATTTTAATAGAAAGGAAGTTAAAAGCTAATGATTACTTATGTAAATAGTGAAAATACTGTTAAATATCGTAAGCTATTTGAAGAAGCTAATAAAATCTTGAAAAAGAATGGTGATATGCAAGATGGTGCAGAAATCACCACTTTAGAAGATTATTTTGGTTATATTACCAAATTGGCCAAATATGACCATGATGATACCTCTAATAATTCACCAGTTTATGACCCTTCAAAGAATAGGCAATTTAAATATACTATTTTACCAGTAGATGAGGAAGTATTTTTGATTGATGCAAATACAAGAACTATTACTGTGCCGCCTAGTTTTAAGAAGAACGGTATTTCAGTAAAAGGCGATGAAATTGCAGAAATACTTTATTTTGAAATTGATCGTTATTTTGATGCTACTGATTTAAATACTAAAGAAATTTATATATAGTGGGAAACCGCCCCTGATGCTAAAGGCGTTACTGAAAAGAACGTTTCTATCCCTTGGGTGCGTGATATTGTAAGTAAGCCCGGAAAACTTATTTTTGGTTGGCCTATTTCTTCTGAAATTACTGACCGTGCGGGTACAATTAAATTTTCTGTGCGCTTTATTAGTAAGACTAATGAAGAAAAGCCTAAAATTACTTATAGTTTTAGTACTTTAACTGCAAGTGCAGCAATTAACCCTGGTCTTGATTTAGATATAGAAAATGATAGTGCAATAGAAATTGTGGATCGCAATGATTTAATTCTTAGTCGTTTTGTTGATACTAATCCTGTTGGTGGTCAAACTGCAGAAAAACCCATACTGTTTAAAGATTTGCCCGCAACGATTAATCTTGAGGGTGAAAGGGATAATCAATCTCAAGTTCTTCGAGTACAAGCTGAAAGTCAAGATGCTGGCGTTATTTCTATTTCTTGGACTCACATGCAAAATGGTCATATTGTACCTAGTGCTAATAGCAAACTTATAGTTTTACCAGATGAATATATATTGAGTACTGATGGTAATTTTGTAAAAGGTAAAGCTTATTATACTAAAGTAGAAAATGACAATAACATTTCTGGTTATCAGATTGCGGAAGTTACTGATGGAGATCCGATTCCTGCAAATACTTATTATGAAAGGTTCTATGCTTGTACTATTTCTGAGACTGGCACTTATTTTGCAACTATCACCAATCGAGTACAGATTAGTTCTGATACCATAGATACTACTAAATGCGTAGTTCCCGCTGCAAGCAAACCTATAATTAATAATTTTCCCACGAGTTCATTGTTTGATGCAGATATGACTCCTGTATCATTAATCTGTCTTGCGCAAAGTCCTGATGGCGGCGAGCTCACTTATCAATGGTATTCTAAGGAAAATCTTATTGAGAATGCTAATAAGAATGAGTATACTACAAATGAAGAAGGTAGTTATAGCGTAATCGTTACTAATCATTTAAATAACAGTATAATGACTACATAGTCTGAGGTTTGCCGCGTTACTAAATTGGCTGAAAAGCCCCGCATCTTAAAACCTTTGCCTGCTTCTGAAAGCGACATGGCTGAAATCGAGATGGAAAATGGTTCTGCTATATTAGAAGTTACTCTTGACTCCACTGTGGCTACTGATGGATATACTTATCAATGGTATAAATGTGATTATAAGAATGATTATGCGGAAAGTGGAAAATAGCATCCTCATGAAAATGATGAAGCTCTCTTGCCTGAGGCTGTTCAAACCACTGATCTTGCTATTCGTTATACAGTTAATGCTTCAGGCTATTATTATGTTAAAATTACTAATAATCTTAATGGTAGTCAATCTGAACCCACTTATAGTTTATTATTCAAGGTTGCGCAAATCTAATTAAAGAGGTAACAAACGATGATAACAACTGCCGCGGAATATGAAAAATATTTGTCATAGATTTATGACGTAAATCCTCCCACCTTGGCAGTTTTACTCCCTAGCAATGAACCCATTTATAAAATTGATTTAAACAAAAGAACTGTTGAAGTACCAGATTTTTTAAGTGTGGAAAAAGATCATAGGGCAGAATGTTTATATTTTATTGTAGATAGATTTTTTGATAATATCGATTTATCTACTACAACTTGTGTAATACAATATATAAATGCTGGTGGGGAATCGCGGGTATATGCTGTCCCATATTATGACGTAACCACTTATAATAATCCCGATTCGCCTAAGATGCTCATTCCTTGGGCTATTGGAGGCGAAGCAACTAAGTATGCCGGCGATGTTACTTTCTCATTTAGATTTTATAAACTTAATAAAGTTTTAGATGAAAAAAATCCAAGATATTTTACTTATAACTTAAGCACTCGACCGACAAAAGGTAAGGTGTTATATGGCTTAGATATTAAAGATTTAGAAGCTAGCAACTATTTAGCTGATAAAGAAGAAGAAATCTATGCTCGTATAGCCGCATTAGAAAGTTTAAGTTGGATTGATTTATAATAAAAATTAAGGGAGAATATTTTTCTCCCTCTTTTTTATTTTATGGACACTTTTTATTAATGCAATTTAATAAAAAAAGAGATATTTATAGAAGATAAAAAGGAGGAAAATGAGTTTTGGCAAATGAATATGTAAAAACACTCAAGACCTCTGATGGTGCAATTATTATTTATCCTGAAACAATGGCGAGTGGCGTGTTTTATGTTGACCCTAATAATAGCGAATAGGGCAAAGGTGTTGTCATTCGTGAGGGTGTGAATAAAAATAAAACCGTCCAAGAGAAGCTTGAAGAATTAGAGGCTATGTGGTCTAAAGCATCTTTTTCAGGAACTTTGACTACTGAAAATATAACCATTACTGGTATTGTTAAAATAATTACCAGTGAACATTTATATAATAATAGACCCGGAAAGGTTGGGCCTTTAACTAGTGGTCTTAATAATGCAAAGGTTTTAATATTAAATAATAATGATGTTTTATATTATACTACTGTGCGGAATTTGCTTGAAGGCGATATGAAAAATTATCTGTCACTTAATGGTGGAAAAATGCGCGATAATGCGACTATTAGTATTTCTGCACCCATCACAAGTGCAGCTCATGTAGTAAATAAAGAATATTTAGATTTTAATATTGTTAATAATTTATTAAAAAATTATGTAGAAGGGGATTTGGGCTTTGAATTTTACCCACAAAATACCCCTGCGCAAAGTTTGCCAGCACCTAAATCTAAACTTGTTACAACAACAGTAGTAAAGGATTCTATTGGTAAATTAATTACTGTTTCTGCAACTCAACCTGCAGGTAGTAATTTTTAGGTTGGCGCACTTTGGATTGATACTGGCGGCAAGAAAAATAATTTTTTGCGCTATTGGACAGGAACAGGTTGGGCGGCTGTGCCAGTTGCCTGGACTTAATATATTTATAGGGGAAGTTTTTAACTTCCCTTTTTCTTTTTATAAACGGCCGAATTAAAATAATGAAATTAATTAAAAATTTATATAATAGTAGTGAATTTGACAAGAAAGGAGTCTTTTAAAGATGGCAACAGAAAAAACTCCATTAAAAATTTATAGAGGTATTAATGGCACTAATACATCAAGTGGTTCTGTACCAGCATTGCAAGCTGGTACTTTAATTTTTAATGAAGGACTTGGATTTTTTACTTTAGATGTAAATACCAGTAAAGCAACTGTCTCAGACGCGGCAAAGACATTATTAAACGATACTGTAAACTTTATAAACGAAAGTCTTTCTAGTGCTGACAGTTTTAAAATATTAAGTTCTAATGATAATAATAATATAATGCGCTTGCCTTTATTAGCAAGTGGCGCTTTTTATGCAACTTATGCAGATCGTGCCACCCAAGCGAATATGGCTAATTATACATAGCTTGGGCAAGAAGATGAATTAAACTCACGTATGCATCATATTGGCAGTTCTTTTTTACGTACTGGTGCAGAGTATAATTTATTTACAGGTTTTTATAATGCTTTTAATATTAACGGCTCTAATTATTCAGATAATATGGGAGTCTTTAGTCCAGAATTTGCAGAAGCAATATCTGAAGAACAAAATATCAATTTACCAGTAAAATTTTATAATAGTGTTTATATTTCAAGTGATGTGGCTCAAAGAATACCTAATGGTTTAGAGGAAAGTTTATGGACTTTAAATATAATCAATCCAATTTTAAAATTAGGTAGATAGGTTAAATTTGAAACTGGTGGAGATATTAAGTTAATACCTGAAGAATCAACCGATGATTTATCTATTGTATTAGAAAAATATTTATCAGCTTCATAGCAAGAAAATGGTGAAGAACCTGAGCAAATAGTCCATATTAATAATTATTATAAAAGTACCTTTATTAAAGGTATTACCACTTCTTCATCTTATATTCCAAATGAAGATTATGATTTAGTAACAGTTGCTTATATGCGCGATAATGCTGGCGGCAAGGCCATATTTAGAAGGTGGGCATAATTTATGGGTAAAGTTTATTTAGGCGGACAATAGATTAGTGGAATGCACATTCTTGTAGGCCCCACTAATACACAAGATGCTAATTTAACTGATGCGAAAATGTTGCCTGAAGGTTATAGTGCATACGGTCCCAATGGTAAAGTTGTAGGTACTGCACATAATATTCAAGCAAATGAAATTACAGCTGCAATGTCGCCTAATGCTGTTAAAAATGGTGATAATTATTATGCGGTATTTAATATTACTATGCCTGCTGGATATTATGATGGTGGTCCAATAACTGTAAATTCTCTTATAGAGGGATTTAATCCAGCTTCTATACCTTCAACTGTTACATTTTTAGGTATTAAGGGTACTAAAGTTTATGGAGTTACTGAAACAACAGATAGTAATGGTTATGTAACATTAACTATTACTACAAAGTGATAAAGGAGTGAAATTATGGCTAAAAATTATAAGAAAGCGATAATGGATGGAACTGTTTTATTTGATTATAGTGATTCAAATGCAACAGCAAGTGATTTAAGAATAGGAAAAGTGGCCTATGTTAAAGGTGCTAAAGTAAATGGTTCTATAACTTTTAGAGATGTTTATTTTGGTAATATTACAGAGCCTCCAACAGACATAGGAGAAGTAGGTGACATTTTTATTGTTACTGAAGCTACTGAATGATGGCTGCAATTAAATTAGTTAATGTCGCAACAGTATTTCCAAAAAATCATGATTCAGTTTATTATATTGATAATAAAAACTATATAACATTAGAATCTTATGATTTATGTGCTCAAGACTTTAGTATTGAATGATGGGAATATCCTATTGTTAATACTTGCGGCACAAGATTTACATCTATCTTTCCTGATGCTTATAATAATGGTAGTGGAGGTTTGTTATTAGGCTCTGTAAGTACAGCTCCTAATATTTAATTATATGGTAGTTATGGAATAGCAAATGGTTCTAACTGGACAATTTGGTCTTAGAAAGCTATGACAGCAAATACTCTAAATACTTGGACACATCGTCGTTATGAACGCATAGGTACTGTTATGTATGAGTATATTAATGGCACAAAGACTAATGTGTATACTTGTAATAATTATGGATTTTGGGCTTCTTCTGCATTTCCGATGGCTATTGGATATTAGGCAAAAGATAGTACAAATGTTGGTTCTTATTTTTAGGGCTATATGCAGAATTTCCGCATTCATAAGGGAGCAATAGGCAATGGCACTACTGCACCAATAGATGATTTAACTATCCCACAACTGGACGTTACAATTATCGATAAAGGCGAAGGAAATAAATTACCAATACCTAAGAGAGAATATAGCTTTAATGGTGTGTTTTATGAATCTGGCGATGGAAATATTATTAATAATAACACTTATATAGCTTATGGCAATGGCGCAGTCACTGATGAAAACAATGTTTTAAATAGTAATTTTCCTTCTTCACTTAAATTTGATGGTGAAAATTCTGGCGACGGCTGTTCAGTTGAAATTCCAATAAATTTATCTAAAGATTTTACTATTGAAACCTGGCTAAATGTTTGGGCAGTCCCAACATAGCCATCAGCTTTATTATCTTTGCAAGATTCTAATAGTACTAATACAGTTACATTATTGCATGGAGTGAATTATGGTACATTATATGTTGATTCTACTGACAGTAATCGAATAACTATAACACCCAATAACTGGCATCATTATGCCATTATGAAAAAAGGCGATCGAATATCATGGTTTTATGATGGAGAATTTGTTGATGTCGTTAAACAAATTACTTTGCCTAATACTATTTCAGCTATTTTATCTATTAATGGTAATGGTTTTGGTGATAATTTTACTGTTAGTAGTTCTGGTATTTATATAAATGATTTATATGTAACCAATAAAGCTATTTATAATGATAATGGTTTTACACCTCCAGAAGAGTACAGAGAACTTATTTTTTATGATTTTTAAGCTTTAGCTTTATGACGCAGTCTTAACAAAATCTTAACAATTTTTAATATAATTTAACAAAATTTTTATGGGCAAAAAGAATTTATATTCCTATAAGAACTTTCTTATAAAATAGAGGAAAAAAGACAAATAAATAAACCTTTTTCTTTTTGGCCATATTTGATTAATTCTAAATAAATAAAAATTAAATAATACAGAGAGAAAAGGGGGAATAAACTTTTTATGGCAAATGATTATACTGATCAATAGGCACAATTAGTTCTTAATATATTAAATAAGTCTAAATATAATTAGTTAAGTGAAGGCTCTGCATTAAATGCTAATGAGCTATATTTAGTGCCTGATGACGTATCTGACTTAAATGTTAATGTTGAAAAATGCCAAGTTTATTGCCGAGTAAGCATTATCATGGTGCCTAGCACTGCCACAGATACTGAGCTTGTTAGCAAGTTTTTAGCTTTAACCCCTGCTGCTTTTACTGACCCAAATGGCAAGTCCAGTTATTTTTTGAAAGGTGGTTCAGGCTTTGGTACTGCGTATACAGCACCAAGTGATAGTAATAAGACTGATAATGACTGTTTTGTTTTACAAGGTCGGCAAATAATACTTAGGTATAATGATGCAAAGGGTTTTAGAATTTTTACTTATACTGGAGGCGTATCTTCAACAAGCGAAATCTTTGGCGGTTATAGTATCAGTAATCCTCCTCCAATAGCATTAAGAACTGATGAAACTGAATGTTCATTCACTATAGGGACAGACATTGTAGTTTTTATTAAAGTAGATACTTAAAAGCTAAGAAAGGAGAATAGAATTAATGCCTTATACAATTAATACATCTGGTGCTGTTACCAGTTTAACTATAGTAAAATTAAACGCAATTGATTACGCACAACGCTCACAACAATCTGGTTTTGATAATGATTTAAGCCGTATCTTTATTGTTGAAGGTGGCGTTGGTGGAGGTAGTTCTTTGGGCGGTGGTGGTTCTGCGGCCATTGATATAGCAACTACTTCTAAAGCTGGTATAGTCATGGTTCCTGCAAGTGGAGGTCTTGTTGTTGATAGTGATGGCTCGATTGGTATTGGTGCAAATAAAGTTAGGATCACAAATGCCACAGCTTCTACAAGCACTACTTCTGGCGCCCTTACTGTTTCTGGCGGCGTTGGTGTCGCTGGCAATATATATGCTGCAAAAGTATATGGTGCTGTTTGGAATGACTATGCTGAATATCGTGTAAGTAATAAAGAGATAAATCCTGGTCGAGTAGTTTATGAATTAGGTAATGATGCAGTAGAGCCCTCTAAAACAAGACTTATGTATGGTTGCTCTATAGTTTCTGATACTTATGGTTTTGCTATTGGTGAAACCAATAAAGCCAAAACTCCTTTAGCAGTTTCTGGTCGAGTATTAGCATATACTTATGAAAATCGTGATGAATATAGAACACATATTGGTGATTTTGTTTGCTCAGGCCCTAATGGTACAGTTTCTATTATGACCAAAGAAGAAATTCAAACTCATCCATAGGCAGTGATAGGTTCTATTAGTGCTGTTCCTGATTATGAGTCTTGGGGTAGCAATAATGTCCTTGTTGATGGTCGAGTTTGGATTAAAGTGAGGTAAAAAAAATATGGATTGGTTAGAATTATTAAACCAAATATTTCAGGTATGCATAATACCTTTGCTGGGTGTGCTGACAGCTTTCCTAGTAGCTTATATCAATAAGAAAAAAGAGGCTTTAAAGACGCAAGTTGATAATACTTTATATCATAAATATATTGATCTTTTAAGTCAAACTATTACAGATTGTGTAATAGCGACTAATCAAACTTATGTAGATTCTTTAAAAGCTTCCGGTACTTTTGATATAGAAGCACAAAAGAAAGCTTTTGAAGATACTTGTAATAATGTATTGGCAATATTAAGTGATGATGCCAAAGAATACTTGTCTATGGCTCTTGGAGATTTACAAACTTATATTGCTAATAGGGTTGAAGCAGAAGTTAAGTTAAATAAACCACAATTATAAATAAAAACAAAAAGGGGAAACTACCTATACAAATAGGTAGTTTCCCCTTTTATTTGTATACTCTATCTCTATTGAATAGGGTATACTTTAAAAAATTTTACAAAGAAATGCTTGGACAAAGGTAATTAAGATTATTAGTCTTAATTTTCAGATATTAATGAAGAGTATGGGGACTTTTCATTTTTAAAAATAAAAAGAAAGGATTAATGGTATGCAAACTCAATATACTTATTACCCCTAGTCGCCAACTATGCGACCATAGCAAACAGCAATACCAATATAGCAATAGCAACCTTTGTTTTTAAAAGGGCGCCCAGTTGCTTCATTAGAAGAGGTAAGAGCTTTGCCAATCGATTTTGATGGAACGGTATTCTTTTTCCCCGATTTAGCACATGAGCGAATCTATACTAAATAGATTGGTTTAGATGGCAGTCCATTGTTTAATATGTATGTATTACAATAGATACCTTCTGAAACTCCAGCAAACTATGTTACTAGGGAAGAATTTGAAAAAGCTATTGATTCACTAAAATCATCTTTAACTCCAATAGTAGAGCAAACCGCAGAAGAGTTTAAATTTTAAGAAAGGAGACAAAGATCATGCAAGTAAATCCTATGCAATTTATTCAAATGATAAAGGGCGGCCAAAATCCACAACAATTAATGATGAATTACATGTAGTCAGAAATAGGGAATACTCCTATGGGCCAGAATTTGTTATAGCTTGCGCAAAACGGTAATACTCAACAAATTGAGCAAATTGTACGCAACTTAGCCGCACAAAGAGGAGTAGACTTTGATAGTGAATTTAATGCCTTTAAACAGAGTTTAGGGCTTTAAATAATATAATATTAAAGGAGGAACATTTAATATGTTCAATTATGGTAATGGTTATAGCTTGTCTGATATCGCTGCTGCGAGTGGTAATCGTAATGGCGATGGGTTTAGCGAAGGTAATGGCGCTTGGTGGATTATAATACTCTTCCTGTTCTGTTTTATGGGCGGTTGGGGCAATAATCGTAATGGCTGGGGCGGAAATGATTCCGGTGCTGGCACAAATGGCGCTTTAACTCGTGACGCTATAACTTATGGGTTTGATATGAATGCTTTAAGCAATCAGATTGCCAACACTCATAATGCAGTAATCAATGCCACAGAGGCCACAAATAGCGGCGTAAGAGTCTTACAAAATGACCTCTGTGGTATTGGCATGACTAATTTATAGAACACAAATGCAATCACTTCTGCGATTACTAACGGCACGTTCTCACTGTCCAATCAGTTACAAAATATGGCCGCAGTTAATGCGCAGTGCTGCTGTGATAATAAAATGCTTGTGTCCTCAAATTTTGCAGATCTTAACTACAATCTTGCAACTCAAGCTTGTCAAAATCGTCAAGTTGTTTCTGATAGTACTCGTGATATTATTGATGCGAACAATAATAACACTCGTCAGATACTTGACTTCTTAGTCAATGATAAGATTAGTTCTTTAACAGCAGAAAATGCTTCTCTGAAAGGTCAGATCTCTCAGAGCGAACAGAATGCTTATTTGATTTCCAAGCTTTCTCCTTCTGCAACTCCTGCTTATATCGTTGCTAATCCTTATACTGGTAATACTTATACAACCTATGGTTGTGGGTATGGCTGTGGTTGCAATAATAATTAAAGAAAGAGGTTAAAAAATTATGGAGATAACAGCGAATGCTTTATAGTCAGTTAATTCTGGCTCTAATGTAGTGTTTACTGATACTGCTGTATCTGGTAATTGCTCAATAATCTATCGCGAAGGTAGTGGGCTAGTTACTTTAAAAGGCGCGACTAATCAAAGACGCGCTCGTTTTAAAATTTCTTTTGGCGCTAACATTGCGATTCCTACTGGTGGAACAGTTGGTGCTATTTCATTAGCTCTTGCAATCAATGGTGAGCCTGTTTAGGCCACTCAAATGATTCAAACTCCTGCAGCAGTTGCTGAATTCAGTAACGTATCACGCACTCTGTTTTTAGATGTGTTAAGTGGATGTTGCACTCAAATTAGTATAGAAAATACTAGTACTGGAACAATCTCTGTTCAAAATGCGAATTTAATTGTTGAGCGTGTTGCTTAATAAAGGAGGTCTTATTTGTGGATTGTTTAGAAAAAATGAGAGATACCTTTATAGAACAAGTTCAAGCGCAATTAGGGCATTTAGAATGCGTTGATACTAAAGAAATGGGCGAAGTAATAGATATTATAAAAGATTTAGAAGAAGCTATTTATTACTGCACCATTACTAAAGCAATGCAGGAAAAAGACGAAAATGAAATGTATTATTATACTGAACATGAACATCTACGGACTTAGACAAGGGATAAACGCGAAGGAGCTAGTCCCTTATCCCGAAAACACTACCTTGAAGTAAAATCTATGAATGCCGACAAAGTTACACAAGTAAAAGAATTAGAAAAATATATGAATGAACTCACTAGCGACATAGTAGAAATGATTCAAGATGCTTCTCCAGAAGAGAAACAATTATTGCATAAAAAAATGTAGATGTTAACTTCCAAGATTGAATAGATCTAAGTGATTAAAATAAATGGGGAGAGATGGATAATTAAGTTCGTCTCTCCTTATCATCCAAAATTAAAAACTCCTAATCATTCTTACACTCTTGGATCTTGTGATAATATTACATAGACTATTTATATTAATGAATACATAGCTCCTAACCAAATAATAAAAGTTCTCCGTCACGAACTTACACATGCGGTATTCAAAAGCTATAATATTCGACTAGAACCAAAAATAAAAGAAGAGGTTGCTGATTTTATAGCGACTTATAATGATGTTATAACAGAAAAATTAAATGAGATATTAAAAGAAGAGGGTATAGTATAAATTACTATACCCTTTTTTTTATTTTAAAAATGAAATTGAAGAGGTCTAGTCTTGATATTTTTCTTTTACTATTTCAAAGTTTCTATCTCCATCGTGATTTCCTCCAAGACTATTATATATTTCATGTTCTTTAGAAATATTCTAAAATTCATCATAAGTAATAATATGACTTGGATCTAATAAAATTCGGCAATTAGCTATAAAATTTTTTTTATACATACTTAATAGACCAGATTTTATTTTTTTTAATTCTGCGACAGTAACTTCAACCTTTTCATCTAAAATTTTTCTTTTAGTATTCGAAGCTTCAATATGGATTTGTAATTTTTCTAAAAGATCTTTATTACCAACAGTAATTGCATCTGCTATTTTTTCATCAATATTAGTTAATTCGACATTATGCTGGCGCTATTTTTCAGCTTTATATAAACTATAATAATGTTTAGCTAAACTACTAACCCCTAAAGCAATTAAGCCAAATACTACTTCTAGCCAATATTTTACTATAAAATCAATCAAAGGTAGCACTCCTTTCTTTAAAAGCTCTCCGTCATTTACTTTTAAAGTTAAAGTGTTTTGATTAATATATATCGGCCAAAGCTTATTCCCAGATTAGCATTTGCTTACTATGTTTAATGCCGTATTCACCAATACAAATAGCATCACAAGCGTCTTGTGCAACTTTTATATTATATTTATTCTATATATATAACTAAGCATTTTTCTTTTGAGTTGCACGATCACGCCCCTTAATGCCACAAAGAGATTTCCAGGAGCTGGCAGAAATTATTTGATAAGGTATATTAATTTCAGTGCATAATTCTTCTAGTACGCCAAAAACTTCTGCTAGCTTTTGGAAGGTATCAACATTTGCAATTTTTGTTTCACGATTTTCCTATAACTGTATATCTTCGAAAGCTATTTCATTAATTTCATATTCTTCAATTAATGAAAGAACTTTTTTTCTAATTTTAACTAAGCGATCTCCCATTTCATTATCAGCAAATGTAAAAGTACCAACTTTATATAATTGCTAATTTTTAAAAACCGCATAACCTGTCGTTCGTGTAGCCTAATCTAATGCTAAAAGATTACCCATTCACTGAGGTACTACCGAAGCCACCCCCCCGTGAAGTTGTCACATTATCATCAGTGACAGTATCATAGGTGCAAATAATGCCTTGGCAAATTTTATCTCCACGTTTTATTTGAATAGGAAATGGACTAAAATTAATCACTTGGAAAAATACCTCGCCTTCATTACTCTCATTATCTACGTAATCAGCATCAATAATACCGACTGAATTAGCGCAAACAAGCCAGTATTTAAGAGGAGAAGAACTGCGCGATACTAATTTTAAATATTGATTAGAATTTAAATATACTTTAACACCTGTGGAAATTAAAGTGGGTTTAAGCCCACTTTGTTTAGTCCAACAAGTAATATTGTCTAGGCTAAGAACTTTTGATTGCGGAAAATCTTTATATCCGCGGATCATATCTATATAAGGTTGAATAACATAATCCTCAGCTGCAACCATATCATAGCCTGCGCTTTGAGCCGTAGCACGCTTAGGAATTAAATCATTTTGACCCTAATATTTTTTTACGGTTTCAAACCTTACTTTTGAGGTCATTATTCCACCTCATAAATTATATTTACCGTAGTTTCAGGCTCTTTTTCAAGATTAAAACTCTTTTTTACAGTTACAAGCTGATACTCATCAATTATTTCACCATGATCTTTAATGGGCTTAGTCTTATACCCAAAAGAACTCAAAGTAAAACTGGAATCGTTTTTGAGTTCTTCATGAAAAGCTTCAACTTCATTTACTGTATCTATTCTATAAACATCGGTACTTGATATAAGATATTTCATATTAATTTATTTTAACCTCTAAATTATTATAGTTATATTCTGTTTTTGCTAAATCTATTAAACCTTCAGCAAATGTTTCACAATAAGGCTCCGCGCCAATAAGATGAACTTTATTGTCATTATATTTATCAACTGCGTACATAATTGCAGCCATACAATCGTCTGTTGAAGAAGTCGCAATGGGGTCTTGCTTATTTCCATCAACATGAAGAATATGATGATTATAAGTAAATAAATCCATAGTACAAACTATCATATTATTTTAAACCTCCAAATGCAATAATACCTCTATCATAAGGGAATAAATAGCCGCAAACAATTTCATCATTATAATTTTTAATCCATATTTCAAGAAGGCCAGGCATAGTACATTCATCTATTACTTTTACCTCTTGGGCAATATCAATAAGACATTCTGCAATTGAGTCAGAAAGATTTTCATTATAATAAAAAGTGTCTTTCCGTCGTGCAAAAATAAAATCACTTATAAAAAGTGTATAATATTCCATCTCTTTAAACAAAAGCATATAGGTCTTATCTTTTTCATTGAACTTTGAAATAGCCTCACCTAATTTTCCTTTTATTTCTTCTGGAGTCAGCGAAGGTAATTGTGAAATTATTTGTTTATTCATATCATATATTGAAAAAGAAAGCGTCGCATCATTATCTATTTCTATCCAGTTATTATTTTGTTCATTCCAAATATAATAAGCATCAGTTTCTTTACAATAAACTTGATGTGATTTATCAGCAGTTTCCAATTCTTTTAAAGTGTCAATTTGCGGCACCATATTAAATTTTACTCCTTTTCAATATTTTCTATAGATATGATATCATATTTTTTGCGTAAAGTCAAATCTATTATTCTTTGATTAGAACTTCCGCGCATAGGAAGAGTAATATCGCGCAATTCATCTATATAAGGGCCATCTATTAAATAATCTATAGTATGCAATATATACTTTATTTTATAATCAGAGAAGTCCTTTAATTCTTCATATGTATATCCAGTCCAAACATAAATTTTTATATAAGGCATACGTTTTTTAACTTCTTTAATAACTAAAGTAGTTAAAAAAAGATTTTCTGGGCAAAGAGGCTCTCCTCCCATGATACAAAAATTATGTTGTATGCCATGCGCCATTAAAGCTTCACATATATCATCTATTACTTTTGGAGTAAATTCTTTGCCACCATTAAAGTCCCAAGTCTCAGGATTTTGACAATTCAAACAATGATGAGGACAGCCCTAGGTAAAAAAGCTTACGCTTAAACCTGGAGCCGCAGCCAAATCTTCTTTTATAATTCCTGCGTATTGCATTTATACTTTATTTCCTCCACAAGATTACATTTCATTCTAAATTACCAGCGTGTTTTACGCGTGCTTCAACTTCAGCTTGCTTGCCTTTATTAAAGGCTGACTTGTAGTCGCCAGTAAGATAGCCTGTCACACGTCGAAGTTGCTGTATATTATGACTATGGCATTCGGGGCATTCATCATTAAATTCATCAGTATATCCACAATCTAAGCAAGTATCATTTGGAACATTAATAGCAAAGTAAGGAATATCTTTATCCATTGCATAATTTACTATTTGTTCTAATGCATCCAAATTATTTTTTACCGAAGAGTCTAATTCGATATAGGTAATACATCCAGCATTACTATATCCAGTAAGTTGACTTTCAAGATCGATTTTATCAAAAACATCAATCTTTTCCCAAACTGGAATGTGTATAGAATTGGTGAAATATTCATGATCACTAACCTTGGGAATAACTCCATATTTTATTTTAAACTTTTTCATGGCTGTATAACATAAATTTTCAGCAGGAGAAAAATATACACCAAAATTAAGTTTATATTTTTCTTTAAATTCAGCGCAACGAGTTTTAAAAAGTTGTTCTATACGTTTAGCCAATTCCATTCCCTTTGGATTGGTATGATTGCAACCAATTAATAATTCTAAAGTCTCCGCGAGACCAAGTTGACCTATAACGAGCGTACCATGCTTTAATGCACTCCTTATGCCTTCTTCCGGCTTATATCCTGCCATTAGCCCATTTTCATACATAAATTTGGCACTATCAGGACTTTGTGAACAAATCCATTCAAAACGTTCAAGAAGCATATCTTTTGCTTCATGAATTTTAGTATCCAAAAGAGCCATAAACTCTCCAACATTTCTACCTGCTTCCATAGCCAAAGTGGGCAATATAATTGTAACAGGGCAAATATTTCCACGGCCATCTTTTTGCTGACCAAGGCCATTGATATCCATGCCATTAGATGTTCTACACGTATAATTCCAATATCCCTATTGGTACTGACTATATCTTCAATTCTTTTTTGAATTGTCTTCCGCTTCGAGCGAGTGCTTATCTCTCACCCTACTCCCTTACATTCATCAGGGATAGTCGATACAGATTTTTAAATATTATAAATGAAATTCTACTTCTCCATAATCACCAGTACAATATCGAACAATATTCTCTTCAGGAATTGTATATTCTTTAATTGTGCAATTTTCATTTACGCCAAGCTCTTTAGAAAAATATTTTTCTAAATATTCAAGAGAAATGCAGCCATACAAAGTATTAGGAGGATTTTTGATAGAGCACTCAGGGTCAAATCTACAAATGCCTTGTAGAGTAAACCAAGGTCCCCCGCCATCTTCTTTTTCATATCTGTAAACTTTTATCATAATATTTAAACTTTCCACGGTCTCATCTGTTCTAGACCTAACCGTTAGCAGCATTATCAATGCCACACCTGCGAGCGCAGTTCAAAAGATTTTAAATGAGCTGAGTTTTCACTTACCCATTGTTGAAAAATATGTCCGTGGATCTAAGCGGTCATATCCTTCATTACCGCTCCAATCTACATTAGCATAATTAGGATAAAGTCTTGTTGAAGTAGACTTTAATGCTAATTTAAATAAATCATAATTAGGATCACCAGGTTCACGATTTACTCCTCGCATACATTGGAAAATGCCGCAAGGAAAAATTGAAGTTCTATGATGTTTACCAGTACCTTCAATAGATACTTCAAGCATTGCTTTTGTAATCATACGCCCTTCTGGAAGAGTGCAAGTGCCGTAGTTAACGCTCGTAAAAGGTAATTGGTTTCCACTTCGACTTTGTAAAGTATTCCTTTAATATTCAACTGAGTTCGTTAATCTCAGCCCGATAAAATAAGTCGATGATTTTATCTGCTATATGTCGCCATATAGAATAGACTATATCTTCATCCTCTATCGAGGAGCCTATCATTTCGATTTAAGGGGTTCTCACCCACCACTTGGCCCTACTCCTGTAGACGAATTTCACGTCCTATATGGATAGTCGTTAGGCATTTAATAATATGTGTGTTTGTTCTTCTGTTGCGTATTGGAAATGATATCCACCAGTTGTTTCCAATCTTTGTCCTTTACAAACTTTAGAAATATTTGTAGCATAAAGATTTAGTTGTCTAGCACATTCTTGTATTGACTCATAAACAGTATCTAATTCAACACAATATACCGGTTTTTTATCTTTTTTAGCAGCAATAATATGTTGGCGTTTTTCTTCCGAACAAGAGCCTGTTGATTTTCCTCTTTTTGCTTCAGAAATGTGTTGTTTATGTTCTTCGGTAAATTTTTTTCCTTTTAAAGCTAATCGAATTTTTTCTTTAGTCTCTTCTGAGCATGGATGTGCGCCATTGGTATTATTTTTCATATTATTGGAAAGTTTTTGTCTTGCTTCTTCTGACATAATCGTCATTTCTCCGCCAGTTGTTAAATTATATCCATTTGGAGACAAAGAATTAAACTTTTTAATGTAATATTGCTCTTTTTCACAAGCCTCATCTTTAGTAAGGTTAGTTTCTAATATCTTGTGTTCAAAGTTATCCCAACCATATTTTTGAATAGCTGCATAAAATTTTGGACTCGTTGAATATTTTTGACCATTTAATCCCCAGCGTTCTTCTGGTTTTCTTTTCGTTATTCCAATATATTGTTTTCCATTTATTTTATTTATATGCTGATAAACTAAATAACATTCTTCCATATAAGCTACCTCCTTTCCTTAAAAAATTCACATATTATATTTAGCACGGGATTGTCTACTTGAAATTTTCCCCGTTTAGATAGGTTAGGTTCTTAATATTACTATTAAGCCGCCCAAATACTTAGGTTATGGTAAAGACCTTCGACCGCTTGGTGAACTTCACGAACAGTCATATCCATAGCATATTTATAAGCTTTATCAAAATCTCCAGAATCATCTACTTTATTTGGATAAGCTGAATAATCATTAATTGGAATATCTATAATTTTTTTATAGATATCACTATCCTCTAAATAATTATCTAAATTCCAATTACAATTACATAAATACTTCATACCATCACGATAATGCTTATAAAAAGATTTACGCACATAAGGAACCATAGTCCAATCAAGATGGGTCGCACTTACGCCACCAAATTGCTGAAGACTCTAAAGCTGAAAAATTACTGCGACAAGTTGCATTGCAGTATTTACAGAACCTGCAGGGCGCACATCTGCTTGCCGAGTTGTAAATCCATTTGCGAGAAGATCATCGAATGGAACGCTTAAGCAATTATGGCTACCAACAAAGTATGCATCTAGATCATGAATGTAAATTTCATTATTTAAATGATTATTTTTTGCCATTGAAGATACTATATAATCAAGAGCTAGTGTACGTGTTACTAAACTTGCAGCTTCACCAGTACGACCGCCGAAAGAACGTTCATCAACATTGGCATTTTGATTTTGAACATCATCGGCTTGAAGCTTTTCTTTAATAGCTTCAATAAACTCATTTTTATATTTTCTTGCGGTTTCTTGCTTATATCTAAAACGTATATAGGCTCTTGCAACATCAGGTCGCTCAGAACGCATCAAATATTCTTCGACCCAATCTTGTATATTTTCTACAGAAATATTTTTTTCTTTGGATAACTTTTGAGCCTTTTTTTCTATGTCATTTGCAATATCAATAGCAGTATCAAGTTCATAAACCTGGCCATCAACTTCTAAAAAAGCTTTTAAGATAGCTGCAACAATTTTAGTCTTATCAAAAGGAACTTGAGTGCCATCTCTTTTTATTATATACATAAAATTGTATTTCTCCTTTACTTTAATATAAAAGTTTCTACTATATTTAGAGTTTTTTATATAATTATAAACAAAATCTGCCCTCAATTTTCTTTTGTGCCAAATTCAGAAATTTTTTGTTTCATTATTGAAAGAGCTTTTTTATAGTCTTCAGTAGTATCATTTTTAAGCACTACACACTGTTCTAAAAATTCATCTTCAAAAGAAGCAAAATCTAATCTATCACTTTGATAACGTCGCACAATTTCATTAACGTCGGGGTCAATTTCTCGATTTAGTTGCCGTAACAAACGAATTTTATCAGTGCTAGTTTTAATATAAAAAATCAATAAATCAACATTAGGATGAGAAAGAATTGCACGAATTGCATCAGGGTCAAATACTCCAATATTAATATTAGTTACACGTAAACTATCATAACTAGTGCCGTAACACCAATTATTAAAAACAGTTGCTTCAATAAATTCATCATTTAAAAGCTTTTCCGCAAATAGTTCAGGTATAATAAAATAATAATTTAATCCATCTACTTCCTTATCCCTCTTGGGTCGAGTGGTTGTTCTTATAATTTCATGATAAGAAGGATTATTTTCTATAAATTTATGAAGCAGAAAGTCTTTTCCACTTCCTGCTTCACCACAAAGAGCAACAATTTTATACTTAGGCAGTTTCACTACTATACCTCTCGCTTATCAAATTAATTTCTCCTTTATCATTAATTGAATCAATTTTATAAAGAGTATGGCCAGGAGTTGAATTATATTTTTTAACCAAAAAAATATCATCAATCCTCACTCCAGTAACAACAATCATGCTGCCGCGATTAAACCAACCTTTTTCCTTTACATGTTTACAACCATCAGCTCCACGTTCGGAAATTTGTTTGTCAAATAACGCAAAAAATTCTTTACGAAATTTTAGTTCAACAACGCCAGAAGTAGTTAACAGTGTAACGGTACTTTTTGTTTTATTCTTTGCAATACAAGTACCACAAATACGTGATAATTTGAATAAAGGAATTTCACGGCCATTACGCTTAAAAGTCTTATCTACTATTGGAGTGGTAGGTAATTTTGCAAAATCACTAATTCCATATTTAGTGATGGGTAAATGCGCTAATTCATGTTCATGATAATAGAAACATAAAACTTCCATTTCCCAAGCAGAAATTGTACCTTGAGCATAATTTTTCCAATCTTCTACAAAAATAATTTTATTAAGGGAATTTAAAACTTCATTCTGGTTTTTAGTAATATAATCTCTAACTACATTCATTTCGGATTGATAAAATTTATCCCAGAGTAAAGTATTTATAATAAATTGTCCGCAATATTCAACTGCATTAAAAGAAATAACACCTATATCATGCAGCTCATTAATAAAATTAATTGCTCTATCATCTAAAATATAAAATTCAACTTGTTTATTAACAATTCGCAATGTTATTTTTTTACAGACTTTTTTCAAATATCTTGTAAATTCATAAACTCGGCTTGCTAAAACTATTGAATCGTCTTTTGGAAGTATATCATATTTAATAAGACTGGCCATATTTTGCAAAGTAATACGGTTTTTCTTATCACAGGTTTGCCATATGTACCAAGCCATTGCAAACTTCCTATTTTCCATTGAATCAAAAGCACCGCTTTTAATTAATGAAACCATCGCGCGACGGCCAATTTTTACCTTTGCAAGAAAATCTTTTATTGAAACGTAGGGGCGATTATTAATTATATCTTGTACTATATCATCACCAACATTTAGAATACCTTTAAGACCGAAAAGAATTTGATTATTTTCAATGTCTGGCGCAAATCCAAAAGCTGAACGATTAATGTCTGCAAGACTTACTTTAATTCCCGCACTTTGGATATCACCAATTGCGCGGGCTATTTTCCCATAATCGGTGGCAGCTCTGCGACGCTTTTTCTTACCACTGCGGTCAGGCAAATCTTCATATTCATATTCTGAAAAATCTTCAGGCTCATATATATTTACAATTTCTTCTTCTTCTGGAAGTTGTTCCAAGCTGCCACTATTAACTATTAAACATGCAGTATCCCAATAAATAGGGTTAAAATTAATAGCGAGATAAATCATTTGTATACCAACAAATGAATAGGGGAGCGAATGATTCAGTGAGAACGCATAACCTAGGGACGGCGCCACCACGACCTCCCACACGTATTCGGCAACCCTAACATCATCAAATCGTGAAAAGAGTTGCTCTTTAAGTGCGGGGATTTTATCCATTTGTTTTTTGGCGACAACCTTCCTAGCAGCATTAGACTCAGCCAATGAAAATCCAGCAACGTCCATCAAAATTTCCATCATTTGTTCCTGCAAGGCGCAGCAACCATAATATCTATCACAATGTTTGTGGAGTTTTTGAATTATATCTTCAGGAAGATTGTGTTGTCGCATTTCATCATCAAAAGCTTTAATGCCAGCTTTTTGAATACGACAATATCTATCTTGCTGACTTTCCTGGCCCTTTTCACTCATTAACCTCATTAATGCGTTTGCGGCAGTCATCTCAATAGGATCTTGAGGTTTAAGCTTTTTCGCAACTGCCAAACCCACTCCGGTGGAAAACTGAAATACATCAAGCACATCTCCTGCACTCAGATGATCCCAGATGCGCTGATCTTTTGTATTAAGCACTTCTGGATGTAAATATTGGTTATAAAAATCTCTTAATCCCATTTGTGGAATTTCATTATACTTACTCAGAAGATTGTAGCACTGGATAATTTTATCACAGGCTTCAGTTACAAGGAAGTCATACTTGACATCACCGGCGCTTTCAGCCCGATGGAGATCATAACATGTAATCAATTCGCCACTAGGCGCGCGCATTACACTTGCAGTTTCAAAAATATGATTTTTATCATAAAGAATAACGCCAGAAGCATGAATGGTTCTTTTATTTACTACACCTTCTATATTAAGCATAATATCTAAAAGACCTGGGTATTGTTCTACCTCATGAATAAAAGGCTTTACCGGAGCTCTATCCTCTTCAGGATTGCCATAAATAACATCTTTTAGGGGCCATAAAAATCCTCGATGTTGAGGTATAAGCGAACTCATATACTGAGCTGTGTCAACATCAATGCCTTCAGGAAAATCTTCAGTACGATAACCACGGCATGCGGTCAGAATTGCAGACTTCGTGCCCTCTGTACCGAAGGCTGCAACTTGAACCAAACCGTATTCTCCACGCTCCTTACGAATCGCTTCGAAGATAGCCGGTCGGCGCGAGGGGGCTAGATCTATATCGATGTCTGGAAGTTCAACGCGCTCGAGGTTCAGGAACCGCCAATACTATAAACCCCATCTTACGGGTTCAAGTTGAGTAATACCCAATAAATAATTCGACAAAAAGCCCGTAGCGCTACCTCGGCCAGGGCCAACAATTGATCCACATTCCCAAAATAAATCAATATAATGCTTAAAAGTGTTAAAATATGCAAAAAGACAATCATGCAATTTATTTCCAATAGTCAAAATTACGTTGGCCTCTGTTTCAAGCCTTTCATAATAAATCTTATCAGTTAATTTTTTTTCATGCATCGCCATAACGCACTCATTTACCCAAGCTCTTTCTTGCAGGTTTTCACTCATAAAGAGCTGATGCAAAATAGGATATTCTTCACATTGATTTTTTTGAGGATAAAATACAACCTCTACTTTTGGAATGCTTTGAGTTTTTTCTAATGAGTAATCTTGAATTTTATCTTTAATTTTTAAAGTATTTTGAAAAATCCAATTAATTATTTCATCATTATTAAATGATTTATTTAATAACTCTCGACATTCTTTTTCATCCATTAAATAGGTAAATTCATAAAATAAATCAACTTCTCTATCGCCATCTTTTGAATTAAGATAAGCTTTATGAATAGGACGATCTGTGCGAGTCAAGTAATGTGAGTCTGTGGCCACAACCATAGGAATATGATAATTTTGTGCAATTTTAAACAATTTTTGATTTACTGTTATTTGATCTTGTTGAGTAGAAGGAGCGCATTCAATATAAAAATCATCACCAAAAATATCTTTGCAATATTGAATAAAAGTACATATATCTTGATAAGCAAGAGTTGCAGTTTCTATATCATCTTTTTTTTGGGCATTTACCATTGCCAAAGCTTTAGTTGATAATTCACCACCAATACAAGCTGTAGTTGCAATTATATGGCCTTTATACTTTTGCATAATGTTTTTAAGTTCACTTTTTAATAAAGGAACTCTATCCATATTGCGATCATTATACATGCCATACCAAGCTGCTGAACTAAGTTCATGTAAACCTTGATGTCCATATAAATCTTTTGCAATTAGTATAAAATGATAGTATTTTTGTCCAGACTTTCTTTCATCAACTAAATATATCTCATTTCCCAATGCAATTTTAAAATTAGGATATTTTTCATGGATTTTTTTTGCATATTGATTTACTTCCATATGAGCACTTAAACATTCATGATCTGTAATTGCTATTCCCTCAAGACCCAATTCAATTGCTTTATCAATAAGTTTCTTTGGGTCATTTATACAGTCAAAGCAAGCGAATATTAGAGTACCAAGTATGATTATGACAATTAAAATATGAACTCACTATTCTCCCTCCTTTCATTTCTTTCTATATATATTATACTATATAACATTTTATATATCAACATATATATTATCTCTAATAATATTGTTCTTCATTTTCAGGAGTTAACAAAAACCTTGTTGTTTCAAGTTTTAAATCATTTAAATTATATTCTATATTATAAGGAATTCGAATCAAAGGAATATGATGTTCAAAACAATATTTATTTTTTAATAAATCATTTTGATGAGTTTTTTCAAAGCGCTCTTTAGTATGCCATCCAATATCATTATAAGAAAAATGCTATAAACCATCATATTCAATTAAATATAATAAAATATCTGTATTATAAACAGCAATATCAAACATTAATTCATCACAAGTTCGACCAGTAGATGTTAAACCTTTAAACTTTTGCTATGTTACATATTTAATTCCTAAATCTTCTAACATTTTTTGAATACGAACTTCATGATAACTTGTTAAACATCCACAACTTTTAGTGTCGCCATTTCTTAAATAGTCTCCACGAACAATAACATTTTTTTTACCACAATTTAAACAAGTGCAATTCCAATAAACGCTTTGGGTATCTTTTCGAGGTTTCTCCTCTTCAGTAGCCATACGATTTACAAGCAAAAAACCGTAAGTTTTTTCTTCTTCGTGTTTAATGCTTGCCTAACGTATTTTTTCCATACGAATACATCCACAGTTAGTAGAATGACCGCTTCTTAAATGGCTCCCATCTACAACTTTTATTGTTCCACAAGCTGTACATTTGCATTTCCAGCGAGCTCTTCCATAAGAATTATTTTCTGCTCGTTCTAATACATGCCAATAGCCAAAATCTTTATTTGTTAAATCTATTAATCGGCTCATCTTTTTTACCTCCAAGTTTATTCTCCTATTTATTATAAACTTTGTGAGAAGTAACTTATATGCTTATGTCTAGAAATTACCATCGTTTAACCCATACTAATTTTTTGGAGGCTCGAGTAATTGCCGTATATATAGCTTTAAGATGTGTTTCTTTATCGAAAGGATGGCCTTCTTCAAGAGCTAACACTTTATCCCATTGGCTTCCTTGTGCTTTCCAATAAGTAATTGCATAAGCATAAGCAAAATCATAGGGGGGGCCATAGGGGAATCTCTTGCTTTTCTTCATCATCATTAATTGTCTGTCAGTTAAAGTACGTTGTCCAGTTTTTAGATAAGGATAATCTATCGGAATGCTCTTAAATATAGAGCCATCTTCGGCATTCATATTAGTATACATATATAAATAAGGAAAGGAACTAACATATTGTGGCAACCAAATTGACCTTTTTCTAAAAGAAGTAATAGTACCAATAGTTCCATTAGTTAATGGCATATCTCTACCATCTCTGGAGCAAAATTCCCAACGATTATGTAAGCCGATAATTTTATCTCCAATTTCAGGCTCTACTCCAAAACCTCGATATTCTCTAAATAGAGCATTTATTTCTGTACGTTTCTCATTTGTTGCACATAATACTTGATCGGCCCATAAATAAACATCTTTATACAAGTCTTTAGGAGATAAAATCATGACTTCTTTATTATCAGCCTGATAACTTGAAACACTTTTACCCTCTCGGACATGCATTGAAAAGCGAATGATTTCACTTTCTTGCGCCTGCCGCATTATTTCATCAAGAAAGACGTGAGGATGATCTAAAATATGATTATCGTCATTTTTTGAAATCGGCGGAAGTTGAAATGGGTCTCCAAGAGCTAAGACATACACATGATGACTTAGTAACTGCTCCCACATTCCAATAGGTAACATTGAAACTTCATCAACTACAATTACTTTAAAATCATTATCTAATTCATCTTTTGGAATAAAGATATAACTTCCATCAGGCTGCTGACAGGCTTGATATAAAAGCTTATGTGCAGTAATGGCATTAGGACAACCTTTTTGGGCAAGCACGGTTGCAGCTTTACCAGTAAATGCAACATAGGCTACATCTTCATGAGGATCAACCCCAAGCGCTGCAATAATAAAGGTTACAAGCGTAGATTTACCACTTCCAGTTAAGCGTAGCCAGCGATACAAGTGTAAGGCTCATTACTCTTATATCGGGCTACGGCGATCTTCAATCCTTCCTCTTGTTTTTTTGTTAATATCATTTATATTAAATCCTTTAAATCAGTTTTAAAAATCTCATCATTTAAAATTATATCTTCATTTGATATTGGATTTTTTACTCCAAAAATTTCCAAGGGGTCTTTTTGTTCTGTCGTTTGCGTCCCAATGAAATTCATGCTTTCATTCATTTTTAATAAGATTTTATTAGTTATTTCAGTAATTTCATTAGGAGCAATACCTTGCATTCTATTACACATTTTTGAAATTGCCTCTAGTGTAGTATTAAAATCTGCTCCAAGAGTGACTAAATATTCAGCGCTTTTATTAACTAAAGTCTCTATATCAGTTGGAACTACATCTTTCCAAATATAGTCCGTTAAAGTTTTATCTATAACCATTTTAAAAATAATACCTCATATTATCAACAATTTCATAATCAATCAATTTAATTTGCGCTTTGTCAGTATAATTATTAAAACTACATTTTCCAACAATATCAATTATTTGATAGCCGATTTTAGGACAAAGACTTGTATACTCTTCTTCATTGGAACCAAATTTAATAACTGTTAAATCATTATTTATTGTAATTTTTAATGTGCCTTTAGCCATTAAATCAATGTTATCTTTATTGACTTTTATTCTTTGTAAACAAACTAATGGTTCGTCCATTTTTTGGCCCCATAAGTCATACCAACGAGCTATATCCAAAATTTCTTCACAATTAATAAAATTTTCATTATAAATGAAATCAACAAGATAACAAGGTGAAAAATCAAAATCCTTCAAAGTTTCATTAGAGTATTGAATAAATCGCAGTAAATTTTCTTGAGTAAACCCTAACCCAAAAGCTGACTCATGGCCTTCAGCATAAAGTGCAAGATTTGAATTTCTTACAAATCCTCTAAAATCTTTTAATTTAGATTTATCATAACCACGACCGCTACCTTCATATGTTATTTTTCCCTCTGGAGAAATTCTTTCATTTAAGATGGCAACAGGACGCTGATATTTAGCCATCAGTTTATTCGCAATTAATCCGGTTAAATTAGAGTCCATTGCAGTTTCTTTATCCAAAGGAATAATTAGAAGCTTATTATCTAATAAATGCTTTTCTTGAATAATATCTTCAATTAAGGCGACACATTCATCTTGTATTTTAGTCTGATGGTTTTTGACATTACCACACATCCGCACAGCTTGTTCAACCATTGTCTCTTCTTGGCCTTTACAACCTCGTTTAGTAGAAGAAACTTTTTTATAGGCATAAGCATCTAACATACTTTTGAATAAAAGCTCTTTATCTTCTTGAGTGCCAGTACGAGTTACTGCATTGATTAAAGGTGCAATGTAAAAAGCTATTGAAAAAGGACAAAGACCGCCAGCTTTAGAAATTGAATATTCTTGTTTTTCAGTCATGGCTTTTATAAAAGGATTTTTTACATTTTGTATTCCCTTAGTAATAAGATAGCGAGTTTCAAGATCGCGAATATCAACCATATCTGCCACCAAACCCAAGGCTACCAGATCAGCAAGTTCTTCTGCAAAATGTTGTCCCATTAAACTGTCAACATAAGAACAAAATTTATAAATCATACCAACACCAGATAATGACTTAGTTGGATAATCACAAAGTTGATTATTAATTATACAAGCATATTCAGATACTCTTTCAGCAATATGATGATCAATAACTAAAACATCAATGCCCTGTTCCTTTAATATTTTATGCTCTTCATATTGATTACTACCGGCGTCAGGTATTATTACTAACTTAGTTCCCTTTGGAACATAATCCAAATTAATACCATGCTGTTTCCCTTTGTGCATTGCATATGAGACATAATGTGCAGTATAGTAAGGAAAAGCCATATTTAAATAATTCATTAATGCGGCTGCAGATGTATACCCATCACAATCTGAATCTACTATTATAAATATTGAATCATTATTTATAATATGCTAAATTAACATAACTGCGCCTTCATGTATATTCATTATAGACAAAGGATTTAAATTATCTTCTTCACTTGTACATAAATAATGAGATATATTCTAAGGAGTAATACCGCGATTAATTAAAACTTGTTCAATCGCAGTATATCTTTTATTTCTTGGTGATATTAATTGATATTCCATTAATTCATAAACTAATCCTTTCATCTAATAAATGTAAAAATATATCTTTGCCACAATCAATTGGACTATCTTTATAGTTTGTTATCATTTCTTTATCGAAAATAAAAGAAATAGAAGTTAAATTTTTATATTTGTTATACAGTTTAGTTAAATTTGTAGTTAAATGTTTAAATTCTGTATCTCCAATTGCTTGAAACTGTCTATCAAATGCAGTGATAACTTCATTAACTCCTAAATCCAAAAGCAAGTCCATTTGATGCGCTGATAAACTGCTGCCACAACACGCCACAGAAATATCGCTTTCAGAGCCAAAATAAGACCGCATTTTTAAACAAGATTTTTCTGACTCAAATACAATAGCAGTTTTACTATTCTTGATATTTTCTTTGCTTAAATTTAAATTATAAAGATTCATTCCAAGAGGATGAGTGTAAAGAATACTATTTATATTTAGCGGACGATATTTTCCATATCTTTCACATTCATCTTTACACATCGCGCGACCGCGTAAACCAATAAACTTTCCATTAATATCATAGTGCGGAATCGTTATTTGATCACCTCCTGGATAAAAGCCAATGTGGCATTCTTTTAATACCTTTTGTGAAATATTTTCCTTTAACCAAGGAGTTAATTTAATATCATAATTAAAATATGCCAAAATATTTTCATTATAAGGCTTTAATTCAATTGCGGTTTTATTATTAATTTTAATTGCATTAATTCTATCATAATTGGCTAAAAATTTCCAATCTTCTGGAATTTCAGTTTGTTCAGAAGATTCTTCACGTCCGCTTAATCCCATTTTATAAGCAACATAGCGAACTGCATCATTTAAATCAAATATTTTATTAGCTTGGATTAATGCAACTTTAATAGCTAATTCAAATATATCAAAGGTGGAATCACATTCTGTATAGCATTTAAATAATCCGCTATTTTCATAAAAATATAATTTGCGGCTACCTTCACCGGGCAAATTATGACAAATGGTGGAAGAGATAATCCCGAATGATGTAGATTCAGGCTCCCCTCCCCACTCTTGCAATAAATTATAAATGTCTTCAGTTGATAAAGATTCTTTTATTTCATTTTTATCAAAAACTAACATTTTATTTCACTATAACTTTTACACAAACTCCCATAAGTCCACATTCACGATTTACATAATCGCAAAGAAACTTCTGATTGGGAACTCGCTTGTCATCACCGTGCCGGTCTTTCAAAATTCCTTTTGCCATTTCAGTAGACATAATATACTCAAAAGGTTTACCAGTTGTCATATAACCCTTCATTATTTTTTATTTCCTTTCTTTAAAAAGCACTTGGCTCATCTATTATTATTTTTGTATCGTCTATATTAATTATTTCATAATCATATCCAGTAGCAAACATAGGTTGGATGCGGCAACAGCCTAAATCAGCTTTACACCATAAATATATTCCTTTATATCGACCACGACGATTTTTATAAATTGAAATTTTTATTGTGGGACGTTCAAAAAGATTTGATGCAAGCACAGGTTCTAATGACGTAAGATCATTTTCTTTAACCCCAAGTATAATCATTCCTACGTCAATTTTATCTGCAATTGACTTAGCTCCCCTTAAAAGGTTCTGATCAGGAGTCTCAGATTCTACATAGCTTGAGTTTAATTGGGTTGCTGATATAATAAAAATACCATATTCATTACACAAATCTTTTAAACGAATAGCCAACATAAATAAGATATTATCTTCTCGGAGTTTAACCCCTCCGCTGCGACGAGTTATCTCTTCAAGAATCTTAATACTTGTGTGAATATAGTCATGGCACACATACTTAACATCATGATCACGTATGTTCCGACGTATGCGATCTTCAATATCCTGTAATGAAAAATCTGGCAATTCTTCTATATATAATGGGGCATTTTTTAATATTTTTGCAGCTTCAAAAACTCGCTCTTCTTCATTACCTTCATATTTACCATTTAAAATATGTTCTTCATTAACATTAGAAATAAATGCTAACATCATTGTTTGCACTTCTTCTAACTCTTGTTCTGTAGTAATATATAAAGTAGGCTCAGAAGAGCCACATCGAATCCAGCCAAAATTTTCATCATAAATCTTATTACAAGACATATAACATGCATCTGCAATCAAACTACGAGTCTTACCTATTCCAGTCGGAGCACTGCGCAAATAAAACTTTTTAAGCCTAGCTCCACGAGTGATAGTATTAATTAAAGGGCCATAGAGTGGTACGCCCACTTCAGGATGTTCTTTAAGATTATCAATTAAATCAAAAATATTATCTCCAGCTTGAGAAGCTTCACCAAATTCATCATCAACATATTCCATACGAATATTATCTATTCGCTTATCAACTTCATTGGCAATATCTTCCAAAGTCAAATTATCAAGTTTTTCTTCTTGTGCTTGCTTCTTTTTTATATCTAAAATATTGGTTGGGTCATAGATAAATTTTACATCAATACCATAATTATCATAAGCCCGCAATAACGACATTTTTTTAAGTTTATTATAGTAATAATCGAATGCCGCGGGAGTGCAAGTGTCAGAAATCCTTAAAAGCCATTCCTCGCCTTTTTGCTGTTTAAAGATACCTTCACTCTTAGGTCGTCCTGCAAGAAAGTCATTAATTGTTTCCAGAGAAATTGTATTAACTCCGGACTCATGAAGTTTATATATTGCACCAAAAACTATTTTGTGAAAATCATCAGGAAAATCATTATCAGTAATTGTATATTTATCAGTAAAATCCAAAAGTGCAGGATTATTAAAAACACAACCAATAACTTGCATAATACTTACTGTATCAACATACTTACTCACCATTTATTCCCTCTTCCTCATCTAAAAAAGAAAATAACTTTCTTTTTTTAATTTTTCGTTCCGGCCTTTCAATTACCACTTCTATGACTTTTGGCTGATAAATTTCAATTATTTTTGTCTCATTTTTTTGATGCGCGAGCCAAATATTGTAATAATATTCATAAGCTCGTTGATAAACATATGGAACAATACCAATACTTTCTCCTGCTTTTGTTATATCGCCATTTTTAATTTCATAAAAATACTGCAAAGATTTTAAAATACCAGAATAAGTATAATTAAATTCTGCTATATATTTGTCAATTTGCTTTCTAATACGCGGCGGCACATAGTCAGTATTAAACATCTGCATTATATATCGCTCTAATTTTTCTTTATCAGTTAACTCTCTTTTTGATTCAATTTCCGCACAATGCTTATGTGCATATTTACATTCAGAAATTTTGACTACATCATCCTTGCTTTTGGACATTTGTTGATGGCAATAAGCACATTCAACTTTATCTAATGGGTCAATAATTTCTAATGGGGGAGTTTTATCTTGTTTTTTTTCTCGTTCCCTTAAATAGCAAGCTGCATGAGCATACCTTCGTGAACGAATTTGAACATATTCTTCCTTGTCTCTGTCAAAATTTTTATTACAATAAAAACAAAGAACTTGATGTGCGATTTTTCCTCTCCCTCCTTTATAACATTTTATATATATATTATACTATATTTTTAAATAAAAATCAACCCGAAGTGCTAGACACTTCGGGTTTAAAATTATTTATTTGTTAAGAGCTTTTATATCATGGACTATAAGATCAATAATTGCAGCCTGCTCAGCAGTGCAATCACCAACCTTTTTACCTTTGCCCAAATGCTTATCAACAATCTGAGTAATCTTTATGGCATTACCCTGATCCTTCTGCATTAAAATACCAACCAGTTCTTGGAACTCTTTCATCAGAGCTTCAAAATCATAAGTCTCTTCCTGACTTACTACCTGAGTCTTTTCATCAGTAACAAGAGTACCATTTGAAACCGCAGCTTCCTTATCTATAGCTTCCGCAATTGCATTTACCAAATTATCATAAGAAAACTCAATAAAATCAGGAGTAAAGCGGAAGCGACTACCCGCAACAAAGCGAGGAGTACCGCGCATAAACAAAATGGTCTTATTACCATCATCAGTATCAATAGAGCGAGAATAACCTATTATATCACAAGTTCTTTCACAAACAAGGCGAGCACGCTTGTCAAGAGTAGGCACTATCTTAGATACCTCTTGACCTTTTTCATTAGTAAAAGTCTTTTCAGTTGAATGACTAATAAGGACAAGACCATAATTCAACTGAAGAATTTTGCGGATACATGTATCAAACTCATCCTGTGCCATACTGAACCCTTTGCCGTACGGAATCTCGGCGATGTTCTCATATGTGTTCTTTTGGTCGCTCTCACGACTGCAAATATACTTCTCGCAGTAGCTATAAGCAATATCCGTGGTATCAAGAATTACGGTCTCGAACATGGACTGTACGTCCGGATCCCTCAACTCTGTGAGTGCTTTCTTGAAGTCACCCCAGCTATTTATAGGCTGAGCCATGACCCCGGGAAGTGCATTATATCCTTTTTCAAAGGCTAGGAGCAATGCCCGCGGGAACTTAGTTGCAATAGTTGTTTTACCACTTTTTGGCTCCCCATAAAAGAACACAGAATATCCCTTCAGATTTCGACTAACCTGATGCGGCTTAATATCTTTCAGTCCCATAATTATTTTATCCCCTTATTAAAAATTAAATCCACCATTATTGGTTGCAGGAGCCTTATTGGTATTCTGTTGTGCCTTCCACTCGTCACTACGACGCTTCATAGTCGCAAGATCGGTTTCACGCTGAGCCAAGAACTCCTTAATCTCAGCAACAGTAACAGTTTCTTCACTATCCCAATCATAAGGCTGAGGATTAGCACGAGTTATTTCAAAACCCTTACGAGAAGACCTTACTTCACGTACGCTATCTTCGCCAAAAGCACTTTGCTCAACAATGGTGCGCACTATAACTTCCGAAACCTGTTTACCCTCTACAAGAGTAAATATAGGAAGTTCAAGCCCTTCAAAATAAGTTATACCATCAGGATGTTTACAAGTAAACTCAACAGGCATAATAGAATTTTTAAAGTTAAATATATAACCCTTTACGAGACAATGTTCAGATATCTGACGCTCCTCATCAGGATCAACATGAGTGACATTAGTAATTATCATATCCTCCCTAAAGGTTGCACGTTTTTCCTCATTATCATTCAGAAAATCTGCATTATGAACAAAACCGCCTTCATTGCGCTTTACACTAACAAGCTCTTCCTTACCATTTCTATCAGTATAAAATTCATTAAGTGCAATGGCAGAATCCACACTCAACTTTCCAGCGCCATCCTTACCATCCTGCATATAAGTGCCAATCTTACCATCCAAAATATTCTTCAACATATTATAGGTGGCATTAGACTTACCAGTAGAAGTAGTTGGAGTTACAAAAGTAAAATGAATCTGAACTATATTAGTCATTGCATCATTTGTAGCTATATCTATTGTACCGGAAATAAATTCCGTACCATAATTTTTAGATTCCTTATTGGCGACAGTCTTGAGTGCAAGATCATGCTGATAAAGGTAGCCCTCAATATGCGATATATTAGTCATTTTCTTAGCCATAATTTAATTTTTATTCTCCTATTTCAATATTTTTTCCATTCTCTGTCAAAGTATAAACTGTAGGATCTTGGCCTACCTTTTCTACATATCCATCACTAACCAACTTACGAATTGCGCCAGATACTGTTTTAGAAGAGATTTCCATACCTTCCGCAATATCACGCGCTTTCATAAGAGGTATATTTTGATTTTCTCGCATATAAACGAGAATCTTTTTTCCATTTTCTGTGAAAAGAGGCTTTTCAATATCGTTTTCTTTAGTTAAAAACTCAATATAATTTTTTACATCATCACTCATTTTATTTATTGTTTCTTTTGGAGCAGTTACTAATAGTTCATTTAAGAATTTTAGAAATTCACTTTTTTTAGACATTTTTTATTTCCTTTTCACATTTGATATATATATTATACTTTATTTTAATAAAAAAATCAATTTTCCAAAAGAATCAAATCAGAAGCATATGGCAACTGACGTATAAACTGTATAAAATTATCATTATTAGAATTATCAACGCCAGACCATTCATTGAGTTTATGATTTTTTCTTTGATGATAAATATTTATCAGATTTTCATAAGACATGGTAATAGTGCGTGTTTGTAACCAACTTTCTGGCAACCAGCGCACAAGTTCTTTCCAATATTTCTTAACTTTTGTTTCAAGATATTTTTGACGCAATGATTCACAAATATTAATGATAGTTTTTGTCGCTGGCTCGTTTAAACCAGTTTCAATTTCATTCATTATTTCAGAACAGTAATCATCAATTTCAAAACAATCTAAAGTTATTGGTTTACTTGCAAGTTTATGCATTGTTGAAGTTGAATTTGCGGTCGTTCCCACTTTATAAGTATCAAATTCTTTCCACCAGTATAATGGCGCTGTAATATCAACTGTTACAATTATTTGCCTTAAAAATTTTCGATGTTCAGAACCAGCCCTTATTAAAGTTTGTGCCAATTTCATATCATTAGGCCCAATAATTTGATATAAATACATACCCAATCCATTATCTTCAATAAGAACATCATGAGCATAATCTTTTCGCCATTGATTAATAACCTTTTGATTAGCCATCGAAAGCTCAGTCCCATGATATAATGCAATCATTTTATCTAATATGTCATTACGCTGACTACTTGTGCATATACCCCACTCGCTATCACTTCTATCCCATGAATTTTTAGGATTTCTCATTCCATGCAAAGCGCCACTAAAATTATATACATGTATATTTTCAAATTTCATATTATTTTATACTATATCCAAATTCTTTTGCTTTATAAAAATCTTGCCAATAATCTTCTCGTTCATCCAAAAGTGAACGATCACACTCTTCAATTACTTCAAAAGTAAAGTTTTCTACTCCAATTTCTTGCATCGCGGGATACAGTTTATTGCGCGTAGCGGGCTCAGCCCCTATGCCGCGTTTAATGTGTTGTCTAAAACGCTCGGCTAGGTTGGCCGCCTGGCCGATATAACACTTTTGATTCTCAATATTAGTAATTTTATAAATGCCGCAATGAACACCTGAGCCAATTACTCGTCCTATTAAATCAGTATAAGGTTTTTCATAATAAACTTTCCAAATTACTTTATTAATAGGTTCGGGGTCGCGCAATAAATGTGCTACTGAACGTATTGCCGCGATTTCTTCTATATCTATTGGAGTAAGCATACAACGATAAAAATCTATATTTAATCGTTTTTCTTCCTCTCGTTTTGCGGCTTCGGCTGCTGCGGTTGCCTTAGCTTGGTATTCCGTAACTTGAGCTTGTAATTCTAAAAGCTTTTTTTGATTGCTTTCTTCAAGATCCAAAAATTCTTTAGAATAATTTTTTAAAGTTTCTAAATATTCTTCTTTGTATTCTTCTTCAGCATCTTGATAAGCTTCTTCTAAAACTCGTATAGTATTATCTAATTTTTCTTTTGCAAGTTGTAATTGTTGTTTTAAAAACACTTCTCCAGATTGAGTGGCTTGTTGTTCTAAAGAAGAAATACTTGACTCAATTTCTTTCTTTCTTGTTTGAAGCGAAGTCACACCAATCTAAAGTTCTTTTATATTATTTTCTAAATTCTATTTTTTAGTTGATAAATCATTATTTAATTTCTCAATATCTGAATTATACTGCTAAGTCTTTTGGACTTTTGGTGACAGTATAAGATAAATAATTAACCCACCAAGAAATAATCCTAATATACAAAATAAAAAAGGTGTCATATTAAAAAATTATCTCCCATAATAGATGATAAAGTTATATTATCAATTTCTGTATAAGGAATACGCTTTAAAACATAACCATGTTCTTTACACCAAGCATTTTTAAAAGCATCTTTTTTCTATCGCTGCTCTAAAGTATCTCTAAAGAAATTTTGATCACACTCTTTAAAATGCTATATTCCATCATATTCTAATAAAAATGCATTATTAATAAAAAAATCAAAACGAGGATGCTATAAAGTATCTTCATAATTACATTCTTTAAAAACTTTTTCAGTTTCAAAAGGTATATTATTTTCTGTTAAAATTTTTTTAATTTTTCGCACCCCTTTAGAATCAAAAGAATGCCCACACGATTCAATTCTATGATGTTTTAAATCATGTGCAGAAACATAATGAATTTTTCCGCAAGAGCATCTACATTCCCATACCACACTATTATTATTTCTTTTTTCTGTTGGATGCAATGCAGTTAGTTCACCAAAAATTTGACCTGTTAAATCTAGAGCATTTTTAATATGAGCTTTTTTTAAATTTTTTATTCTACTTTCTTGATTTTGACAACCGCACGATTTTGTATTTCCAGAAATTAAATTACTCTATCTTACTAAAATAATATTTTTTTCTGAACAGTCACATTGACACCACCACTAAGATTGACGATGTCCTGAAGGACTAACATAATACGGCCCTCTTGATAAAACTGTTAAGTGATTAAATTTTTTTGCTATAAAATCTTCGTCTTTTATTTTAGCCATTTTATAATTACCTCATATATAAATAATGAGGAAGAAAATTTTCTCCCTCATTATTATTTTAAATTTTTAAAAGACGAACTTTACAGTTTTGTCCAGAAAAAAATTACTCAGCATCCTCGGCATCGGGATCAAAAGCCATACCCGCTGCAGTCAAACTAAGAAATTTTACGCTTCGATGTGTGCCATCCTCAAGTTCAATTTCTGCGGGAGTACGAATACCCAGACCCTTGCGTTGTATAGCACTGGTAAAAATACCATCCACAGAACGCTTTTCAAAACCGAGAGCTTCAGCTACATCAGCAGAAGTAACGTTCTAACCATTTACACTCTTGAGATAATCGAGGACCTTGCGGCTATTTTCTTTCATTGCCATAATAATTAAATTCTCCTAAATATTATAATTTTTATTTTATTTTATTTGTTAAGCATTTTTTAGCTTGTGTAATAATTATATCAAAAAAATTTTGATTTGTCAAGAATTTTTATCCATTATTTCTTGAACTAATTCATCAAGAAGTAATATATCATCTAAGGAGTCAAGGCGATTGGTAATATCCATTACCTTTTGCTATGCCTGATAAACTTTCTGCTTATCTTCATTAGCCTCAATAATTTTTTCCGCTTCAACAATTTGTTTAGCAAAATTCTTGAGTTCTTTCTATTTCATTAAATTTTTTTTCCTTAATTTTTACAAGTATAATTATATCTTATTTTTTTCAAAAATTCAAATGTTTTTCAATAAATTCTTTTTCTGTTAAAATAGGAACTCCAAGTTTCTTTGCAGTATTATTTTTACTTGATGTAGAATTTATATCATTATTAATCAATATGGAAGTTTTTTTACTAATACTTCCAGTTACTTTACCGCCATGTTCCTCAATAGCTTGCTGAAGTACATCACGATTTTTAAAAACATTTAAAGAACCAGTAATAACTATTACCATATCTTTTAATGAATTGTTATTTTCTTTTTGAATTTCTTGATTATTAAAAGTCAATAAAGATGCAACTTTATCAGCTTCTTCATAATTAAAACTTAACAGATTTGCAGTTTTATTTTCTGCAAATCCATTAATTATAGAAAAATCAAAATGATTCTGTATTTTATCCCTAAAATCAGAATATGATTCTATATACTTAACCAATTCCTTTGATACAGTATGTCCAATAAGAGGAATTCCAATAGCAGCAATAAATTTTTCCAAAGAAGTAGTTTTCGCTTTATCTATCGCGGCTAGTATATTATCTACAGATTTTTCGCCGAATCCTGGCTTTTTTATCCATTCATTTCGATGTTCTCTTAAATTAAAAATATCAACAAATGAATTAACCCAATTCCAATTAAGTAATTTATCCAGAGTTGCCTTTGATAAACCTTTTATATCTAAACCTTTTTTGCTACAAAAATGATCAAGTCTATTAATTAATTGACCCTCACAATTAGGATTTTCACAAATTAAATTCTCGCCGGTATTTTTAAGTAACTCGCCACAAATGGGGCAAATAGTTGGCAATTCAATAAAAGGTATTTCCGCAGACTTCTCAATATCTAAATTATCTTTCATAATTTGAGGTATAATTAGATTTGCTTTATAAACTTGTATAGGTCTGCCTTTCCACGCTCCACCCAAAGTATCAATCATTATGTTAAGATTGTGAAGACTTGCACGTGTAACCTCGGTTCCTTCAATCTCTACAGGTTCGAATACTGCAACTGGAGTAAGTTGACCCGATCGCCCCATTGTCCAGTCTATATCAATCAAAGTAGTTGGATAAACATCATCATAAAATTTAAACGCCATTGCGTTATTGTTATGATGCGCCGTGGAACCCAAAGACTGCCCATAAGATATATCGTCAAACTTAAATACTAATCCATCTGTTGGATATGATTTAGCTTTCGCTATTTTTTGTAATAAAGCAGAACACTCATCATACATATTAAGCTCACTAGCCATTAGTACATTAGGAACAATTGTAAAGCCTAAATTTTTAATAGCTACTAATCTTTTAGACAAACTATTAATATTCTCAAAACCTTTTATAACTTCCCAAACAATAAAAGTCAATTTACGCTTTGCGCACTCTTGACTGTCAAGTAACCTAATACTACCTGCGGCAAAATTTCGTGGATTTTTATAATCGTCCTGAAAATTCACAAAATCGTCATATTTAATAATGATTTCTCCATCAACGATGAGCTCTTCTGTATAACCAATAGATTTTGGAATTGACGAGATAACTAAAGCATTGTGAAGAATATTTTCACCAATTAACCCATTGCCCCTTGTTTCTGCAGAAACAAGTCTACCATTTATATATCGCAAAGAACAAGTTAAACCATCTAATTTATTCATTACCAATATATTTTTTTTGTCACAAAACTTTATTATTTCATCCGTATTTTTAGTTTTTTCTAAAGAAAGCATAGGATGATTATGAGTTACTTTTTCAAGAGGAGTTATGTTTTGATAATATATAGAATGAGTGGGTGAGTCAGGCAAAATTATACCTGACTCATTTTCCATTTGCTGGAGTTGAAAATATAATTCATCCCATTCTGCATCAGACATAATAGAACTGCCAGCATCATAAGCTTTAGTAGCTTCATTTAATCGATTAATTAAATCTTGCATTTTTTATATTTTCAACCCCTCTTTTTTATTACAATAATATTATATAATATTTTTTACATAAAAGCAATATTTTATACTTTAGTTACAGATATTATTTTTCCTTTGATTAATATATTACCGATAGAAGTTTTACTTACAATAGGAATCTCATTTCCTGCAATACATATTGAAGTTTTATCTCCTATAATTAATATATTATCTTCATCGGAAACAAGTGCTGCCGCAACCAATTTTCCCGAAGAAACAGTAGGCTTATAACAAATCAAACCTTTAGTTCCACGAGTTCCAAAAATCATAGCGTCTTTATGTATACGCTTACCAAGTCCATGTTCTGCAAATACTGCAATATTATCATTCATATCGCGTATTGCCATTCCTGCAACAACATAATCTCCCGCTGATAAGTTAATACCCTTAACTCCAATAGTCATACGAGAAGTGGGCGCAACTTCCTCTGACTTAAAATTAAGCATATATCCATTAGCAGTAATAAGGCTAATAGGTTCATCTTTAATTAAAGTTACAGACACTAGTTCATCACCGTCGCGCAAACTAATCGCGCCGATACCACTCTTCTTTTTAGTCTTAATATATTCATTTAATTCAGTCTTTTTTACTGTGCCATTTTTAGTTGTAAAGAAAACATATTTAGCTTCAGTGTCACGATAAATTGAATACATTATCGCAGGTTCTTCATTCGGTTCCATTGCTATAAGAGATTTTATAGCTTGACCCGCAGAAGTGTTTGTTCCTACTGGAATATCATTAACCAGTAATCGATACATTCTACCTTGATTAGTAAAAATCATAAGAGAATCAATCGTATTGGTTCTAATAACTGCGCTAGTTACTTCAGCTTGTGTTTTTAGACCCTTGCCATTGCGGCGCTGTGCTTTAAAAGAAGAAGCGGGAATACGTTTAATTGTTCCAGCTTCAGTCATTACTACAACGCATTTTTCTGGTTCAACATAAGCGATTTCTTTTTCTTCTACTGGAGTTTCTATTTGTTCAACTTTAGTTTTTCTTGAAGAGCCAAATTTATCTGCCAATTTCTGGAGTCGAGATAAAAAGATTAATTTTTGCTCATGAGTATTTTGAATAATCTTTTCATATTTTTCAATATTATTAATCAAATCTTTAAGTTCTTGATTAAGTTCTATCGCTTCAAGTCGCGCAAGGGTGCCAAGACGCATAGAAACAATAGCTTTACTTTGATTAGGAGTAAATTGATATTTTTGTTCAAGTTTATTTTGCGCATCAGCACTACTATCAGATTTTTTAATAAGTATAATTATATTATCAATATCTTCAAGTGCTTTAACAAGACCTTCAACAATTTCTTTACGTTCTTTTGCTTTTGTAATTTCAAATTCATTTTCTCGTTTTATACAAAGCAAATTATGTTCTATATATAAATCAAGATATTGTTTAAGATTTAAAAGTTTAGGCGTTTTACTTACAAGTGCATATTGATTAATACTAAAACTTTTTTGTAAATCAGTCGCTACAAAAAGCTTATTTAAAACTGTCAAAGGCGCCTTAGAACATTGTATTTCTATAAGCAGATGTTTTTTATCACTTTTGTTAATAATGTCTTCGATACCAGTAATTTCTTCCTTTTCAACAAGTTCTTTAATTTTTGTAATCAAAGGTTCAACATAAGTTTGATAAGGAAGTTCTGATACAAGAATATTATTTCCTTTTATTTCAGTTTTTGCGCGAATAACAACTTTTCCTTTGCCAGTTGAATAAATTGTTGGAATTTCTTTTTTATTAATTATTATTCCACCTGTTGGATAATCAGGAAAATAATTTTCAGTATTCAAAATTCCAGAAGAAACATACTTATTAATAAGCTCAACGGTTTCTTTCAGATTAAATAATGACCAATGATTAGCTACAGCAACACCTATACCTTGAGAGCCATTAATTAATAGTCTGGGCAATACTGCAGGAAGTACTTCCGGCCACTCTTTATCTTCTGAGAAATTAAGTATCATAGGGACATTTTTCTTCTTAATACCCTCAAACATACCCTGCTCAATAGCGGCATTAAGCCTAGCTTCAGTATATCGCGAAGAGGCAGCTTCTGGGCCAATAACTTGATTACCGTTTGACCCATGAAAATCTACTTCTGGAATATTGTTAATCCACGATTGGCTCATCCTCACAAATGTGTCATATATGGCTTGATCTCCATGAGGCCACCAGTCAGCTATTACCCCACCCGCAACTTTGGCACTTTTTACATGGGGTTTTGTTGAAGAATATCCTTTGGTATAAAATTCCCAAAGACACGCTCGCTGCCCAGGCTTTAAACCATCTCGCGCATCAGGAAAGGCACGCTGACTATTGGCTTCATATGCAAAATCTATAAAATTTTGATGTAATTCTTTTGTAATATCAATAGACATCGTTTGCTTCCTCACTATATTTTAATATATATTCTTTGCGCGGCTGAGTACTTGGCCCCATGAAAGTTTCAAAAAGTTTTTCAGTTTCTATGGCATCTTTCACTGTTATTTGTTGAACATTACGAGTTGCAGGTTCAAGCAAACATTCACCTAATTCATGTGAATCTTGTTCTCCTACGTAGAATCCATTATTTCTAATGGTACTGACTATTTCTTCTAATATAATAAAATATATTAGCCTACCGTTTCCCAGTGTGTACCAATAACACCAGTACTTCCCAACAACGGGAATAGTCGATACAGGTTTAGGATAGTTCTTCCCACTCTGCCACTTCATCAGTTTCTGGAACCTTTCCAGCTTTTTTATCTGATGCCAAATGACGAGTCAGGGTTGTAGCGCCACAATTGCTCCAACGTGCAGCAGCACTAATTGAATTAAAAATTATTCCGGTATTTATATTTTTTATTTTTTTTCCATGGTATTGAATTTTTTTTACGGCTTGTGGATTGTCAATATATTTTTTTACTGTGCTATTATCTCTATGGTATTTTTTAGCGATGGCATTTACAGTTAACCCATTTTTAAAATCAGTCACCCATAAATCAATTTCATCTTGTTTAATAGCTCGGTCGGTTGATGATAAATTAATTTGGTCTTCACTATGTCCTACTTGTTTTTTATGCCAAGCTCGATTTTCGGGAGTATATACATCATTGTGTATATTAGGCCATGTTTCACAATTCCAGACTTTTAAAAAACCTCGTTCTGTAATTCCCACATCTTTAAACAATTCAAAAACTTTAGACCGATTAATACGCTGTCCATATAATTCTCGAATTGCCCATACTTGTTTTTCAGTTAATATCGCTCTTGGATGTTTTTCGCCTCTTAATGAACTGCCACCCACTGTACGATTATATCCATTGTGGTAACTGTCATAATAGTCAATCCAAAAACGTTCACGTTCATCGAGTTGATCCACATCGCACTCTTCTAAAATTTCAAAACAAAAATTTTCAATACCATACTTATTAATTGCAACATCTATACCAGTACTTTTTTCAGCACGATTTTTTGCATCATATAAATGTTGTTCATAACGACGCTCTATATTTATACTTTGTCCAATATAGACACATCCATTAATTTTATTTTTATATTTATAAATACCAGTCATTTTTTAACCATCCTTTTCCCACGAGACTATCATGTTTATTATTTTCATTATAATATAAAAATTATAATAATTCGATTAACCTAAGTTAACCAAGACTCACCAAAAAATAATAAATTTAGACTCCCTCGTTAGCTAAAATATAAAATATTTTAACCCCGCTGGTTTGCGGAAAAGTAGGTAAGGGCCAGACTATCTCTTACCCTTTATTTCGATTAATTAAATATTTTTCATTTGCATGTTTCTTTTTATATTCCTCTAGTTCATTGTTGTCCCTAAGATAGATATATTCATTTTTCTTAGTTGTAACCCTGAAGAGAGGAGGAACTGTTGCATATATATGTCCATTTATAACAAGCTCAGGACAAAGCTCCCAGAACAGTGTGAGTAGAAGATTCTTAATGGCCTCGCCATCAGGATCCGCATCTGCAGCCATCATGATTTTACCATATCGGAGTTTGCGCTCGTCATAAATCATTTTGGTTTTTTTTGCATCAAAATCCAAACCCAAAGCTTTTATTATATTTACAACTTCTTGATTCGTTAAAAGTTTTTCAGAAGTACATTTTCTTGCACTGATAATTTTTCCACGTATTGGAAATATAGCCTGGAACTCAGCATTTCTTGCCCCAACCAATCCACTTGCAGCGCTGTCACCCTCTGAAATAAAAAGCTCACATTCCGCGCGATTTTTGCTCCAACAATCAACGAGTTTAGTGGGAAGATTTAAAAAAGTTTTTCCTTTTTTCTTGCCTTCAATATTGCGAGCTGCATCCTTAGCCTTTTTTGCGTTTTCTCTAGCTTTACGAGCCAAAAGTGCCTTATCAATAATTGCCTTCGCATCTTTAGGGTGGCTATCAAGCCAAGTCCGCAGATCTTTTGTTACGAGACGTTGAACAATTGTACGGGCTTCAGTTGAACTAAGAACATCTTTTGTTTGTCCTGAGAACACTGGATCAGGCATAATAAAAGAAAGAACTAATACAAGACCTTCTTTCAACTCATCGCCAGTTATATTACTATCTTTTTCTTTTAATAGATTATTAGAACGAGCATAATCATTTACAGATTGTGTAAGTGCAGTTCTAAAACCCGTGAGATGTGTACCACCACTATTAGGAATTGAATTAGTATAAAGCTTATAAGTGTCTGCATAAGTATTATTATACAACATTGCGATCTTTACACCAATTCTATCTTCAATAGTTTCAGTATAAAAAATTGAAGTTAAAGCCTCTTTGTTTTTATTTAAAGCTTCAATATAATCAAGAATGCCTTTTTGGGAGGTTATTATTTCAGTTTCTTTATCTTTATATTGAAACTCAAAAACCAATCCAGGAGACAAATAGGCTAATTCTTGAAGTTGTTTTCTCAAAAGATTATAATCAAGTTCTATTCCCTCTTTAAATATTTCCTCATCGGGCTTAAACTTAATTATAGTAAAATGATCTGATTTATTTTTATAATTGGTTTCTTTATAATTTTGAAGTATTCCTCGTTTAAATACAGCTTGAGCTTGATGACCGCCTCTAACTGAGGTTACTTGAAATATTGAGCTAAGTGCATTTGTCGCTTTAGCACCAATTCCATTCATGCCTCCTGAAGTATTGTAACCTGTTTTACCTGCCGCATCAAATTTTGCGCCAGTATGAAGTTTAGTAAATATATTTATTAATACCTCTGAACCATCTTCAGCTTTACCAAAAGGAATACCACGTCCATTATCTTCTACTGTAACAATATCATCATTAGAAACAGTAATTTTACAAATTGAACATGCTCCCGCAAGATATTCATCAATAGCATTAGAAATTATTTCAAGAGTAATATGTCTTACGCCTTCCGGTCCAACACTACCAATATACATACCACTTCTTAATCGAATAGCTTCTATGCCTTCAAGGGTTTTAACATCTTTTATGCCATAATCTACATTAGACATTTATATATTTTCCCTTTCTATTTTTTTCTATAATAATTATAACAAATTTTATTCTTATTGTCAATTTTCATATATATTTATAACTTTCTCTATAATCTTACTAAATTTTCTTTGACCAAATTATATATAAAATATAATTATTATTATATATATTAATATATATTATATAATATTTTATTCATATTTGCAAATGGTGATTTCGATTTAAAGTGCTGGCAGTTGACTTTCCCGCAAAAATATAATAAAATAAAGCCAAGAACAAAATGTTCTTGGCCAAAATTATTTAATCAATCATTCATCAGACTCTTCTGCATTTTCATCAAATTCAGCATTCGCCGCACTCTGCTTTGCTTTCCACTCTTGGAGCATATTTTCAAAAGTAATGCCATCTTTAGTGTTTTCACCTAAACTTTTTTTATAGTACCAAGCTTGGCTTACGCCATAAGCGGCCCAGGGGAAAGCAATCATCGCAGTGAGCCAAGGCAATTCTCCGATATAATCACGCAAAATACAAAAAACTGCGAGAACTAAAAATGTTAGGGTGGTGATCCATATTAATATAGACTCTTGGATTAAGAGCTTTTTTGAAAACTCAGTATTTTTCTTATTCTTTTTCATAATTAATATGCTTTAGGGCGACGGAACCTAGTCCAAGCTCCACCGCGCTCTTTCTTTTTGGTTACAAAATTCCAACCAATGCGATTATCTACATTGGTCAATTGGCATCCAAAAGCGCCACCATAGAATTCTACAACAAAACCACCACCGACATAAGTGCCGATATGTCCATTTTTGCCAACCCAATCTCCTGGCTACAGTTGCGCGCGAGAGATTTTTGTAGAATAGGTAGATTTTAAACAGAGATTATTTGCAGTAGTATCAAAACTATTAGAAACTAATTTATGTTTACGCATATAACCCACTTCCATACCCGAACAATCAGAAGAGGGAATGTTAGGGTTGCGTTTTACCTATTCAATCATCCACTCCATACGTCCATTATTGTAATATGTTGAGCGAGATTTAGCCTATGATCTTATATCCGATTCTGTTGGAATATTAAGCCTTAAATCTTTATTATATAAATTAGCTCCAATCATATAAAGTGCGCGGACATTTCCGGGTACGTTTTGATCATATGCATAATTTAATATTTCTACACAAATTTGTTGACGCAATTCACTCACGCCACGCAAATCAGCCTTAATTTTTTCACGTTTAATTTTAGAAATGTGAGTATAAGAGTCTATTTTCTTTAATATATTGTTATCTATTGGTTTATCAGGTTTTGTAGCTATTTCTTGTTCATGCACTTTTTCAATAGCATCCCAAGTTAATTGACCAATAATGCCATCAGCCTCTAAATTGCGGCCATATTTATCTTGATTACGACCTTGGAAAAAGATTACAGCATTATAAGTATCTTTACGAAAAGCCTTACTTGTTACTCGTTTAACGTTTTTTGCAAAATAACCTAAATCAAATAATTTCTTTTTTATATAAAGTACATCATTGCCTGACATGCCCATTTTTAAATTTCTTGTAAAGTTCATTTTAATTATTCTCCTTTATAAAAAAGGGTAAGGAAAAACTCCTTACCCTTTTATTGTTATAAATTTTGAGCAATTAATGCAATTTTAGAGCGGTAGATATTTTGGAGAGCAATTTCTCCATAAAAATCTTGCCCTTTAAATAATTTAGAAACTCGTTTCATACCATTATTTGCACCAGCATATTCAACCATATCTACTTGTGCATTATAATCACCATCAATGATACAAATACTATCTTCGCCTATGCGTTGAAGGGTAAGTTTCATTAATTCGGTATCTAAATTTTGAGCTTCTGAAATATAAATGCCCGCGTGCATTCCACTAGTATCATAACCTCTTATATCAGAAAGAGGTAAAAGAACTAATTTTTCTTCAGCAATTAGTTCTTCAACTTCAAATTTACTGCCTAATTTACTACTTAATAAATTACCAATTTGAGAATCCAATAATTTTTCATCTCTAGTACCTGGATAAACGATTACTCTTGCGACTTTCACCGCAAGTCTGACTATATCTTAATTCAAGCTTAAATAATACATGGACAAAATATTATTTATTCTTCTATTTGTGAACGCTTATCAATTTCTTCAAATGTTTCAATGAACTTTTGGATTTCTGTTTGAGATTGTTTCTCTTCTTGGGCAATTTGCTTTATAGCATCTATAATTCCATGATCTTTATACCATTGTATTAAACAGCGAGTTTTTGCTTTGAACATTTTACAAACTGAATGTAGAGGCATAAAAGGCTCATCACCATATTCATATTGAGCGCCAAAGCATCCTCTAATACAACTATTAACATTCCAACAAGTATCACAACCATGATGAGTTTTTCTTTGATTAGAAAGCAAAATTTTAGTTGCTATTACTGGATTGTTAGCTTCTATATCAATTATTTCATTATTTTTTGTAATAAATTTTCCATACAAAAATTCAGGATATGCAGTGCGATGACAAGGAGCAATGGAAAGATCTCCCAATCTTACTGTAAGTTGATAAGCTACACTACAAGTAGGAAATTGAGTTGCATCTAAAAGCAGAAAATTGGTATATCCATTTCGTTCTTCGTTTAAACCTAAAGACATTTTTGCAAATTTTCTAGGATCGCTATCATATCGATGTTCAAAATGATAATCACAATAAAATTTTAAAAATTCTTGATAGTGTGAAATCGCTTCATCAGTCCAATCATCATTTCTAACCTCTAATGTCATTACTTGCTGCAATACATTAAAATCATATTGTTCACACATATCAACAAACCACTTATAGTTTTCAATCCATCTATCAACTGAACATGCGGCAATCATAGGATGAGCGCAAAATCCATTTTTTTTCATAAATTGAAATGATTTATGATAAAAATTCATATCTCGTTTATGGTATATTTTTTGAGGACGAGAAAAATCTTCAATAATATAACCGTCGATAGATGCACTTAGCGCCAGTCGTATATTATAATTTTTGTTAAAATCATCAATATAATTTTGTATTTTTTCAGTCATTTCTTGGCTATGAATGAAAGAAAAATTAGTGGGAACAATGATTTCTTCTAACTCGTTTAATCCTTGTTCTTTATATTTTTTAATTATATCTAACACATTAAAAAATATCTGAGTGCCTACAATTTCTCCACTAAATATATCAATATGTCTTAAATATGGCCAATTTTTTACAGCGTATTTTAATAATATATCAAGATTATTAAGAATATTTTTTTCATTACGCAATTCAGCAGGATAAAGTTTATCGCCATATCGATTTAAATAACAATATTCACATTTTTGATTACACTCAGAAGTTACATATAATTCTAAAGAACTAACACGAGAGCCGCCATTTAAATCTGATGAACAATTTTTATCACTCCATCCAGAGAAAAAAGCTGTATCAAGAATAAATTTTAAGAGTTCATTATTTTCACTTTTAAAAGACATGTATTAAACTTGCTCCTCTTTACGATAAAATGTTAAAAATTCATAAACGGCATTATTTTCATTTTTAATTATAGTATTATATACAGTATGGTCAATGCTATAAGGAATATCATTTATTATTAATATAAAATCATGAATCCCATATACCTCTTCTCGCATAATATTAATAATATTTCTTTTATTATCATTTTTTATATAAGAAAATACTATTTTAGAATCCTCAATTGTTTGCAAACATTTTTCTGGAATATTGTCATGAGAATGTTCTTTTTTTCCATCAATAATATAACAAGTTTTCATATTTTTTATCCTTTTATAGAAATATAATCGTAAGCTCCATTTAATAAAAGTCTTAGTAAGCTCACTGAAGGTGTAGTTAAGGAACCAGTGGCATTACGATTATCATTCATACAATTACTAGCATTTCGATAAATTAAATCTGCTGCCTGTAAAGCCAAAGTGTCATCAGTAAATTTAAAATCTACTTGCCCTGCATATGCCAAAGTCTGAATTAAAGTCTTTACAGTAATAACTCGCGCAGTAGTGTTTTCTTTATAATAATACTCTATCTGTTCTTCTCTTTTGGATAATTCACTTTTATCAAAATAAAAGAAGCTACGTAAATTGCTATCAAAAACTTTTTCATCAAGAACTTTATTAGCATAAGAATTTATTTCAATATTTTTCTTATAATCATCTAACATATCTACAAAAGCTGCATGGCAACCTGAAATTTTATTATTAGGCAGTAAACCAATAACTTGTTTACAAGTTCCACAAGTAAAACCATCACAACCTATATTGTTTATAGAAACAGCACTATTGGCATTATAAGGAGTAATATCTGTAAAATATTTAAAATGATTACCTTCTTTTTCAATCTCTTTACAAAGGTGGCACATATTAGCAAAAATTTTCCCATCTTCAGTTGTATTCTGCTCAGGAGTAGCGGTATTGGGTAAAGTGACAAGAATTTTTGCGTTTTTACTTTGATTTAATTCATAAAAAATATCATAAAATTCTTCAAAAAAAAGATAATAATCAAGTATTGCCTCTTTAGTTTGCAATTCTTTTACATTATCTATATCTAAAGTTGGTTTAAAGAAACATTCAAATTTTACGTTTTCAGGTATTATTTGATGTAAAATAGAAACCATATTTTTAAAAACTTCTTGTAATTTTTTAGTAACACCTTTTCCACGGTTTTCATCAGTAATTTTTTCAGTGCCATCAAGCGACATTTGCAAATAAAAAGTAAATGTTCTTTCAGGATATTTTTTAAATATATTTAGCATATCTTGAAGTTCTGTAAGAAAATGCGGTTGCACCATATTAGATGAAGAAAAAAACTCGTAAAAATTGGGATAATTTTCAATAATTTGATGCATTAAATTATGCATTCTATGCCAACCCAATGTAGGCTCACCGCCCCAAGTCTCAACACGAGTAAGTTGATTAGGGTCAGGAAAAATTTCTTTCATGAAATTGATATAATAATCACCCTTAAAGGATTCTTCTAATGTTTTATCAATTTGAATAAGTGCAGGATTTTTATCTATACTGCAATAGCGACAGTTTAAATTACAAACTGTCGCTGGATAAAAAATTACAGTGCTTCTATCTTTTACCATATTAAAAATGTTTCCTTAAAATTATAATCTATGTATCATTACCTATTGGATTAATTGAAGTGGGAATATTAGAATAATCCACACCTTTAAGAACAACATTAAAAATTTCATGCGGATATTCTGTTAATTTACAATTAAAAAGAGTTAAAACTACACCATCGTCACTATTAATTAAATCCCATTGTTTTACCATATTTTCTAAAATGTCAATTTTTTGACCAAATAAAGTAAAACTAATTAAAAATTCATTCATGATACGAAGTATAAACTTTCTATAAAATTATTTTCTGTATTTACGCGACGAATAGCATAAATTAAACGATTACAAACTTGAGTATATATTGCAACACCATCATCATTGTAAATGGTAATCACTAATGAATTTAAATCTTTGAAATTTAAACTCATATTTTTAAGGGTTGGATCGACAGGATTTGTATTGGTAATTTGGCCAATAGATGAAAAACGTGTTTCGGCTAAAGCCTCTTTATCACCAAATTCAATATTCCAAAAATTCGGAATATCATAGGTTTGATTATTTGTATCACATGAAATACCAATTTTCATATGTTTTTATTCTCCTTATTACGTTTATTTGCAAGATATGCCATATTTTTCTGTCTTTCAACAAGCAAAGAGTTATTCAATAAAAAACCAGGGTCTTTATAAACTTCAGGAAAAGCGACTTTTCGATATTTTAAACCATTTGCACCAGTATAATATACTTCAGTCAATTTTAAATTGCCATTATCAATATATTTATGTTCATGTATTTGATATGGCTTTGTAAGATAATCTAATGAAGAAACAAAATAGCCGCTATCATAATTATTATCATTTACAACAGGAATAACTTGGTATTTTCCTTGGCGAGTAATTATTTTTTCTAATAAAATATCGCAAATATCAGATAATTGTTGCTTTTCTTCTTCCCCCAATTGATTTTGTTTTAATATATTATTAATATTAAATAAAATTTCAACAGGCTCTTGATTTATATTAATATCCATTTATTCACCCTTTTATTCTGAAAATGTATAAGTGGTTTCATTTGAATTTGTTGTTTGACTATAAGTTGTGCCGGCTCTATATGAAATTTCTGAATATGTAGTTGTTGCGCTATTAGCGGATTGGCTACAATCACTACCATATACAACGTGGCAACCGCATTTAGAACTATTACCGCTTTGAGCATTTCTTGAAGTGTTTTGAGTGCAATTGCGGCCATTACTGGTGTTTGAATAAGAAGTACCAGCTCTATTAGAAGATTCACTATAAGTGGTTTGATTAGAATGAGAGGTCTAAGTGTATAGTGTACCAGCAGTATTAACAACTCTTGAATAATGTGCTTTTGCTTCCATAGATAAGAGAGATGCAGCTGCCGCATTTAAAGTTTCATCTTTTAAGGGTGAACCTGAAGATAATTCACCGCTAGTAATTGTCCATTTTACACAAGTCGCCAAATGCTCTTCTGTCTGAGCGGCAACAAATTTATTATAAAGTGTTGTTATTTCTGTGGAAAGTGGATAAACACCCACTTCGCTACCAGATACATTCCAATCCCAACTTAAACCATGTGTAGTATAAACGTTTTGTAAGCGAGTAATAAGCGATGACAAATCAGTATATAGAATTGGAGTATTTTCAGCGGCCATACTACACCTCCTTTATTTTATTTTTATTTTGTCCATAATTATTTAAGCTTGAATTTCTTGCGCTTCGAGGTCTGTATTACCTCTACTCTACTATTAATTTCGATAGTCGATGAGCCTTCCCCTGTTCGGAGCTTGGTTGCTGATTGTCCAATCTTCTAACTTTTTAAACCATTAACGTTTAAGTTTATTTCATCTTTCCGCAGTGGTATAGAAGCTCTAAGGATGTTCCAGCAGTTCACAAGATTTTACTTGAGCAATATCACCCAAGTCGTGCAGAATTTTTTGTTGCTACTGTATTACAAAATACAATTATTTTATCAATTTTTCCTCGTTCCATCTATGAAAATAAATAGGCTAGAGCTAGACAAGATTTACCTGAGCCAGCAGGACCTTTAACTAAGGTTAATTGATTATTTATTAAACTATCAATTAAACAAGTCTAATAAATATCTCCTTTCATTGGTTTTATTTCACCAAAATAACGAGAATTTAAATTTCCATATGTTAAATGATGATGTTCATCATTTTTCCATTTTAATGTATCAACAATTTTATTATTCTAATCACGAATTATAAGGTACTAGTTTTCTAATAAATTATATTTATTAAAAGTAATATTAGAGTATAAATTAGCAAGTTCCTAATCATTTAACTATATTTCTTTATAGCCTAAATATTCTTCTGTATTTTCTTCAGAAATAGAGCTAATCATTCCATCACCAAAAAAAAGATTGGCTATTTGTTTAAAAGCTAAATCATTAGTAATAAATTGTAAATCATCCATTGCGGGCGAGTGATTGTTTTGCCAAATCGCGCAAGCTAAAATTCGCATATCATCATTAATAGGCAAATCAGCTTGTTGAATTGGTTCTAGCATTGATTCCTTGAAAATTACTACTTCATACTTATTAGGATTTTCATCTAAAGCACGAAGCAATTTTCGAGCATTGTATTTTATTTCCGCATCTTTGTTAATAGAAGTTTTAATATTTTCTAATTCTTGTAAAGTAATAGAAGATATTATAATTTTTTCATTAACATCGTCGAATAAATTCGCTGCGCGCATTAATAAACTGCAAGTATCATAAAAATTATAGATCATCATCATCGTCCTCATCATAGTTATAATATTCTATTGTATCAGGAGTCTAAAAACCAATTACATTTGAATTACTTACTGGTTCTTGAAAACTCTAAATTTGTTCATTAGCTTTTGCAATTTTAATTTGACTTTTAGCAGTGTGGCTATCAATTATTGAATTAAACAAATTTACTAATGAATCCATTAATGGGCGAATCCACGCATCGAAAAATATTCCTAAAATAAACCAAAGTAATGCTTCTATGAAGTCCACTCTCCTTATCAAGGATTTGTATTTCCGTTCATATGTATGTAAAAAACAATTAATATTTTTTAATTATTTTTGGCCCTTAATTTACGAATATGCTTATAAGCAGCATCTTTATCATCTATATATTTTTTGAGAAACTGTCGAGCTGCTGTAAGATTATCACGAATGGTTTTTAAATCGTTTTCAGCTAAATAAAGTTCTCTACGAATTTTTTTAGCTTCATAAGAATTTTTATTATAGCGAGGACTCATTGACATAGTAGAGATGCAATGCTTAAGCGTATTTACTTGGACGATAGCCATTTCTCGCTCATATTGTATTGTTTTTATACATGCGCGCATTGCTGCAATTTGCATACCAGTCAATTCATTTCCTAAGTCTTTATCATTGTCATGGCATTTAGCCCGACCGACAAAATTAAAAACACCATCAGTAATGGTGTAAATTGCTTCGCCAGTTTCTTTATTATAAAAACTATCAATATCAAAATTGTCCATTAATTTTGTCCTTTCTTAATTATACTTTATAAATAAATTATATCATAAATTTTAAAGTTTTGCAATTTAATGGACAATTTGTTCAAAAAATTCCTATGGGCGAAATAAAATGGGATTCCGGCCGTTAACGCTGACCATTAATTATAAAGAGAACTCCAATTATCTACATCAAATTTTTCAGGATCAATGCACTTTTTAGCTACTGCTGCATGAGTAAAATCGCCACCATGGACAAACTGAGAGATATTATCGCTATGAATAACTTCAACATTATCGCCAGTAACGCCATAAGAGCCACCATCAATAGAAAGTATTATATTATTACCATAAACAAAATCATTACTATGATTGGCTTCAATAAAAGCGATTTGACCTTTAAATAAACCATTTTTAATCTTTACGTTGATAGGCTATTTAGTTATATGTTGTATAACTGCAACCGCTGCACCATTTGAAGCAGGACCGCCTTTATTTTCATGGATTATATTATAGGCATAGCCATTTCCAATAAATGTACCATTATTAATATTTAAATTACCACTACGTATTTCAATAGCAGTATGACCAATAACAGTACCCCCATTAATAGTGGTTTTACTATTATATTGCGGCTAATAAATACCAACGTTACCTTCAGTTGTGATATTGCCAATAGCTTCAATAATGCCGCCATTAACAATAAGTTCAGTATTGCCGCGAGTAGCATCAGTACCATTACCACTAATGCCATAACATTCACCAATAATATGACCGCCATTAATAGTTAAACGTGCAGGTTTGCTGCTGTCATTGTCAGTTTTATCAACAGTTAAAACTATACCAGCATAGACCAAACCGCTGGGAGCGCAACCATAAATAGTACCTTGGCCTTTTATAACCAAAAAACCGCCATGATGTACAGCCAAAAGGCCAGAAGCTAATACCATGTCTTCCGCGGCAATTATATTATGACCATTTAAATCAATAGTAATTGCTTGACCATCTTGAATTACAGCTTGTTTTTCTAAGATAACATCATGCACTAATTTAATTGTAGAAACTGTTGCTTTCGCAAGCGCTTCTTCAAAAGTGCCATATATTTTATTATTCATAATAACTTCAGCATTAAATAAATTCATTATTGCGGAAGTGTCTAATTTACCCTCTTCATTTACTTTAAAGAAAACATTTGCATTTTCAGTAGATGTTTTCTATAATATATCATTATCTTTAATATCATAAATTTGAGAGCCAACTTTGATTTTTGAAATGCTCATTTTTACCTTACTCTCCTAAAATTAATATATTATCTTGAACTGTGGCATTAGGAATTGTCCAAATGCCATTAACTTCATCTATATTAGACATAGGAATTTCTATTACTCCATTTTGTTCGTCTATAGTGGGTGTCGTTAATTGTTTGACTTGTTCTTTTAATTGAAGAATTGTTTGTTCTTGCTTGGCAATTGTTTCTTTAGCCTAAGCCAACTATTGAGTGAGTTCTTCTGTATCATCACCAGTTGTATTGTTAGGTATTAATTCCCACTCATGATCGCCACTTAAAACATAGGTATTCCCAGTTTCAATTACAAAAGCATCACTACCAGCAGCGCAATAATATGTTATAATAGTTTTTAAATCATTTTCAGTATCACAAACAAAACGTTTTAAATTATAAACATATTTGCCACTTTGCGCAACTACATTTACCATACGCAGAAATTCCTCCTTTCACAATTTCTTCTATTAAAATACAAAAAATCAAACAATTGCATTAATGATTTTTGGCTAAATATAAAAAAAAGAAGCCTGAGCGCATTTGCTCAAGCCTCTTCAAGTTTTCTTCTTTTAGATATTTCTTCTCTAATTTGTTCAAGTGAAATGGGAAAATTATTAGTAGTATCTAATTCCACATGGTAAGATTTCATTGTATGAAAATCTTTCCATTTATCTTGACAATGACTATGACCACAAAGACAATAAAATTTTGAATGTTTTTCTTCATCATCATAGTTCCCAACGGCAGTTGGAAAATGTGAGAGATAAAAATGATATTTGCGGAATTTCACCATAGTTGCATATCCTACGCAAATGAGATTGGGGCAACGAGCAGTAAGCGCATTTACTTTTTTATCCCCATCATGATTGCCTCGAATCCAATAAATCGTTCCATTCAATCGATTAATGCAATTAACAAGATAATCATAATCAGTTCCCATTCCTAAATCTCCAAGATGATAAACGATATCATTAGATTTAACTACTGAATTCCAATTCTTAATTACTTGTTCATCATGTTCAAAACATGAACTAAATCCACGAGGTGCAAAAAGAAAGTCGCGTGGGTGATTAAAATGAGTGTCTGAAGTTACATATATTACTGATGCATTCATATTCTTTTTATCTCATTTCCATACTCATCTATATAGTGTATTACTACTGGAGTATTTATCTTTGAATCATTAATTGGGTCAGTCATAGATAGATACATACGACGAATAGATGATTTAGGAACAAATTCACGACCTTGACGCTTTGAATTACGCTCCCAGCAAACGTTAAAAGGAGTGGTAAAATAAAAATAATGTATTTCACTTATATTATTTTTATTAAGTTTATTATAAACTTTTTTGCGGCTGCGCTCATTAATTTGAGTGGCATCCATGATAACAGGGCCTATACATTTTTCATCGTTTAATTTATCTTGCGCCCAGCGTATATATTCTTTAAATACTTCATCTTCATTAGCAAAATAGCTATCATTATCATTTAAGAGGGCAAGGCGTATTTTATCACGAGAAACTAATACTCCAGTATTAGTTTTAAGATAATTGCGTGCGAAGGTGGACTTACCGCAACCTGGAGCCCCGCACAAAATCCAAACTGGTTTTTGCTTCATTTTTATATACTCCTTCTTCAAAATTTTTTTTAAATTCTTCTATTTCTTCTGGAGTGCGACATTCTATATGATTAACTTCTTCTTTACACCAAGGACAATATAAAACTTTTCTATGGAATTTTCCATGCTGATGGCTTTTCTTACGAGGTAAATCAAAACCTTTTTGACCACAATTCATACAATAAAAACTATTTATAATAAAATTATTCCTGGCCATCAGTTTCTACTCCTCCCTCATATACAGTAAATATATAATTAAAAAAATCAATCAAATCAGGATAAAGTTTTGAACGATAAAGAATCTCTGTCTTTACAAAAGTAGAAATATGTTGGTATTGTAAATCAGTTTTTATTGAAGGCCATTTTGAAGCAACTGAAATAGCAAATGGAAGTTTGTTAATTTGTGCTTTTTCATTAAGGCTGTCTTTTTTCCATTGAAGATTAAAGATATAACCTTTTATCAAATAAGTATAATTCATATAAATCACATCCTTTTTATTTTCTATATATATTATATTATATTTTTATATAAAAATAAAGCGGGAGTTTTTTGCTCCCGCTTTATTTTTATACTTTCTTTATATTACTCAAAGCTTCCTCAAGGGGAGTGCCGCGAGTAATTTTATTAATAACATCACTAAGAGTTTCGTTTTTACTAGCCAGCGCATAGGGCGAAATTGCCTTGGCTATTGCAGCAACAGTTTCAGTATTAGTCTTAGAATTCATTGCAGCAGTTAAGTCAGGAGATATGGCTTCAATGATCTTAACCGCAGCTTCTGCATAAGCCATCTGTTTTGCCTTTTCAATATTAGCCATGCGAGTCTCATAGTTAAGAGCAGCGTCTTTGGTCTTTTTTTCACGCAACATTTGAGCTGCGTGAACTTCATCAATAAGAACTTGCATATCGGCTTCGGCTTGCTTTTCAGCAAGAGTCTCAGCTTCCTTTAGACGATTAACTTCATTTTGAATTTCCAGCTTTCTTTTTGCTTCTGTTTCCTGCAAATTCATACGATGAATAAGTTTCTGACTTTCCAGTTCATGCTCAAGTTTTTCAACACGAGAGAGTTCTTCTGTAAGTTTAATTTGAGCAGTTGCATTAGAAAGCTGAAGACCTTTGCGTATTATCTCTGTCTGATGATCATTGAGCATTTCTTCATATTCATTCTCAATATCAAAACCAAGAACTTCACAATCATAAACGCACATACCATTTTCTTCAAAGAAACGGCCTTCAGAACTATTCTCTTTATTAATGACAAGATTCCTTACTAAGTCAACGTAATTCTGATAAAACTCTTCAATAGTGTAATTTTTAGCCAAGCGTTTAATAAGTGAACGTTCTCTATCACAAAGATACTTTACATAATTATCAATATTAAACCATTTATCACTACATGAATCATCAAAATTAACATAATAACTAAGTTTTATTGCACCATGTACAAAATCCTTAGTTTCTATCTTAATGATATCACTAACCTTATTATTTTCATGACGCAAGAAAACAGTCTTAATTATATCATCAGTAGACTTAGGCTTACCAGTACTAAGCTCAAGAACTTCAAGAGTTTGATCATAATCCAAAAGTATAGTACAAGGACCTACTACGATTTTACGATTACCATTTTTAGATACTACATTAACAGCATATCCAGTCCATACATCGATAGATACTACGCCATCATACTTATTATCAAGCGTAATAGTGCGGGGCTTAGTATATGAAGTACCGCGGCTAATATTTGCATTAGCTTCAAGGAAGGCAAGTGAATCAGTCACAGAATTTGAGGCCATAATACCATTATTAGCCAAAGACATGGTTATGGCTTTAGAGGCGTTCTTTTCAGTGACCTTTTCATTTAGATTATTATTATAAGCTAAAACGTCATTATTGCTAGGATACCACAAAGCACATTGGCTGGATGTAAGCTTACGCTTTACCACAACTTGAGTTCTAGGATCAGGAAGGTACATTGCAGGGCCACGCACAGTGTCAATCTTACCGGTTAGACGATTCATTATATAGCGGCCTTCACCTTCAGGAATTGCTATTGCATGGTGAACAATTTTACCATCATAGTTTATAATAGCATGTTCAGGACGCGGATAATAAATCATGCAATCTTTGCCAGTGATAAAAAGCTCTTCTCCAACCGGATGAACTACATCATCTTCAGTATACTCAGCTATTACCTTAACATAAATGCCAGAAATGGGAGAAAGCTCTATGGCTTTAAAGATAAGTCCACCCTTGGGGCTAGAAACAAATTGTTCAGTAGGCTCAGGAAATACTACCTCAGGACCATGTACATAACGCTTGTTACCATCCTCATCTTTAAGAATACAATATTCAAGTCGTTCAAGAGTAACAGCTTCGCGTATATAGCCATTAAAAGTATCATTATTAATAGGAAGTATTTCAATGCCAGTAGGAGGAATATAGAAAGAAACTTCAGTACCCTTTATTACAAGAATTTGCCCATTTACATAATTCTTTTCAGAAGTAATCTTATTGCCTTCTGCATCAAGCATTTCACCCTCTGAATTGTTAGCGCTTTCAGCCTCATAAACGCGCGCAAGCAAATACTGATTTGAACGCAAAGAATGTCCCTTTATTACTTTTGCCATTTGGCCAGGATAAAGTGCAAAAGAAGTAGGGCCATTTATATTAACTTTGCGACCAGTGCGCAATTCAGGAGATATACTAGCCTTACCAATTTCAGGAAAAGATGAATTAATTGTTGGATTCTTTAGTACAACATACCAATTTTCCGGAGGGGATACAAAAAGCTGCTTAGCCTCTTGCGGGTTTTTAACACTATAAAACTGCTTAGTTTTTACATCAAAGCGAACAAGATAATCCTGCGCACTAATAGTAAGTGTCATAGGGCCAGTATAAGTACGTATAATACCATTGGTACTGTTTTGCACAAATACGAACTCATTAGGAGAAAGGATTATATCTCGTTGCTGGTTGCCAGAAGAGCGGTTATCATTATAGTCCATATCCATATTTTTTACCTTTATATTCTTCTACTAAAAATTCTAAACAAGCGATTAATTTCTGTGCGGGGGAACCTTTATACTTTGACCACAACTCTTCTGGAATAATGCCATAAGCGTCCCATATAAGTTCTTGAAAATCAGTCATATTACCATAAAAATCTGCCACTACATTTTATTCCCCTTTCATTTTTTCTATATATATTATATTATATTTTTTATAAAAAATAAAGGCCGAGAAAAAAACTCGGCCTTTATTTTATTCCATTTCATTCATAGGAACTATAATATTTGAATCATTAGTAACCACTTTAGGCAATACTCCATTCCATCTTTCATAATACATTTTACGAAGTATTGTATTCGTAATACTATCACTTACCATTTGATTAGCCTTTGACTCTGCTTCCGCCTCTATCAGTTTAGCAGCGGCTTTAGCTTCAGCCTGCGTGCGTGCGACTTCAGCATCCGCAGCGGCTTTTTCAATAGCTTTTTGATTATCGATTGCGGCTTTCTCATAAGCAAGTTGTGCATTTTGCTTCTCTGCAATAGCCGCATTATAACTCTCCTCAAAATCTATATTACTTATAATTACTTTATTTATAAATACTACATCTTCTCCATATTTATCATTTATTGACTTTTGGAGAATTTCTTGAGTTGCAGGTTCAATCAGACCTCTATTAGTAGCATCTACTGAAGTAAACTGCTTGGAGGCCGTTTTAATAGCAGAAGATACTATATCATTCTTTATAAGATTATTGCCATAATCATTTATATGCGAGCAAAGCCACACTGACTTTTCTTTATTAATAGTATAAGTTACAGTTATGTTTTCAAAATAAATTACTGTCCGCTCAGAAGTTTCTGACCACACCTTATCGTTGAAGCTCAGATCCTGCTGCTTGTTATTTACTGGTATTATGTTTTGCACATATGGAATTTTCCAATTAAAGCCTGAATATGCGGCATTTTCACTAATCTGTCCAAACGTAGACCGCACTCCTGTATAACCAGTAGGAACAATAGTTCAAGAAAGGAAAAACGTAATTATTAGGAAGATGGCAAGTATGCTAATCAATATACAACGACCTATACGCATACAGCCACTTTCGTCATGAAAAAAACTCATAACCTTTATCGCTCCTTTTAACTAAATATAAAACCAATAATATGTTGTGTATTTATAAAATTCATTTTATTCATTTCATCATTAAAAATTTGAAGATAAATAATATCTCCAATTTCCAAATAGCCACCAAAAACCCCAATAAAAGTCTCTTTATTAGTATATATGGTTATTTTTCGACCAACCGGTTCATCATCAAGTATCCAAGTCATAAGATCAGTAGATACTGGATGGAAAAAATCTTCATTCTTCGTCACTATCATTATCCTCCCCTTCAAGAGTTGCACTCATATATTCATCTTCAGTAAGCCAATAAGGATAAGGAGTTCCATAACTCTGATCTTTATAATTATAATGAATTACATAAAAATCGCATTCGCGCTCAACTGTACATATGTAATTCATTTTTGCAAGAATTGCAAGCTGCTTACCAAGAAGCCCTTCAAGAGTTTCGCCTTTGTCAAGACCTTCAGAGGTGAGAACCAGACTGTTATAACGATTATCCATTTTCTTTTTCTCCTTTTCTCTTTTCTTTATATATATTATATTATATTTTTTATAAAAAATAAAGTGGGAATAGAAATTCCCACTTTATTTTTATATTCCTTTTATTATATTATCAGCCCATTTGATATACTCAATTGCTTCAAGTAAATCATCTGAAAGACAAATTGGCGCTTCCCATTCATTAGCTTCAGCCCATTCCAAATCTAATTTAAGGCGTGCGATTAAATCATCAGATGTCATTAGCTTTTTCCTCCCTTATATTGTAGATCCCGCGTTCAATATTTATTTCTGCTATTGTAATAAAGTCATAATCATCTATATCAGGCAAATCTTTTGTATTATACAATTCTGCAATAGCTTTATCTTGAAAATTTCTTAATGATTCATCATACCATATCCAATTATCGACACCGCCTCGTTGAAGAGCAAGATATTTTAAATATCCACTATAAATTTTTATAAAACTTTCCTTGGGAATAATAATATTAGACATTTATTTCCTCCTCATTTTCGGTCAATAGTTCTTGCGCCTCTTCAATATCAGGAACTTGTGCAGTGTCCTTGATTATACCTTCGATTACTTTGAATGAAAAGTTTTTAGTTTTATACGCACAAAACTTAGGTCTATTGATAATACGAACCACTACACCCTCACGCACATGAGTCTTACCTATAGGATCGGGGCCATCATAAAATTGTTCAGCCAAATCTTTTACCCACTCACCAGGAGTAATGTAATTAGCTATTTTTACAGTATGATTATCAAGTCGAGTATTTATCTCAGTGTATTCTTCTGGTATATATCCTTTATAAAAAACTGGTACAGTCTTGACTCCCATTTGCTCACAACGATAACGCATGAAGTCAGGAGTATATTCTACTACATTACCATTTTCGTTGGTCATTGTCATACGATAAACATAAATATCAGACTCAGGTTTATCAGCATCCTGACCTCGATCTTCCTTCCACGCCTGTTCTGCACAATCACATCCATAAGAGAATATAGTCGTCTTCCCATACTGCTTTACAAAATCCTTGCCAACCTTATTGTTATCTCCTATCGGCATAATCGGAGTGCCTGCATCGGTGAACCCAACTATTTCAAAGTAAACCTCTTCGCCTTTATAAAGCTTGCCGCGCAGTCGATCTTCAAACTGCTTACGAAAAGCATTACTTCCATAGAAGCCGCCGTCAAAACTATCAAGTACAGTTCTGCGAGTTCCGCTTATATAATCATATTCATATATGGGTTTACCTTCACAGCCAAGTATACGGTCAAATAGAGTTCGCTTAAACCTCTTGAGAACTGGAACATATGCCACTCGGTTTGAAGTACCATGCATTTTAAGGGTTATTTCTATTTGATCTCCGGCCTTGAATGCATCAAGATTATAGTTTAACTGTTCAGTATCAGCATGCTCTATAAACAAAGGCGCAACTGGAGCGGTATGCTTACGCACTTTATTGCATTTCTTAGTCTTGCTGGAAGTTTTATTTTTTATAACCGGAATATACTTACAACATATTTCATGACCATTGACAACATCTATTCTGTCACCTATCTTCAAGCGCCCCTGAGTATATTTAAGACACTTTATGGGAAGATAAAGTCCATCTGATTTTTCACCGCGCAATCTTATAGGACGTATATTGCGCTTGTCAGGATCAAGATAGCCACCACAAGGATTACCATTTTCATCTTTACGTCGCACCAAATCATTTATTTCACAAAATTCTTTGGAAAGCTGAAGATCAGAAGGAAAATAAATACCTATATCTCCAATAGTGACATTTAGGTCTACAACAACATCATTACCAAATATAGTTGCTATCTGTAATCTATCCGCATTAGTGTGTGGACGCAAATGCTCTATTTTAACTATATAACCAACATGCTGACTCATTTTTTCTTCCCCCTTTTAAAAAGATTATTATTACATTTTTCACAAACTGGAATATTCATATACTTATATTCTGTATGTTCACCGCAAATTATACAAGTTGAAAGCAATTCAAGTCGAGTTTGTTCTGCGAGGTCCTCAATTTGCTGACTTTCAACCGCAGTTATATCACAATCAATTGACCAGTAAAGTTTAAATTCACAATATTTTTCTTTAATATCAAGAATATGAAAATCATTAACTCTATCATTAAGTATTGCATTTATACTGTCAAATAGTTTATAAACCCTACTTTGCCATCCTATTGGAATGAAATTTATCCAAGAACTATCATTAGAAGAAATTTTAAGATAAGGATATATTTTTTCTTCTTCTGCACTATCGCGTAACCAATCTTTATATTCATTACTCATTTTAATTGATATACCTCCATTTTCTTCCAAAATAGTTCTTATCTAAATTAAGTGCGGTACGCAAATGCTTTGCTACTGTTATCTTATTAACCTGAGCTCGTTGCATTGGCGGAAAACAATTTTCATAAATATAATCAACTGCCGCAAGAAAATTATCAAATTTTTGTTTGCCAGATTTAATTCTCTTATTATAATAAACATTTATCAATCCATCAATATTATCATCAGTAAGCTTATGATTTTCATTAGGAGAATCATGACCAATCCGATATTCTGGATAATTATTAAATATACGCTCTTTGTGATCATCATTTCCAACAGCTAAAAATACTTCTCTAAGGTAAATAGCATCATCAAGTGCGCAATGTTTTTGTTCAGCTTCAGCATCTATATAATAATGATAAAGCTTAATCAAACTTATACTCTTTGACAGTTCTAATTCTTCTTGCACTTTTGTAGCATAATTAAAAAGATTCATGCCGAGAAGGCTAAGTGCAGTGCGGGCTTTATAGCTTTTAGTGTTTTGAAGATTTTTTTTAATAAAAGTCAAATCAGTATCACCATAACAAAAAAAGCACATTTCTTCTTCATTATTAAATTTATTGAGCCATTCAAAAAAGTTTTCAAAAACTTCATCAGTTGAAGGAGCTTCATTAATAATGTCTTGGGTAATACCTGTTAAATTAGTAATAAAAGAGGTAAGCTTTTTCTTTGCTTTTATATAACTATGAAATACATCGCCATATTCATTAATACAGCCTATTTCTATAATTTCATTTGTAAATTGCGTTGCTTCAAAGTCTATAAAATATTTCATTTATTAATCACCTACTTCTATTTTCTATAAATATTATACTATAAATTTTAATATAAAATAAAGGTTGCATTTTTATATGCAACCTTTATTTTATATTAATTAAAAGACTTTATATAATGATCTATTGTATGCGCAATATCAATAAAGTCATCTTCTGTGTAACCCTTAGTGGTCATTGCCGCAGTACCTATACGTACGCCGCTCGTTTCTTTAGGCTTGCGCTTGTCTCCTGGAATCATATTCTTGTTTAAAATAATATGGGCTTCCCTTTCCAATTTTTCTTGTAGCTGTGCTCCACTGCAATTAGCTGCAGCTAAGGAAAGTAAAAACATATGATTATCTGTACCACCACTGATAATTTCATATCCCATTTTGATAAATTCATTAGACATCGCTTTAGCATTTTTAACGACTTGATGAACATAATTGCGATATTCATCAGTCAACGCTTCTTCTCCTGCAATGGCTTTTGCAGCAATTGTATTCATATGTGGACCGCCGGAATTGCCTGGGAATACGGCCTTATCAATGGACTTCGCATATTCAGGTTTGCAGAAAATGATTCCGCCCCTTGGGCCTCTAAGAGTTTTTTGGCTAGTCGTTGTAATTACATCTGCCAAACCAAAGGGTGATTGATGATCACCTGCTGCAATAAGTCCCGCAATATGAGCCATATCAACCATATAAATAGGTTTGTAATGAATATTATCACGAGCCATAAGATGGTCAGAAACTTTAGCAATAATGTCAGCAATATGCTTAAAATCTATTTCACGCGAATAGGCACTTGCACCCACTAAAATCAATTTGGGCATATGGGCAAGAAGCATTTGTTCAATTTCATCATAATTTATATAACCATTTTTGTCTAAGCCATATTGTTTTACATTATAAAACCGGCTTACAAATGACACAGCTGAGCCATGACTGAGATGGCCTCCAGCGTCAAGCGACATGGAGAGAAGTGTATCTCCAGGCTATAAGAACGCATAATAAGCGCACATATTAGCATGAGAACCAGAATGGGGTTGAACATTTACATGGTAATTAGTATTAAACACTTTGCGATAAATATCACAACAATATTCCTCTATTTCATCATAATTGTCACAACCGCCATAATAACGTCCATTAAGACCGCAGCCATCATGACGCTCAGCGGGATAGCCTTCACAATATTTATTTGTCAAACAAGAACCAAGAGCTTTCTTTACATTTTCACTAACAAAATTTTCACTAGCAATAAGCTCAATAGTATTCTTTTGACGTTGCTCTTCTTTTTCTATTATATCAAAAACGCTCAAAAAAAATACCTCTTTACGTTTAATATTTATAATTATATTATAACATAAAGAGGTAACAAAGTCAATTTATTTATTCCATAAAATCAGCCAAATCATATATATCTTCATATATCATTTGTGCATTAGAATTTAGTCTGCGCTCAGCATGGTAATGTCCACAAAACCACATACGATAATCAATGTTTGCCTCAATCTCACTTAGAAACATTTCTGTGGTTTTATCTACTGTAGATTGATCAATATTCGGTAAGAACAAATCAGTAGGCTCCCATTGCACAGGACAAGTATGAGACAATACAATATCAAAATCTTCACCTTGTACTGCATTAAAAATTTCATGTTGTTCTTGAGTACTGAGCTGCTCATCATAAAACCAATGAGCAAAGGTTTGAATGAAGTTACGATTCTCAGGAGTAACCGATTGAGCATTAATCCCTATACGCGCAAGTCGATAATATTTATCGACAGAATATGCTCCACCAATTACAAGAGTGCGCCATTGGTTTAAGTAATAAATACCACCATCTTTAAAATATTTAATGTTGGAGAACTCTTCCTCAACCCAAACTTCTCCGCGTACATTTTCATCATATACCTGAGTTATATTCGCTATATTCTCAGGACGCTCTTCATGATTACCCCGCACCATATACCAAGTATATCCACTATTTTGAAGTATTCTTTTCAGGTGCTTGTCATTTTCATTAAGCAAATAATTAAGCGCGGCATCTCCAAGAATAATAATGCCAGTCTCATCAGGCGGATAATCAGCTTGTATGCCCCAATCATTATTAAAGAGAGAACGAAAGCGAGAAAAATTACCATGAGTATCGCCCGTAATAAGCCAATGCTTAATCACAATTATCATCATCTCCTTTTAATCATTTTATATTTCAATTTCTAAATCATTTAGAACTATTTCATTTCGTTTCCAATATGGAATTCTTACTAACTTAATATTTTTCTTTTTTGCAAAATCAGTTTTTATTTTATCTGTTTCTTTCTGTTCGTTTAATGTTTGCTTAAAAAAAGGAGTTTCAATATAATGCTATTCTCCATCAAATTCTATTAATTGAATGACCTATTTATCATTATTTAAAATAGCAAAATCATAACGTCGATCAGGAAGATCTGAAAAAATATATTCTGATTTATATTTTATATTATTTACATCAAGGATTTCTTTAATTTTTATTTCTCCAATAGATTTTCCTTGCAAACAACCACAAGATTGAGTATTGCCAGTCTATAAATGATTGGTAGAAACATAACAAATATTACCACAGTCACATTGGCATTCCCAAATCTAATTTCCTGATTTTGTCCGATCTGATGTGGCTTTTATTACAGTTAATTTACCATATCGTTTTCCTGTTAAATTAACCCTATATCTTTTAGCAAACTTTTCACTGCCTAAATTTCGACAACCACAAGAAACATTATCTCCAACTCTTAATCCCTCTGTTGTCGCATAACAAATATTTCCACATTCACATTGACATTTCCACAAAGCACTTCCATGTCTATTCTTATTAGTATAATCTACAACAGTTAATAAACCAAATTTTTGCCCAATTAAATCCTTTTTTTTAATCGAACTACATCCACAGGATTTTATTCCTTTCATTTTTCTAATTTGTCGAGAAGATTTATAACAAATATTTCCACATTCACACTAACATTTCCAAACAATAGATCGGTCTTTTCTTTCGCCACTATCTTGTAAAATAGTTAATTTATCAATTTTTTGACCTACTTGAATCACTAAAAGTCACCTATCCTTTCTACTATATATAAAATTTAAAAAATATAGAATAGGTATTTTTGTCCAAGGTGCTCTATAAATTATTTGAAATAAAAATGCATGTCTTTTTAAATGCTTTTCAGTCATATTTTACACCTCCAAATGTTCACCGCAATGAGGACACTTTATAAGATGAAATCCATCAATTATTTCAATCTCAGATTTATTATAAATAAAAGATTTATGACATAGAGGACAAACAGTTATTATATTATGTTTTCTTTTGGACATATTTTCCTCCTTAATTAAGCCAATAAACCATAGCACCATATTCATTTTTAGAACTACCAATTTTTGCAGTGCTACGCATTGAACGCAATTGACTACCAACTGAAGCAGGAGTCATATCAACGCCATATTCTTGCCAAGCAAACTTTGCAATTTCTTTAGTCGTGCAAACAGGATAGTTAGTAAGAACCTTAATTATAGTTTCTTTTGCAAGAGCAGAATTAACAGCCATACTTTTTAAATAACTCCTTTTTCATTTTGTATATATATTATATCATAAATTTTTAATAAAAAAAACTCTCAGTAAAATACTGAGAGTTTAGTAGGATTAGTTTAAATAGTATCGCCACGAAAAGGCTCCTACATGATACCGCGGCGGGCCTGAGACTTGAACTCAGAAAAAAACGCTTTTAGAGAGCGCCGTGGCTACCATTTCACCAGCCCGCATCAAAATGGGAATTTTTCATTCCCATTTATTTAACATATATATTATAACAAAAATTTTTATTTTTGTCAATGAATGCAAGAGTAACGCTCACTTTCAAGCTTCTCTTTCATCATTTCTTTGCCAGTTTTGCCTGACATAATCATTTCAAAGACAACGGGACTTGCACCAGAAACAAAAGTAACTTCACCATCATCCTGCATAGGAATCAAATCATGTCGAGCGTTACAATTCCAAAATACCAAATGCGGCATTTTGTATCCAACCGCCGCCCAGCTATTTTTGATTGATTCACACAGAGGATAAACGTCATTGCCTCGAGTAGCAGCATCAAATTCCATATCTGAAATAATAATGAGATTTTTAGGTATATCTTCCTGAGAAAGATTATTCCTTATTGCTACTTGAAGCATCAGATCAAAAGCTTTTTCAATATTAGTACTGCCACCCCAAGGAGCACGGTGCATATTGTTCACTTTTTCAATAAAATCTTCACCTTCTATTTCAATGAAATGAGGATTAGATTCAAAGGTAATAAAATGTCCCTTATAAGGCCCAGAACACTTTTCAGCACAATAAAGTCCAAGAGCAATAGCAATATTTATAGGGGCTATGGAATTGTATCTTATGGTCATTGAACCAGAAACATCAACAAGTGCTATGCCATTAAAAGCTGCGCCATTAAAATAATCTTTAAGATTATCCCAATATTTATTAATTGCGGCGCGTTCAAGTCTATCACGTCCCCTACACTCAAGAGCACTTTCAACACATTCATAAGGATAAAGCACTTTGGCATTAACCTTAGTATTTTTATCCATTATAAATTTTTCATAGCGTTCACGCAATATATCTCGACGCGCAAAAGCATTACGATATATCAGGCCGGCGCGCGAAGGTATCTTATCAAATTCGATTTTATCCCATTCACCAGCAGACATAAGCCTTTCAAGCACATTGATACGTTCACGCAGTATAGACAGAGTGCGACGATACTGCTTATGAGTCATTCCAAAGTATTCACGAGTAATGTTAGCAAGCCTACGAGATTCAGCACTGGAGGTATTAATAGACTTCAACCATTTTGCAAGCAGAGAAGGAGTCTTGCAAGACATATCCAGAGCTATTTGCTGACGCATTATTTCAAGAGCATCGTTTTGAAGAGGAGTGTCAATAAAACAATACAAATCATCATATCGACCAAATTCAGCTACATACTGAAGATTGCGCTTAGCAGCTTCACGGTCGTCAGATTTGGCAAGCCAATTCATACATACACGGAAAAAACGTCTCTCACCCTGGCCTTCGCGTACATCACGAATATAGAACAGGCATTTCATAGCCAGTTCCGCATTTTCCCTATAAGCCCTTTTAAACAGAAGTATAATATCTTCTTCACTGCGCTGACGAAATGCTGCACCCAATGCAAACAGATCATAAACTGCATCCAAAGTGCTCTTCAGACTTACCGCACCGTTTTCAGTATAAGTAACATTATTCATTTCGCGCAAACCATGTATAAAGCTATTACTCATAATACTTATCTCCTTTTTCTCTTTGAATTCTTCTGGACAGAAGAATTATTTTATATATATATTATAGTATATTTTTAAATAAAAATCAAATTGGCAATTCTTTAATAATTAAGTCTTTAGGCAAAAAGTTTTTACAAAGATAGCAAGAACCGAAAGAAACTCCTTTTTGTACTTGAGTCAAATCTTGATTAGTGTAATAATTAACGCGCTTATCAAATCCTAAGTATTGAAGATTATCTTTTATATAAGGGAATCTAGCTTGACCTTGAAGTGCAGGAATTGGCAATAACATTGCATAAGGCTTATCTAATTCATATAGCCTTTTTAAAACATTGTCTTTTTGTGAAAAGGGCGGATTTGATATAATTATATCATAATCCTCAGAAGGCTCATAAAAAAAGAAATTTTTTCCTTCATCAATATGAGAATGCAATGTATTAAAACCATTTCTTTTAAAAAGTTTTACATACTAAGAATTTTTTAAATCAAATGGACACCAAATAGTAATTTTTTTATTTAATGTATTTTCAAACTACTTAATATATTTTATTAAAGGTTCAATAGCATAAGTTGGAGTATAAACTTCATCTGATGCTTTATCTGTTTTTGCCTATAAATAGCCTTTATTAATTGGCATATTTTTACTCCTATAAAAAAATTCCTTGGATTAATTTTTATTAAACCAAGGAAAAACAAAGCGCAATGATTTTGTAGAATGCTTAATTAAATCTAAAAAAATTGCAGTTTGCGCTTTTAAAATTCAATAATTATTAATTTTATAATTTCAAGAGCCTAATTAATAATTATCTTTTATGTTTATAAATATTTCTTCTATTATATTGCTGTCTGGCTCTTAATACATATTTAATTTAGAGTTGGAAATGAGGGCCGACCTCATCCTCAACATGTTAAAGCAAGAGTTTCTTTATAAAGTTGAATGTCTTGCAAAACAATCTTCGGGAATTTCTTTTAAAGAAAAGCTTTTTACCTTTTCTTTATATATATTATAACAAAGAATTTTTAAAAAGTCAAAAATTATTTCATTTTATAATTTTTATACCAACGCCAAAAAGCAACTTCTTCATCCTCTTCTTCAATGTGCCAACGCAAATAAAGAAAAGGGCCAGGGTGATAACTCCAATAGTCGCAGATTTTCCAACTAAAAGTATATCTTTTGTAGTTCTTACCACTTGATATTTCTTCTTCTATTGGAAGTCGCCTAAGACGTCGATTTGCATAATTTTTATAGAAGCGATCTTTTCGATCACCACAATAAGGATGTTTCTTGTATGAACGTGCCATTACTTTTAACCTCCTTATTTTCTATAAATATATTATACTATATTTTTATAAAAAAATCAAATAATTGATATAATTAGCATTACCCATCTTTCGCCGCGTGGAGGCTTATACCATGAAAGACTCAGAGTGGTGAGACTCGAACTCACGAAATCCTCTCGGACCCAAACCGAGCGCGCTACCAAACTGCGCCACACTCTGTTGAGTAAAGATAAAATCTTTACTTACTATATATATTATAAAATATTTTTTATGAAAAATCAAATATTAAAAAAAGACTTAACATAAAATGTTAAGTCTTAATGTTTAATTTATACTGTCTCTGTCGGCCGAAAGGCCTGGTACTCCGGGTGGGATTCGAACCCACACTTGGTTGATTTTAAGTCAACTTTCTCTGCCGTTGGAATACCGGAGCGCATAGTTTAAATGCATAATTATGCATTTAAACAACAAGACGATTGTTCTGCTTCTTTAATCCCATATTAAATGCTAATTGTTTGCTGTAATCGCCTTTGCGCGATTGCATCGCGCATTTATTTCTCTCTTTATTTTATATATATATTATATAATAAAATTTTTAAAAAATCAATTTTTAATACTTATTAAGAAGATTGTCCATCAAATTCTTAGCATTAACAAATGCTGCTTGAGAATCGTCAAGATATTCGCCCATGCGCTTAAGAAAAGTCATTGCTTCTTCATATTTGCGCTGAGCTTCATCATAGCGAGCACAAGCTCTCAGATAACGGCGTCGCGCAATTTCCTGATTACAACGAGCCGCTGCAATCTCACGACCAGCCTGTTCATCATAATAATCCTCAGGAGCGCAAGTTGCACGACCGCGCACTGTCTTTCCCGCATAAGTAGAAACAGCAATTACCTGCTTCTGACCATCGCGCGTTGCATGATAGAAACGATACTTAGAGAGAGGATAGTTCTTCATTTTTTCTTTTGCGGGATACAATTCCGCAAATCCTTTCATTATTTTTTTCTTTTCTTTTGGATAAAAGCAATTAGTAAAAACAACCGCGCCACGAGAAGGCTTGCTTATGCGGTCGAGCCATTGGTCAGATTCGAACTGACGGCTCCCGCTTTACAAGAGCGGAACTCTGGCCAACTGAGTTACAATGGCAAAAATACAAGACGCATAAAATTCAATATAGAAAATTAAGAATATAAATATTGGCTGTAAGCGTCTTGGAATTGGCAAAGGTGGTAAGATTTGAACTTACGGATGCCGGAATCAAAATCCGGTGCCTTACCGCTTGGCGACACCTTTATGTTAGGTGGTGGGGATGGTTGGACTTGAACCAACGGCCTCTGCTTTATCAGAACAGCGCTCTAACCAGCTGAGCTACATCCCCATTAAAGGAGAAATTTTTCTTTTTTCTTCCTTTAATTTTGTATATATATTATATAATATTTTTTAAAAAAAATCAAATAAGTATTATCCATTCATTTTTATGCCACAATTAGGACAAAAAGGATATATTCCTTTTTCGGCCCACTTATATTCGCTATGCATTGTCTCTGCATTGCACATCGAACAATTATAGCAAAAATTATTATTTTTCCAGTGCGGATTAACCCATTTACCACATAACTTATTATAAGAAGGAAGTGTCTTTATAATTTCCGCAAGCTGATCTATTACTGTTTTACATTCAATTATAATTTCAAGAGTTGTCCATTTTTTAGCAGTACCAAAATTGTTAAATGACAATCCTCCTGTATAATCTGTACAATGTGCATAATCCCAACCAATAAACCAACCCTTTTTATCTGTTACTGAAGGAAGTTTGCTATCAGAATATGTTATCCCACCATGACATTCTATTACATTTAATATATAATTTTGTTCTTTCTGTGTTATGTTCAATAAATTGGATACATCAATATATGCGCATGGATGTGTGCCAAAACTAGTAATATAAAAATCTCGTCCATGATAATTTTCATGAGCTAAAACTATTGGTTCATCATAGCGATTTTTTGTATATACCATTTCTTTTTCTTTAATTAATGCCATTATTCTTTTTTCCTTTTCTTTTAAAGTATATTTACACCTCTTTTTTATATATATATTATACTATAAAAATATAAAAAAATAAAGGAGAATTTTTCATTCCCCTTTATTTGTCATATTTTGATAAGCCGCATTTTGCAACTAATTAAAAACTGAAGGCTGTATATTTATAAAGCACTGCTTACATACAATAGATTCATTATTTTTTAATTTTAATACAGTTTTATATCGTAAACAGTATTCATTATCATAAAAAGGACATTCTTGAGTATTGCAATAAATTAAACCATTGTTATTAATAATAAAACGATTTTTAAATTCAAATTTAATACTAAGTCGTTCTTGTTCATGATAATTTTTTGTACTACCCATATATCCTATAATACGACAAGTGCTTTCACGGACTTTGCCCAAATCTATATAATCATTATTTTCAAATAATTTTATTGAAAGATAAGGATAAGTCATTAAATCTATTGCTTTTATCTCTTGGAATAGTTCTGTAAAAAGCAATTTAGAAGTATCATCATTAATTAAATCAAAGTCAGACTCCAAATCACTATTGAGAATATAAGTATATCCTTCAACTTTAACAAAGACCTCTTTTGACTAAGAAAAATCTTTATTATGAAAATTTAAAATCATCATATATGTAAATTTTGCCCACATTCTTGGACAAGCTTTCTTGCCCAGTACTGTTCAAGATTGGGACGTAAATCAACATCATAGTAATATTGCCACTCATGTTCTCGGCCAATAAGCTTAAAATGTTGAAATCCTAAATCAAGCATATAATCTAAATCAGCAAAAGAAAGTTTATTCCTATGATCTTTATTGTAGCCATTACGAACTGCTAAACATCCTAAACCTGAACCATAATCAAGCTCAGTTTTATCGTGAATAATGGGGCATGCAGCGTGGACTTTATTATAAATGCTAAGATTTTTATAGTGTTGTTCTCTAAAAGGGCATCCAAAAGAGCAAACATCATTAACCATTATTTCTATCCTATTGGCACCATCTATGTTTGCAAGCTCAGTAAGAAAAGGATAATTATGATTAAAATCTGGATGTAATACAACAATATCATTTTTATCCAATGCTTTTTTATATTGTTCAATAGTTTTTAAACCATTGCATACAGAATAAATAATACGCATATTAGGATAATTTTTTCGCACATGATCACGCAAAATATCACTTGTTAAAATTACGCCATTTAAAGAATTATTAGTAGCTTCAAGCACTAAATTACAATACTCATCTTGCAAATCTTCTGGAACTAAAAGAAGATTTGTAAAACTCCAATTAAATCCAACTCCTAAATCATTGTATGTACTAATTTCTGCAAAAAGGTCTTTTAAGGTTTTTGTATGCTCAGGCATACAAACACGTCCACCATTCCATTTTAATCCAAAAATAGAATCATAAACATAGTTAAAAAGCTTATGAGTTGTATCATAAAATTGTTTTTGATCAATAAAATAATTTATTAAATTCTGGCCATGTCTTATTCCGCCACCAATATTCCAAATAGGTGTTTTAATCATAATTATTAATCCTTACATTTTTAATAGTTTATTCATTATTCCTTCATTATATTGAGAATCTGATATATAATAAAAGGAGGGGCAATGAGTTGCTTCAAGTTTCTTTTTTTCTATATAATTATTATATACTATATTTATATAACAATCAATTAATTTCTCTATTTCACTATCAGAAGAACAATATTTTTTTAACGCATAAATCATTGCAATATTTTCTTCAAAATTAGGAGAATAACTTAACGTCTCCTGCATTCTTTTGATGTCTAATTGTATCTGAGATTTTATCTATGAGCAATTCTCCACAATTATCAAATTGTCCTTTCATTTTTTCCATATGTTTTTTAATTTTTTCCCAAGCATTTGCATCATTCAACTCTTTTTTAATATACGGCATTAAGCCCATTGCTTCATATTTCATAAATTGAAAATTGGTTTTTGCTTTAAATAAATTACAAACTGAAATTGGTGTCCAGAACAAGTCTCCAGTAGATTCAAAGTTTGATCCGAAGCAAGGACCGACGCACCAATATCGAATTGCGCAATCGGGACATTGAGGAAAACTGTTGCGATTCCAAGAATAAATCGCTGAAGCAATTTCCCAATTTTTGCATTTTACATTAACAATTTCATTATTTTCTACTACATAATTACCTATCACATATTGTTCATAAGAAGTTCTATGACAAGGTACAATGGCTAAGTCGCCAGCTCTTACGCATAAATTCTTTGCAACAGAACATCCTGTACTTGCAAAATCGCATTCTGTTACTGGATTAAGAGTATGTATAAGAAGGACGTTATCATATCCTTTTCCAGGATATTTGTCACTACCTACAACACGTTTTGCAAATAAAGCTTTATCATAATTTTCACGCGCAAATTCTTCATCAATAACATGATTTAAAAATTTAAGATAATCATTAAGTGCTTTTGGAGTCCAATTATCATCACGTACTTCTAACATCATTAAACGATCAGCAAGATGAGCGGGAACTTCATTACTATGCCACCAATCATAATTGTCAATCCATTTATCAATATTAATGGCGCTTACCATTGGATGAAATGCATAAAAATTTTTAGAAGCAAACTCTATTGCTCGCTGGTAAAATTCATCAGTACGCGAAGCATCACCACGATTTTGATCCATAAATTTTCCATCTATTGATAAACTTATTATAAGTCGTAAGTTAATATCAAAGAATTTATCGATATAAGCCTGTAATTTATCAGTTTCTTCTTGGGAATAAAGAAAATTTCCATGGTCTGGAATCATAATACTGATAGGGCGGTAAGGATTATATTTGTCTTTAAACTCTTCATAAAAAACATCTAATACATCATAAATAAAACCATCTTTAAATAAATCTGATGAAAATAAAGAAAATTCTGTTCTAAAATGTTGCTTTTTATAAAAGTCCAAAAAGATTTTAATATTTTTTAATATTTGCTCATTGGACTGTTCATTGATTGGATATAATTCTTTTCCATGACGCTTTAAATAACAATAAGCACAATTATTTGGACAATTTCCCTTAATAAAAAGTTCAACTGCGCGATAGGCAGCTGGCTTTTCTCCATCACGAAAATTTTGATAAAAATATCTTTCAAGAAAGCTATTTAATAAAGCGTCTCTTTCTTGTTGGTTTGAATTTAAATAAGTTAATATTTTATCTTCTGAATTCATGATATTCTCCCAATCCATTACAATATAATTTTATTAAGCTTTCTGGAGGTGTATAAGGACTACCAGTTTCCCGCAAATTACTAAAATAACAAGCATTCTTTTTTACAATAAAAAGACTATGCTTAAAACGTAAAGCTGAGTCTTTTGCATAAATAGGCGAAATTTGTCGTGCCATGGCTAATTCATACATTTCAGAATTTGTAATACTTACAACAGTATCAGCATGGTATTTCCAAAACTCTCTACGATGCCGCACTTTATTTATTAAATCATCTAAATCAGCTTGATCATTCTCATCAGTTATAGTACCTAATTTACGAGTATTTAAAACACGAGTGTATTCTGACGGATCGTTTTCTTTAAGCCAATTTAAATTGTCTATTGACCGATCTAAAAAACCATTTGAACAGGGAGAAAGAGTTCCATCATATCTAAATAAAAGATTAGAATTCATTTGACCGCACTGGAAACCAGAAAATTCATAAATTTGAAGTTCACGTTCTTTTACAAAGCCGCTTGTCAAAAGAGGCATATTAGACGGTCGGTTATATCTTTCGTCTAATTTTAATCGATCAATTTTTTGTGCAAAAGCTGAAAAATCTAAACCATCTTGAATTGTATAATTATAAGGATACTCAAGAGCTGGCCCAAAACAAGAGCCAGTACTAAACGCAACATTTTTATTAATTACATTATCCCATATCATACTTTCGGTATTTGACCAAAAATCTAAATAATCAATTAATCCAGAAGTGGAAGAACATATTTCATGGTAGAGATTCCAGGGGAGAGTTGATTTATAAGAAATTACAACTTTTGTTTTCTTTAATTTCTTTTTATTAAGAATATTAATAAAATCAATTACATCTTTCTCTAAATCCTCATAATTATAATGACGGGTTTTTTGTGATATTGCTGTTGGCCCATCTACAGAAATTTGCATTTCAAGCAGAATGCGATGTTCTGCATATTGCTCTATCAAATCGATTAAATGCAAATGTTGCTCATTACCTGTCCGAAAATTAGTAGAATAAGCTATTTCTTCTAAGCTTGGAAAAGTTAATATTAAATCTTTAAAAAAATCTGACCCATCAATAAAATGTAATGAAGTCTCTGCTCCCCAAAATTCTAATCGATAAAAATTATTATAAGATTCATTTAAAGCATAAAGACTACGCTTAATATTTGTTAAAAATGAACCATCTTGCATTGCTGCAATAATTTTTTTATCTTCTTCAATATAAGATTGATTTTTATGTAAATAACAATAACTACAATTTAAATTACATTTTGCTGCACTTATAATACCTAAAACTTTTTTTTGTTCCATTTTACTAATATCCTAAACCAAATGATACTCTAGAATGAACTACTCCATCTGATATATCAAATGAAGACGAATTACCGAATGCTGAGGTTCTATGACTACTAAAACAATCTTGGAAAGGTTTAAAACACTTTGTGCATACTCTAAAAGATGATGAAAAAGTTGGTTCAGGAGAAAACTCTGAACCATTATGCATAAAACAAGAAAAATCTGTCCCAAAATCTGAGGCATTGTGGCCACTGAAATTTGTTGTATGATGGCCACTGAAATTTGTTGTATAGCTTGAAGGTTTACTTTCCAGAGTTGTTACTAAATTTTCAGCAACATTTAAATTTGCAAATTCAATCAATGCTCCAGCTTCTGGAACTGTAACTTCGTTAATTTGCTCTTCTGTTACAGTGGTTAAAAATACGCTTTTTCGTAAAGCATTTAAGTAAGATTTCATTAAAGTATATGGCTCTTCAATAGTAGATGTTTGAACCACGGGAGCAGTCTAAAAGGTAGAAGCTAAAGCATTTTTTCCTTCTGCTGTCTAACCCGCACCTTCGTAATGAGCTCGTCTTAGCTGTTCAAGCCTAGAAAAAACGCTATTTATATCAGAAGCTTGGGCTAAAGTATAGCGTTCAGCCATAGTTAATTAATCCTTCCTCCATCAATATCAATATTCTCAACACGTAAAGCTGTAGCGGCATCAGCAGGATTGCCGGGGGTAGTTACAAAGTAAATCATCTTTCTAACATAGGTTGAAGAATAAAGTGTAAGAGTATTATTGAGTTGAATTTCTATTGTCATATCTGGCTTGCCCTGCTTAATTTGATGCATATAATATTCATATATTTTTAGAATCAACCCTTGCTCTTGGCTTAAATCAGCATCCTTTGAAATAACATGACTTAAATTTACTCCTTCAACACCTGTTGTATAAACATCAGCGCGTAAAAAATAATTGTCTCCTTCAAGGTCAAAAACCTTTAAAATTTCGCCACTTTCATAATCTTTTAAAATAACATTAAGAGTATTCATTATGTTCATTTTACTCCTTTATAATTACTAAAATAATTTGAAGTATAAATCATTGTACCATGAGAGGTCTGATTTTTATAATCAATTAGATTTGGAGAATAATATAAAACCATTTTTTTAAAATCTTCTAATATACCATAGAACTTAGGGGGAATATAACAGTCAGAAGAGGTAATATAAATAATATCAAAATTTTCATTAAGTAAAAAATTTAAAGTGTCTTGATTTTTTAATTCAATTTCTTGTCGTTTTGGTGAAAACTGTTTTTGGCCATGATAATCTGTCGAATATTTATTTTTAATCCAAAAATATTCATCAATCAATTCATATTTATTTAAATAAGCAACCCAAGATCCACAATTAGCCATATCATATTTATCAACTACTTCTTCTTGTTGCGGCGAATAATTAATATCATGGTGATGATCTATATTATATAAAACAAAAGGTGCTGATATTATTTTTTTATCCAGTGCATCTTTAATAGCTAAAATAATAGAGCTATGATCATTTCCCCAATAAACTTGTTTAGGTTTTAATTTAATAACAAGTTTTTTTAATTGTTCAAGATAAGTTTTATTATAAGATAAAAATTTATCACAATGCCGTTCTCTTTCTATTTCTTCCCATAATTGTAACATTGGAACATTTCCTCTTATTAAGTCATTATATAATGATATACAATCTCCTAGTATCCAATCTAAATCTATACTTAATACTTTGCTCATGGTAAAAATACTTCTTCCTATTCTATAAGTCTTTTATTTAAAGCCAATTCAAGCAATTAGGCCTTTATATATTAATATTATACCATTTTTTTTTTATAAACACAAAAAAAGCGATAAGATAAAAATCTTATCGCTTTTATTTAATTTATAAAATTAGTGAACGCTAATCTTACGAACGCCGACTATCATAATTGCGGCGAATATGGCCACAAGCGCAATGCTCAGGACAGACATATCACCAGTCTGAGGCAGACCAGGTGAAGGCACGGGCGCAGGAATTACTGTACCATTCCAAGTAATAACCTTAGTTACAGTCTTATAATCGCAAAAATTCCTTACAAGATGCTCATTGCTCATGTAAATCTGACGAGCCTTTACTGCATCCATGGTAATACCAAGCTCAACAAGACCTGCAGTAGCCTTGTCCCACTCTTCCTTACTCATAGTAGAAGTAATCGGTGTACCATTATAAGACACTTCAGTTACAACATTCAGCTCATCACGCACAAAAGTATAATCGCCAAGAGTAACTTCCTTAGCGTCCTCGGATGCCACAACATTCTTACCCTTATAGAAACACTGCATTACATTATTACCAGACTTAATGGTAACAGATACGGTAGGATTATTGCCGGTTACACGAGCTGAAAATACGGGAAGCATAACACCACCAAGATCATCAGTAGTAACAGCGCCGTCAGCCTTTATATTGGCAAGGTCTGTAAGTACATAATCCTCAGCAGTAAAGGCGTTAATCATAGCATTAACGGCATTTTTACCCATAGCATAGCCAGTAAAATAAACTATATCACCAATCTTAGCAGTGGCATCAGGCACAACCTTAAAAGCCTCGCCCATTACACCAACAACTCGCTCAAGCTTATAAAGATTTATATTATAAGTTTCACAAGAAGTATCATTATCCTCCAGCTTGCCCCAACCAGTAGCAAACGCAACAGAGGTACAACCAAGAATCATAATTACGCAAAGAATTGCGCTAAAGATTTTCTTCATGTTAATTTTAAAAATCCTTTCAAAAATAAAATTTTATTTTATATAAATATATTACTAAATTATTACAAAAATGTCAAACTTTTGTAACAATTAAGCTTTAATATCATCCCATATAGTAAGTTCGCTGACACAATTACAATCACAAGAACCGCTACCAGTCATACTATACCAAACATTTTTATTGCCCATTATATAAACTTCTTTTTTTTCAATTACATATGCGGTACTGCCAGGTTTAGGCGCACAAATCTTTCTTAAATCCGCTTCTGTATCGCAAACAAATTGACAAACACCATATGAAATTTTATTATTTTGCTAATAAAGAGACACTGCCATTTTAATAACCCTCCTTAACCCTATAATTCTATTAATCTTTAAAAATACTATAATAAATTTAAAGGGTTTAGGCCAATGTTTATTCAGCCACTGCCATTCGTATCAATTCTTTATTTTCATTACCAAATGGTAAACCAGTAAAAGTAAGAACAGGAATAACTGATTGATTAGTTTGAAATTTGACTACTTTTGAATTGCTGGGACCGCTATAAGCATATTCTGTACCAGTATTAATTTCAATAGATTTTAGCTCGGTCTCACAAGTAAAGTAAGTTCTATAGGCTTGTTATTAAACAAAGTCTTTAATTTTAAAAATACAGGTTGTTTATTTGTTAAATCAATACTTGTTAAATCAAAATATGAAGTTCCACAATACGGACAAGCATTAAGAAAAGGATTATAAGGAGAGCCACAATTTGGGCAATTTTTTTCCTTCATCCTTTAATTCTCCTTGATACTGTTATAAATTTGAAGACTTTTGTCTCTTTGTAAACAATCATCGCTGTTTGACATTTTCATAGCGAACAGCATAGTATTAATAAAACTATAAGTATCTGGATGCATAGCAAGAGGATGTTTCTTATTTTCATTAATCCACCATTCATATTCAGCTTCATAAGAAAATTTATCCCCTAAATAAGCTTGCGCCGCACCAAGATAATCACAAATAAGTTCAAGTGCATATTTATATGGTATCTTTATAAAATTAAAAGTACCATCAGGGCCTGGAGTATCTATCCAATATTGATAATGGTGTTTATTGCGGCCTTTATGATGTTGCCAAGCTGCACTCCAACCTTTTTCCTCCTTGCACTTACTTATTGGGCTTTTAGTCCCATCGTAATATTTTACTGATTCCCAAAATTCAACGGGAGAATATTTAGACAAGTCATGAGTAAACCCCTGCAATAAAATTCCAGCTTTACAACATCTTTTAAAAACAAACCATTTATGTTTATTAATAAGATGTAGGTGCCTGAATATATTCTCAATTTTCATATAAATATCCTCCCTGTGGCGCGGGGTGCTAGATTTGAACTAGCGGAGCTTTTACGCTCGTCGGGTTTCAAGTCCGATGCATTAAACCAAACTCTGCCAACCCCGCAAAATTATGAAGAAAAAGTTCTTTCCAACTTCTTTCTTCATATTATATTATATAATAAATTTTATAAAAAATCAATAAAAATTTAATATAGTCTTACGAATTTCTTTATCGCGGGAAAGATCATATTCATATTGTAACTGAATAATATTAAAAAATAATCGTTCAATACTTTCTTGGAGAAAGCTATCATCGCAATATTTTCTGGCTAACCAATATGCTTTACTCAAATCGCAAAAATTAACTAAGGTTGCTGAATTGTTTAATAGATTTTCCTTGATGTTGCGCATCATTGATTCTATCTGATAAAAGTCTTCCATATATTAAAACCTCTTTAGATAATGTGTCCATATAATCCTCAATATATTTATATTGAAATGTTGATAAATGATTCTTAATATAAGGCATTAAGCCCATACTTTCATATTTCATTATCAAAAATTTATATTTAGCCTGCATAAAATTACAAACTGTTTTTGGAGGAATAAACAATTCATGAGTTGACTCAAAATTAGAACCAAGACATCCTCCATTACACCATTGCTTTATTTTACAGGAATTACATCGAGGTGCGCTATTGCGATTCCACGATCCAATAGCCGAAAGAATTTCATAATTCTCACAAACTATACCCTTAATTTTCCCATTAGCTACTTCAAAATGTCCATTGACAAATTGCGGATATGCGGTGCGATGACAGGGCACGATCGCAAGGTCGCCCAAGCGCACACATAAATTAGTTTTAATGGTACAACACATACCAAAATAATCGCAGCCCGCCTCATCTAAAAAACAAGGAATAGTAAGCGGATCATATGAAGCTGTGGTATAATATAATTGATTAGTAATCCTTTGCGCCATTAACTCATGATTGCCGTGGTAGCGGTTTTTAAAATTATCTTCAATGATATAATTTAAGAATTTTAAGTATTCTTGAATTTTGTCATTTGTCCAATTGTCATCGCGCACTTCAAGCAACATAAGACGTGAAAATTGAAAATCATCAAGAACACTTTTCCACCAATTATAATTATCAATCCACTTATCAATATTAAAAGCACTTACCATTGGGTGAAATGCAAAAAAATGTTTGTCACAAAAATCAATAAGAGTTTTATAATATGTATCGTCACGTTGGCCACGAGAACGATTAATATCCATATATTTCCCATCAACTGATAAACTAAAATGTAATTTTATACCTATTGAATCCAGTCGCACTATCCAATCTTCTACCTCTTGGATTTTTTCAGAATATGAAATAAAATCACCATCATCAGCAATTATTATTGCGTGAGGTTTATAATATTGATTAGCAAATTTATCATAAAAAATTTGCATCATTTTACTAAATAAACCATCGATAATAAATTCACCAGAAAACAATGAAATATCTTTTGTGAATTGTTTTTTAATATAATAATCCAAGAAAATACCCAAATTATTTAATATCTGTTCATCAGTTTGTTTATCTTCTGGATATAATTCGTGCCCATGTTTTTTGAAATAACAATAAACACAATTAGATGGACACTTTGCGCGAATAAATAACTCGATTCCTTTATTTGGATCATTGTAATAATGTCTTTCTATAAAAGAAGTTAATAGCTTATTATTTTCAATTTGATATTGTTCCATTATCTTTCATCCAATCATAAAATTCAAACAATCCATTACAAAATAATTTTATATTATCATTCCAAAAGGTAAACATAGAACCAGTGGTGCGCAAATTCCAATAATAACATGCATGAAGATTGATAAGATATTGCGCATGTCGGAACCTCACGATCTCATTATCCTTGTATACAGGAGAAATTAGGCCAGCTTGCGCCAAATCATACATTTGACTCATAATAAAAGTCAACTCTGATGTTCTGAGGTCTTGTGCCACATATTTTATAATGTAATCATGTTCTTTGCTAAGATATTTACTTTTCAATAATTGTTTATATTCTTCTGGGTCATTTTCTTTTAACCATTCAAGATTGACCTCATTATCATCCATAAACCCTGCGGGGCAAGGCGCTAAAGTGCCATCATATTTAAATAACAGTTGTCTTGTCATATGGCCGCAATAATTGGAAGGGTCAGTAAAAGATTTTTCTACCAAACACAAAGGGACATTGGGCAAACCATGTAAATATAAATTATAAGCTCCAAGCGCAAACTGTCTACCATCTTCTTGTGTATAATGGGTGGGAGAGGTCGTAGTAGGATAAATCATAGATTTTTCAATGCGCAAAAAGACGTTTTTATTTAATGAAAAAATTTCAAAAAATGTGTTTAAATCTTGGACGTGTTTTAAATATTCTTGATATTTTTCCGTATCGGTACAAAGCTGAAGATAAAAGGCCCAAGGTAATGTTGCTTTTAAATTAATTGATATAGTTAAATTATTTAAACACGTTTTATTTAAAGCAAGAATAAAATGCTTAAGGTTTTCTTTTATTTCTATTGGATCAACCCCACGAGTAATTTTATTAAATATCCCATCATAAGAAATTTGAATGGATAAATTTAAATGTCGAACATAATTATTAAAAAATTTAATAAAATCTATTTGCTGATCAAAAGTAGAAAAATTTGTTGAATATGAAATTTTATTTATATTTGGGAAATTATATAATATATGATCAATTAGAGATTCTTCTTTATTAAAATATAAAGTAGGTTCTCCGCCCCAAAAATCAAGAGCATCAAAATCTTTTACATTATAATGTAAAGAATGAATAGTATTTATAATATTGTTAAAAAAACTACCATCTTCTAATGATTGTAAAAGAATTTTATCCTGTTTTTGATAAGCAGGATTTTTATGTAAATAGCAATATGAACATTTTTGATTGCATGAATTAGACGTTATTAAACTTAAAATCATTTATGAGTAATCCACTCCCCAAGTACAGCTATGTTTTCCATTAGGAAAAAGAAAATCTGAATACCATTTTCCAGTACCAACACATTCCGTGTTTCTTATATTTTGATTATTTTGATAACGTTCATCATTATAATTCGCACTATTATCATGTGCATTACATGTATAAGTAGGACTATATCCCGCGTGATGATTGGTATAAGCGGAAGGCTCTCCTTCCATTTTGCTTATCATATCAATAACATTATCATATTCATTAGCATTAATTAAATCATCAACCAAAGGTATCTCTAAATTATATATATCATCTTTGCTTATTTTATCAGATAAAAAAGCACTTGTTTGCAATTTAAGTAAATAATTTTTTAATAAATTATGAGGACTTTCTGTATTACTCGCGTTTTCACCTTCACCGACTGTTTGTGCTGAAACAATCTCAGTCTTAAAGGGAGTGCCGAGTTGTGCTCGGGCCGTAGAACCAGCATCATTGCCCGCATAGTGAGCCGCGCGCAGTTTTTCAAGTCTTTTAAATATATCATTAAAATTATTCGCGTCGAAATCATAATCTCGATTTGGATAGTTTTTCTAAGCCATAAATATAAAACTCCTTTCTCTTAATTCTATATCTATAAAATATAAAATTCCTCAGTTAGTTTTTATTCACTTTTGGCCTATATTAATTATAACAAAAAAAATAGCAGAAGTCAAAAAAGACCTCTGCTTATAGTGAAACCTGAGTCTAAAAATTTAAAAACTCCTCAGAAAAAAGTTTTTGTTACATGAAAGGAAGCAACAAAAGAAAAGAAAAAAGATAAGATGGAGTCCATAAAAGCTAACTCCCTTTGGGGATACTTTTAATGTATCCGCGCAACCTTCTTACTCGGATGCATCCCCTAAAAAAAGAAAGAAAAAATGTGTTTGAAATAAATAAAAGGAAGGAGATTAAGATGTGTATGAAAAGCATTTTCTCTCTTTTTTATATATGTATTATACAATATTTTTTAAAAAATATCAAATAATACAATCCCGTTTAAGTCTTTGATACCACTCAGGATCTAAATCTGCAATAGCATCAAGACTAAAGAAATTATCTAATTCAGTAACTTGACCAGAATAATCAAAATGGGTTCTATTTATTTTCCAAAAGCAACAAGTAAAATGTCCTTCTTTTGGCCAATAACATATTACCGGCTCATATTCTGGAAAAGCGTTAGCAAGTATTTGCGCAAACCAATAACAATTTCCATCCATCCAATTACAATCAATTGGAAATCGACGTTTTATAAAATTATTAATTTGCGCAATTGCGATTTCATTCATAAGTTTTTCCTCATTAAGTGGTGACGGGGGAGGGATTTGGACCCTCGACCTTCAGGATATGAACCTGACGAGCTAACCACTGCTCTACCCCGCGATATTGTTTAAGTTGCCGGAAGGCGCCTTCCGGCCGTGGAATCTGTAACCACGCCCATTAATCCTCTATGAATCCATGTGAAGACTTGCACTTCCTGTGGATTAATTTTGAACTGCTGAAAATGAAAAACTATCCTCTCTTTTTCTCACTTCGGGCTTGGAACCGACGATGGCAAGATTATAGCTTGGGGCATAAGCCCCAAAAAAAATTTTGTTAATAAGAGTATAAATGTTAATTTATACAATGCAACACATTACAATATCTAAAGGAGTCCCGACCCACGTTTCTAAGGCAAACCGAAAAGCAGATCTGAACATGGTGACCCGTCAGGGACTTGAACCCTGGGTCTATTGATTAAAAGTCAATTGCGTTACCAACTACGCCAACGGGTCAAATTATGTTAATCGCTATACCCCACTTTATCGTACATAGGCGCATACTTCTTTACATGATTATGTGTCATTATGCCCATAAGAGTCTCTTTGTCATCTTCCTCAATAAGATACACTCTTGCCGCATCACGGCCTCGCGGCAATGTCATCAACTTTGCGCATCGCTCTACTTCTTGCATATCAAGAGTGTTAATTTCCATGCGCCCTTTGCCGCCAACAATAGCAAACATAAGTTTATCATCTTTAAACTTAGGTTTAGTATTGATAATTTTGCCTTGCCATGACATATGATACTCATCATGTGTATCCGTGATTATCAAATGTGTCTTAATAGCTACTTCCCGCATAATCAATGTTCCTTAAAAGAATTAAAAAAATTCATTATATCATCACTTATCTGTCGAGTCTCAATATTTTCTCCTTGCGGTGCTATGTTGCTCTTTCCAACAATTAAGAAAATGCTTTCTTATAGATTCTTCATCTTCAAAAGATTTCTGACAGGTTGGACAAAAATACATAAGCTCTTAATCCTTTCTAAAAAGAAAAGGTAGTTTTGAGGTTTACTCCAGAGATACCCAGCTCTGGAGGTGAGGTCATGACTCCTCTTTAGGGAAAGTATTTAGGTAGTCCCAAGGATATGCCATTCCCGCCTACTTTAAGGCAGCTACCCCTTGTTTCTTTCCTTCTTTCATTTTGTATATATATTATATCATATTTTTTATTAAAAATAAAATATAATATTTTTCTGAAGCGATTAATTTATTTTGCTAAAATGCAAAATAATAACCTATTATTTTAAAAATGAGTCATGTCATCTCTCATTTTCTATATATATTATATTATATTTTTTAAAATATATCAACTTTAATAAAATGTCCAAAGACGTTTTATTAAAGGTCCAAGGATTCCATAAGTTTCTTAATATTCTCACGCTCATTGGTAGTTATCTGCTGCTGAACAGACTCTCGATGTTCCTGAGCGCCAAACTCAAGCATATCAGATATATTGGGTGCTTGACTGCGGTCTACGGCCACAACTTCTCCTGCCGGCACCTTTGGGCAAGTCAATGTAAGCGCAACTTGCACCCTTTCGCCATTTTCCTCAGACCAAATATAAAGTTTCTTATCATATACAAAGGCATCTTTTCCAAAAGTATCAAGAATCTTTTTGGTTATTTTATTCTTTGCTACTGTTCCCCTTGCTGCCATCTTCTTCCTCCCTTTCTTCGGCATAACATGCCGGACATATATTTACATGGTTATAACCATTAGAAGCTATATAGGGTTCGGCACAACAATTGCACCAATGCGCATGCTGGCACAAGCAATCTATACAAAAATGCTGTTCTTCACCAATATCAAAATTATTTACCGGATAGGTTTCAATTTCAAAAAATTCTTTACCACAACCCGCGCAGGTTACTATTTCAGTATTATCTTCAAGCGGCCCCATTCCATAAGCAATATTCCAAGGTGAATTTAAACCCTTCTTATAAGGAATATATTTCCAATGAACGTTATCCTCCGCACGAAGCATCTTTTCAACTTTGTCAATTGTCGCCATCAACTGATTGGGGCGCAGATATTCAATGAAATTATGTTCATTATAATATCCAGTAGACAGATTAACACCTGCTACCTTCCATGCGGGGCAAAGTACAACAATATCAGTAAAAGACCCATGCGCGGTCACAAAGCCAAAACTCTCTATATATTTTTCAAACTCAGGGTAATTTAGCTCATAAAAAACACAATCATTGGAGCCGCGACGATCTATCTGTATAATATACTTAATATCCTTAAAAGGACATTCTCGTGTTACCAATGCTTCGGCGCCAAGACACCCAAGCTCTTCGTCGGTAGTAAAAACAATGTGCGGGCGCAGTCCACGGCGCAAAATAGTAAAAATTGCAAACACACCCGCTCTGTCATCAGCGCCAAGACCATACGGACTCCACATTACATTTTTTTTGCGGTCATAAAAAATATCTTGCGGCTTAGGAGGTTCCTTAAATACAGTATCCAAATGCGCAGAAAGAACTATAGGTATTTCACCTTCTGCAACTATATAATCTTTTGTGGCTATAATATTTTTATAACCAAGCTTTTGCAAATAATTTTTACAAATCTTCAAAAGCACTGACTGTTTAAGACAAGCCAACTGTTCAAATAGTTCTTGTTCACTTGGAGTAAATGTTCTCATTTATAAACCTCCTTTAATTTCTATATATATTATATAATAATTTATATAAAAAATCAATCAGTAGTCATTAAGAGCGACTTAATTGTGCGTTTTTCTTCCTTTTGCCGACGATATTCTTCAATTGTAGCTTGCCATTTGAGTGCAGTATCACAAAGATGGCATGAATTGCGCGTTTCACAAGTTTGATTACAATTAAGGCGAGTTGGCATTATTTCTTTAGCTATAAACTGATTATTAGTATTATAATCTAATTGCGGAATTAGGACGTTTATATTGCCGCGCCACTCTTTACGCTTATATATTTTATATACAGTTTCTTCTATTTCAGCATTAGGCGACGCAAATTCAAAACATGAGACATACGGTTCATAGAATTCAGTATCCTCTGGTCTAATCCATGTGCCGTGAGCAAAGTCTGCGCGCGCCACATTGCCGGTTGCTGCGCGATTAGGGATTGCGCGCACTTTAAAATTAGGATAACGCTCCTTTATTCTATCCTGTTGGAAGAAAAGGGGCGCACCAATAAAGCCTTCGTTTACACCAAGGGATACGGCAGAATTAAGATCTTGCCAAGTATTTAAATAAAAAGAAAAGAAATACTCAAAATCTTTAAATTCTTCTAAAACATCTCCAGCAGCCAAACATAATACAAGGCGGCCGGGGTGTTTTTCATTAAGAGTTTGGAGTATATTCCATTTTATATCTAGATCATCTATGTCCACAATTATTCTTGCGGTCGGATATTCCTCCATTAAATCAATTGCTTGTCTATAGTCGCGTGCGGCCACACGTATTTCATCGGCTTCTGTAAGTAATTCTTTCTTTTGGCGAGATTTAAGACAATAACGCATATATTACTTCCTTTCTTATGTCTATATATAAATATTATAGCATAAAAAAGTAGCAATTGCAAGTAAAAATTTCTCAAAAGCTTTTTAATTTCAGGCTTGCGGTTTATGCCAGCGTCTGCGGCCGGAGCAACTTTTGAGAGCGCAGTTTTTAAAATAAAAAGAAAAGAGGGCGTTAGCCCTCTTTTCACTTCACTATCTTGTATACCGCCATCTTGCGAGCACGACCACCCTCATCCTTTTCAGCTTTACCAAGGTTGACCAGTGCGCTCAGACGATAAATAACCTTAGAACGAGTTATGTCCTCATTCTCACCCAGCGCATCCATTATCTCGTCTATGGACATAAATGCATCATTCTCCATCAGCACATTCTCAACGGCATCACGCAGATCATCGCCCTGGGCCTTCTTCCTTTCGGCAGTTTCCTTGGCCTTCTGAGCCTTGCGGTCGAGCAGCTCTATCTCACCCTCACAGAAGTCTATGAACTTCTGAACATCAGCGCCCTCTATATGATTAAAGAGGTCTATCATCTGGGTGTAAACTTCCTTCTTGGTTTCCTTAGCAACAGTGTTCTTCATAATTATTTTTTCCTTTCTTGTTTCCTTTATTTTATATATATATAATACTATTTTTTTTATTTAAAATCAAAAATTTTTAAAAAGGAATAATGTTACAGGTAAGATTTTCGCTTATTTCTTCTTCAGAAAGATCTTCTTGGATATCGTTTCTGCTCCTTTTAATACAATCGGAAAGATAAGAGGTAGTGCTATTGTGGGTCATCTTTTCAAGAATTTCGTCATTATAAGGCATATAAAACTGATAGTCTTTTGCAATTTTCTCATACCCTATAATTTCTTTAAGCTCTGCTGCACAATCTTCACAAAAAGCCATTGTATAAGCAATTTGATTATTCAACCAACGCCAACCAGTATGTCCATATCTTTCGGGGCGACCTTCGTCTCTAAGAACGTCATATATGCATTTTGGAATGAAGTTAATGACTTCAAATTCATCATTAGGCTGCTCTACACCACAAACCTCACACTCACTAATATTTTCATAATAGCAATCTTCGCAATAAAATGCATCATCAACTCTATATGCCTCGTCTTGAGGTGTACGCGCTCCACACCCTTCACAAGTTACAGTGCTATCACAATTAGTACAGCAAAGCTGGCCCTCATCATCAAAATCTACTTCAATCTCCCCACAATTCATGCACTCAGACTTACCAGAATAATAAACATAATTTTGAATAGGAGTAAATTTACTCGGCCCGCCGCACTTAATTGCATAATCGGTAAGAATGCCCGCAGTGTTAAGATAAGCATAATGATCAGTGCGGCCAAAATCATTATACATCAAATAAGTTTCAAAATGGAATCGTGCAATCTTTGCATCGGGGTTCTTCTCAATATAATTATATATTTCCTCTCCAGTAACATCTTCACCACCAAGGGTAAGTCCAGTGTGATCAGACCAATCGGTCATAATAGCTATTTTACCATCAGAACGTACAACATCCATGCCCGCAGACTTATAGGTACGAGGCTTCTCTTCATCATATCTCCAGCCAAGGTTTTCCATAGCCAGATCACGCAGCCAATCAACGCAGGCCACAGTCAGCTCTTCGTGTGGATAGGGATAAGCCATGATACTGGTAATGAAATCCGCAGTTACAAGGAAAAGACAACGCCAACGCTTATTATTCCACTCATGCTGAGCATCAACATACATGTCATCCTTGGCCTTAAGATAACCAACCACAACCATGGGGCTATTCATCATCTCTACAGTTCCCTGGCGATAACAGCCATTATTTTGCCAATTCATGCAACTTTCCCAACCACTACCATTATCACTCATAGTCATATAATCCATAGGATGTATGGAAAGGCACAGAGTACCAGAGATTTTCTTATCGTTAAGTACACGAGAATGTGCAAGACGAAAATCCTCATAACCATTAAGATCATAGGCATCAGCGATTTTACCAAGGACTCGCGCGATCTTACAGCCCTGACTCAAAGGAATAGGATGCTTTTCATCTTTTGGATTAGGTATCTTAAGGGATACACCATCATAGAGGTTTGCGGCCAGAGTTACAGGATCCATCAACTTTTCAAGTGCATAATAAAGAGTTATCATATACTGTTCACGATCATTGCGACCTCCACCAAACCAATTTATGCTTGAACGCAAAGGACGAATAATTTTATTAAGATATTCTATTTCAAATTGATGACCTTCCATTTTAAGAACATCAGAAATGTTCTCGGTCATAAGAGTGATATTCTTAGTATAATCTATTTTCTTCTCAAGAATAAAATTATGCCCCATCAAATCCCAAAGATAGTCAGACTTCGCTTCATCCCAACAGCGCAAAATATATTCAAGAGAGGCTTTATGCTGTCCGTTGGGGCAATCAGCATACATATTAATGTAGTTAGAAATCATATCTTTTTGATAGTCAGAAAGCTTATTGAACAGCATTTTTATTACTTCCTTTTCTTACTTACTTTATATATATATTATACAATATTTTTTAATAAAAATAAAAAAAGAGCAATGGCGCTAAGGCCCTGCCCTTTCTTCTTCTTCTATATATAAATTATTAAACGGATACGTTGGAGCGCATTGACCTAGAAGAAATAATCACACGGCCCAACAATAATCTATATAAAATAAAATTAATAGTTGCGGCGACTCATGACTTCATGTACGATGTACTCCTCCTCGGCAGGAGTGAGAGTATCGCTGTCTATACCAACTCTATCATAGCACTGGCACTGCACATTAAAATCTTCCCAATTGGGTTCAGCCGCGAGGGCATCTATCAAATCTTCAATAAGCTGCTCTCTCATTATATTTAAATTCCAAGCAACGGTTTCAATGGGGCAGTCCCGAGTCCACGGAGCATCAACATGAAATCTCATAAATTTACACCTTTCTATTAATTTTATAGTAATATTATATCATTTATTGTAAAGATTTTCAAGTGTTATCTTCTGTTCAAATAATCGACTATATATTGAATATAGTATTACTATAAAAGCAGAAATATATATAGGCCACCAATATTGTAATGCCCATGGTGCTATAATGTAAACTATCCAATTAAACAGAAGCCAACCATAAAATAAGCTGGGTTCAGTAAGATAATAACTCATTTGCGGCATTTGTTCTGTTTTGCTAGCACAAAGTTTGCACAGATCTTCATA